TGGTGATGTAAATGTAATAGTTGTGGTACCGTTAAATGTGTACGCAACTGTTGGATTTTGATAAACGTTTCCTACATAAACAATTACCTGAGCTTCTTGTCCACTGGTATAGCTATAGCCCATGGTAAACGTTGTTCGAATTCCGTCAGCTGACTCCAGTGTAACTCCTGTTTTGGCTGCGGCATCGTTACTGTCTTTTTTGATTGTAACAGTGCCTTCTTTGGCCAAATTGTTCCACTGATTGTTATAGTATGCTTCAATATAACCAGTGTCTTCATTGAAACGAACCAAACCAGCCACTGGTGAACTAGGACGGGTAGCTGTATTACTATGCGGTAGTCTAACTGCGTAACCTTGGTTACGTAGATGTCGCAGTTCTGTATTGTTGACAAAACGTCCCATTATTAGATTCCTACATAACTGACAGTGGCCACAAGCGAATTCACTGAGCTACATGTCATAATCAACGCATCTGCATTGCTTAATAAAATTCTTTCAAAGTCCATTACATAGGTATCGTTGCTTGCGATTGCCAAGTTGCTGTAGATAATGTTGTTGGCATCCAATGATTCTGGGTATGGTACCACAAACACATTAGCGGTAACAGTTATTGGTGATCTGTTACAAATATACATGGTAGTGACAGCAGAATTGCCCTCTGCAGTATATACTGTGGTTGGAACTGTGCTGATTGGTGAGTGAGCTATAGCCATTTTTTATTTCCTAGAATATGATTGAATATACCACGGCACGAGCTTTGGTGATTAGTTCTTGTTGCACGGTACCTTCGTCATTAGTAACGTACAAGCCTGTGCCGCCAGTTGCCGCATTGCTTGCTTGTACAGTTACATAGTTATTGGTTATCACTGGCGCAGTGAGATATTTCTTTAATACTAGATTTCCATCTAATGTTAACCCAGTTGTTCCTGGAGCAACATAAACATCTGCGTTGGCAGTGATTGCAAATCCATTGGTGTAAACATTTCCACCTAGACCCGGGGTTGTGTCATCGGCCAGGCGTTGCATATTGTAGCCTGTGCCACCGCCACCTGATCCCAAGAAAGTCTGGATGTTGGCATAATTTGTGCCATCATTGGTAATTTGCCAAACTTTTTGTGCTTCATACCAACGTACTTCCACATCAGGTTGATTGCCTCGCTCCACCTGCACACCAGCGTTTAGTGTTGGGATTCCTGTAATGCCAGCATTCAAAGTAATTATATTATCATAAATGGCTGTGTCTGTACTGGTTATGTTTGTGCTAGCACCAATCACCTGCAGATTGCCGTTGATAATAACCACGTTTGAATCCAAAATAATTGGATCATCATGGTTGATGGTGTTAATAGTATATGGACCGCTGACGTTTTTTACAATGCTCATAGGATCTCGCCGTTTGCTTTATTTATACGAATCATTTACTCAAAAGAAAAGAGGGCGACGAACTGCCCTCTTTCCAACTGCAACCTAGCCTAATTATAGACTAGAAACAACAACTGTGATATCGCTTGCGCTTACATTGGCTGCACTACCAGTGGTTAATGTCCACTTGTATGCTTTGCCAGTTGAACTGTAAACTTTACGATTGGTAATCTTAGCAACGTTAAATGTACTAGCATCAGCAAATGTAGCAGTGATAGTCATTGTACCACCAATGTACGGATTGCTATTTGGGCTAGTAATCAGTTTCAATGTTTCTGCTGTACCACCGTTTTTACATACAAATGTACGTGCGCCACGTGCTTTCAAAATGTCAGCAGTGAGTGTACCGGAACCGCTACCTGTAAAAAAGCAGTTGGCTAAAATTGAGTTACCTGTAGTTGTAGCAACATCAATTGCCACTGTTGCGGCTGCTGGTGTTGAGTTAGCGCCAAAGAATGTAACTGTTGGAGCTGTGGTATAACCAGAACCAGCATTGCTAATTTGCAATGCTTTAACAGCACCGTTGGCAAACAGGTGAACTGTGCTGATTGTTGCTGTAGTACCGTTTGTTAATTGTGGTGCGCTAACAGTAGCTGACACGTTGGCGGTGTAGTAACCTAGACCACGATTGCTAAATGTTGGGCTTGCGTTAGCAGATGTAACTGTTACACCTTCACCACCTGTACCTGGACGTGAGCCCTCAGGGTTAATATATTTGTTTTTAATTGGACGTCCCATTTGTTTCTCCTTGTGTTATGGCGTTCTAGGCCTACGCGGTTGGGGCCGCATAAACTCTCTTTCATGAGCGAACAGAAATATTTATCAGAAAACTTGATTGTTTCCTGTTTATGTCATATAATACTTGTGTTATGACGCAAATCAGACGGTGTCAAAACATCCTGTTTAGTTATGTACCCGGCACAGAAATGTGTCGGGTATTTTTTTTTACGTCAACAAAAAAGGGCCTTGCGGCCCTTTAATGTCTTCCCATCCCTGAGAAAGTAACTTTTGATTACTGGAATGATAGGTTGCTTACAGCAATCTCACCCAAGTAGTCGGCTGCGTTACCTAGTGACGATGCTGTGTTTGTCAACTCAACATATCCGTAACGAGTCATAAAGCCTACGACTGGTTCGAATGTGCTTGGGTCAAGGATAACACCAGAGCTCATCAATGGCACGTATGGGCAATAGAACGCGGCTGCATCAGCCTCGCTAGAACCTTTGTAACCAACTAGAACTGCTTGGCTATCGCTAGCATAGCTGTCAACATAGATACGCATAGCACCGTTCAAAGTACCAACAAACTTGGTGTTTGTAGGAGCTTCGAATGTACCTTCTGTAGTACGAGCAAATGCGCTGGTAGTAGCAGACTGCAACACTGTTAGTGCGGCAGAGCTAACAACAGCCCAGTTACCAGCGCCACGACGTGTACGCTGAGCGATCAAGTTAGCAGTACGGTTGATTAGAACTGCCAAAGCGGCATGCTCGTCACCAACGAATGTAGCTGTACCTGACACTGCTGCCTGGTCAAATGTGTACTCAGTTGCTGCCAATGAGCGTAGGGAACCTAACACTTCTTGGTCAATTTCAACTGTGATTTCTTGTGCAAGTGCGGCCATGATTTCTGCCTCAACATCCAAACCGTGCATGGCTTGTGCGTCTTGAGCAGCTTCAAATGTCCAACGTGCGCTTAGTTTACGTGTCTTGGCTTCAACAACTTGTTTCAAGATTTGAACGTTGATGCGGTTGCCAGGAACTGCTTCTAGTGCGCTTGTGCTGTTAGCTTTACCAGTAGTGGAAGAACCACCAACTGTAGCACCAGAGTACGCAACAGCAATTTTGAATGGAGACAATGCTTCGTCGCCAGCTGTTGTTGGTGTACCATAGCTTGAGCTATCGCCAACGCTATCGCTATAACGAACACGCAGGGTGTGGATTTGAGCCACAGGACCTGTCATTGGCTGAACACCAACGATTTCGTTTGCAATAACTGTAGGCATAACACGGCGAATCACTGGAAGAATCACGCGGTTAAGTGTTGCAACATTACTTGCAGAAGTTGTGCTAGCTAAAGCACTTTCTGCCAAGTACTTGCGGGTGTTCTCTAGGATTACACCCATTGTAGTTCTTTTAGAACCATTTAAGCCTTCTAACAGGGCATCTTTGGTTTCGCCCCAACGGCTCTCTAATAGTGCGGTTGTCATTTCTTTTTCCTTTTCCTGTTTAGGGTTTACTTTAGCCCTGCTAAACGTTTAATCTCGATTACATTATCACCGGACTCAACGCTGACTTTATTAGCAGTCTTATCACCAGTTACTGCACTACGGTTTTCAGAAATCATAGTCTTTTGTGAGGCTACTTTCACTGATCCGTTGTTCAATACGGCTGGTAGATACTTCTCAAATGCAGTCTGAAGTTTATCAGATTGCACACTCTCGAGCAAGTCGCGCATTACTGCGGCTTTCTCTGTATTAAGAGGTTTCAATAGATCGTTCAGTTTTGCCTTGCGATCTTGTGATTCCTTGATAATACGAATCTCTTTTTCTTTGCTTTCCACAAGCACAGAAACTTCTTCTGCTTGTTGTACGGCTTCTTGTAGTTGTTGCTCTTTTGCACTGAGTGTAGCTTGTAGCTTGGCAATTTCTTTGTTCTCATTTAAATGAGTAACAGCAAATTCACCAGCAAAAGCTTCAAACAAGCGACGACCAAACATGTTCTCGCGAGCAGTTTGAATGTCTTCCTTGAGCTGTGTCAATTCAGTCTCAAGTTTGGTTGCGACAGCTTCCTTAACAAGACGTGCGCTCTTCTCAATAAATTGAGCTTTGAGTTCACCAAGTTTAGCTTTGCCTTCAGCAACAAGTTTAACTCGTGCTTCAACAACTGCTTGCTTGTCTTGTTCAAACTCTTGAATTTCTTCTGCCAACGCTTTGATAACAAATGTTTCTAGACCCTTGATAGAGTTTTGATACTGCTTGCGATCGGCACGTAGTTCTTTGATTTCTTCGGCTAGTTTAGTAACCATGAAATTATCAAACTTGTTGGCGCTTTCAGTCATGTGACGTTTGAATTTCACACGATCTTCAGCTAGAGCTTGTTTTTCATCTGCGAATTCTTTAAGTTCGGCAGACAAGGCTTCGGTAACCATAGTGTCAAGAGCTTCAACCATTACTGATTTATCATGCTCATAACGATGAGCAAATTCCTCACGCAGTTCAGCTCGGATTTCGTCGCGTGCCTCATTCAGCTTGGTTTCCCATGCTTCATTGATAGCAACACGAGTGTCCTCGTTGATGATGCCTGCATCTAACAATGGTTTGATAGCATCAAACATTACCTATCTCCTATAGTTTTAAGTCCTTGATCAAGCGAGTTACCTGCTCTTTCAAGTACTTTTGCACACGCTGGTCTTCACCAACTTCTTTTGCATTTTCTAAAACGCGATGTCCATGACGCATGTTCATTAGACCTTCGTAAATCGCTTTAGGATACGCATGTGGCGCTGAGGGTTGTGCAACCACGTCCACAGTGATGATTTCAAAATCACTAACATGTCCAGTGCCTTCGCTTACGTTGCCTGAGCCACGTGAGCTAACACCTAACTTAACACCAGACTCTAACATAGTCTTAACTAGGTTACCCATCGGTGTTGGTAGAATCTTTAGTTTGCCATAGCCACAATGTCCATCCATCCACATGTCAGTAATCATGTGCGATACGCGATCTAGGTTAATTTTTAGATCATCTGGATGATCAACTTCGCCTAGTACAGAATATCCACCTTTGATTTGTTCGTTGATGGTTGATACAGCATTTTGTATTTCAGAAACAGGATACACACGTTGGTTAGCGTTCTTCACACCGCCCTCGATGCATATCCCTTTCATGTAGAGATTCTTACCACCTTTGCCGTCATTGTTTTCCTCACTGAGGATTTCCAATCTTGCGGCATCGAATGTTAAATTCTCTCTTAGGTACAAAGCCATATTATTGTTGCCTAATTACTGACGCTTCAGAATGCTTTGCTTGTTGACCGGGACGCTACCGTCATGACCAACTGCTTTGCCTTCTGCGCCGCCTTTTTTCTCAGCACCGTGACCTGGTTGTTTAGCTTTGAATGCACTCTTACCTGCATTTGCTCCAATGCTGTTTTCAACCTTGCCAATCAAGTCGCTACCTTTTTTCAACAAACCAGATGTTTTGTTGCTTGGTGCGCTTGTGCCGTCTGGTGCGCTTTCGTTGCCGCCTTTAACGATATTAGCAGTTGAACCGCCCATGTCGTTTTTACCAGCTACGATACCTTGTTTGTTAATGCTTGCGCTGCCGCCTTTGCCTACTTCAGAACCTTCGCCAGCACCAGATTTTTCAGCGCCGTGACCGTCGCTTACTTTTTCAACATACTCGCGGATTTGATCAGCTGAAGATTTGTATTGACGTGATTCAGTGGTTTCTTCTTCTTCCTCTTCGTCTTCTTCGTCGTCGGCTGCTTCCATCATTTCGTCGTCGCCGCCAAATTCAGGATCGTGTTCACCATCGTGGTGTTCTTCTTCACCTTCTTCGTCAGCCATTAAAGCATCAAATTCAGCTTTTAGCTCGTCCAGCGCATCTTCAAGATCCATAACGCGATCTTCTAGTTCGCCTTCGCCGCCTTCGCTATCCATGTCGCCCATGTCGTCACCGCCCATGTCGTCCATGCCGTCCATTTCGTCACCCATGTCTGACAACTCTTCGTCGTCTTCGTGCATGCCTACTTCGTCTTGAGTAATTTCGTCGACCATTCCTTCAACTGGGTTACCGCCCATTGTTGGATCTTCTTGATCCATTAGTGATTCATAAATGTCACGACTTTTTTCCACAACGATGTCATGGAACAATGCCTTGGCTTTGTTTTCTTCGCCGTTGACAATATATTCAATTAGCTTTTCATACTTGTTCATGAGAACTCCTTATAATATGGCTTGTAATTCTATTTACATAGAAGTAAAAAAACACCGGTAATATCGGTGTTTTTTGAAGGTTTTTGTTAATTTTACAGTGTTGCGCCGCCGGCAGCACCTGCATCATCTGCTGCCGCTTTGTATTGCTTTGAAACTTTTTCTAACTTTTGTTCGTGCTCTACCTTACGAACATCGTTCATTTTACGCATACGGTTAATTTGTTCTAGACTCAAACGTGTTTTACGTAGGTCTTTTAGTTTGAGAGGTGTGTTATCGTCCTTTTCAGTGCGATAACCATCAGAGGTAGGGTCAAACAGTTCAAATACATTCATGATACTTTATTTACCCAAAATGATTAAATGCCTGGTGCAGCCGGTGCCGCCGGCATGCCAGCCTCAGGTGCAGGTGCGGCACCTGCCATTGCTCCAGCATCTTCTGCACCCGCTTCAGCTCCTGCCTCAGGAGCTACTGCATCCATGTCACTTTGTATGCCACCTGCACTAACACCAACACTACGCAGTCCTGCTGGGTCTGCAGGTGCGGCACCTACATCACCTTGTTCTTCAGCCCACATACGCTCGTTTTCTGCCATTTCAGCTTCTGTTAGTCCTAGATAACGTGTCATCAAGAAACGCTTGCTCATGTAAGGAAACTGCTCTAACTGTGTGAATGTAGCAATTTTAGCTGTGTCAATTTCAGCTTGACGATATGCGGCAAAGTTTTGAGGCTCGTGGAATATTAAATCAAACAGTTGACTATCAATGTTTACACCGCGCCACTTCATGAATAACTTGAACTCTTTGTCTAGTTTTTCAGATATGGCTTTTTGCAAACGCACACAGTATTGATTAAAACGCCATTCTTGTATCAATGCTGTGCCTACTTTACCGTCAGTGAAGCTGCCTTGAGCCCCATCATCAATTCCGGTAGGCAAGTAACTGCTTGGAATTCGTAGTCCACGGAACAGCTTGTTAGTAAAGAAGTGTAGGTCGGTGATTTCACCTAGGTTGCTACCGCCTGCTAGAGTTTCAACACTAGATCCACGACCATCTGCTGTTACAGGGAAAAAGAAGTCTTCGTTGGTGCTAAGTGGATTGTATGTTGCATCCATCATGTTAGTACCACCGCCTGATTGTGTGGGGATTCTACGCTGATGAATTTCGTTCTTAATACGGTCTACAAACGCCATTGCCATGTGACTAGGCATGTTGCCCACGTCAATTTTAAAGATTCTGCGCTCTGGAGCACGTTGAATTCTGTAGATAATAATAGCATCTTCAAGCAGTTCTTTTTGCTTAAACACCTTGAAAACGTTCTCTAATACACTGTTGCCAAAGGGCCAATATGCGTCCAATCCCTCTGTTAAACTCATGTGTACAACGTGTTCTGCGTTGATAGCCGCTTCGTTTTGAGCATGGCTAAAGCGTGTTCCGCCACTGTAAGGTGTGGCAGGTTGTACATAGCTACCGCTGGGTCCGCCTACCTGTGGGTGATTTATATATGTGTCTGATGCCGCAATAGCGGTAGCAGTAAGGTTCTTGAAGTTGATGTTAATGTCTTTGATAATGTATTGCTCTGGCTCTTTGCCTTCAGCTTCATTAACAATAACCTTTACTACTTTGTACATTTCAACCCAGAAAATTTTAAAAGTTTCTGGATCACGAATAAAAATTTGGTCTCCGTACTTTAACGTATTACGGAAGATCTTGAAGATACGACGATTAAAATCGTTGAGCTTACACCATTGCTCCAACTGTTCTTGAATGATTTTGATCTCATTGTCAGTTGGGTTGCTGTTGTAGTGTATGTTAAACGGCAGGTTACTGTCTTTGTCTGTTTGAGTTGAAAACTCTGCAATAATGTCCAAGGCAGCATTTACTTCGCTGTCCATGTCCATTTGCTCGTATTGATTATAACGTTCAACACGATTTGGGTGCCCAATGTACACTTCTGGTAGTTGGCTTTGATAGTTACGAAAACCAGGGTCAGGCATCCTTCCGCCAATTACACTGGCATTCTGGGGAAGATTTGCACCTTTAAAATATTTTTTCCAACTCATTGTATTTGGGCCTCTCTGCGATTATGTATTTAACTTACGCAGACGCTCTTAGTTGTTTTCTAGCTGTGTCGCTTAGATCCTGATTATGGTTAATCATTTGGTCAAACTTCACAGACATCAATTTGTGCTGGTCACGTAACAGTTTGTTCTGTTCAGCCATGATCCTATTTTGTTCTTCTAATAGGTCTTCTGCGGATTTCTTTACCAGTTTACCGGTTGCTGTACCAGTCTGCGACGATGTATTATTGGCTGCTTGCTGTGCAGACAAACTATTTGCAACGGTACTAGTGTTCAGTGAAGAGGCACTCATGTTGTCCACAGTGCTTCTAACACTGCTAACAGTAGAGGCTGTGGTAGTAGCTGCCGCTTTGGCCCAGTGTGCAGGTGGTGCCGCAAGTATCTTACTAACCATGTCTCTGTATGGTGCTGGTACATCACCAGGTCTATTCTTTCCAGAGAACACACTCCATGCCCAGTCATTGGCTATCTTAGGATCCGGTTTTGGCATTGCAGGTACTGCATCAGTTTTTACTTTGGTATCACCACCAAACAATCCACCAAGTTTATCGCCAACCATTCCACCAAGAGCACCACCGCCCATACCACCTGCAATGCCACCAATCAATCCACCAATAGCAGTGCCCACGCCTGGGAATATCATTGTGCCGATTGCGGCACCGGCTGCGGCTCCACCCCATCCACCAAGAGCACCACCAGCTACATCTCCCACTACTTCACCAGTGGCAGCATTTTTTTGTTGCTGTGTTTTTGTTGCATCTGTTTGTGCGCCATATACACTGGTAGCACCTAGCCCTAGTGTTAATGCAGTTCCTACTATTGGAACTCCTTTAAGGAATCGTTTACCAGCTGATTTGATTCCGTTGGCTGCTGGAGTAGCTTCCGCCGCAAGGGTTGATGCTTTTGCCGCATCTTTGGCCACTTCTTTGGCCACCGTCTTCTCTGCGTCAACTGCTGTTTTGCTTGCATTCTTAGCTGCCTTGGCTTCTGCTTCTACAATAGTAGGAGTTTTGCCTCCGCCCATGCCCGGTATCTTCATACCTTTGAGAGTTGCCAGTAGTTGTATAACACCAATTACCAGTGGCAACATCTCCATGATCTTTTCCATGAGTCCCAGTTGCTTCTGACCGCCACTACTCATTTCTGCAAGCATCTTGTCAATTTGTGCATAGTACTCGGCCATTTTGCCAGGCAATACATGCAAACTGTCAATGACTTTGTCCTGCAGACTCTTAGCGAGAGTTGCACCTTGCTCAATTGCAGTAAACATAGCCGCTGTTGGATCTTTGTCACCACCTTTGGCATTTCGCGCTTTTTCCTCAGCTTCTTGTTGTTCCTTAAGAATTTTTGCAGGATCTGCATCCTGCATTCTCTTGGCCATTTCTGTGGCTTCGTAGCCTGCTTTGCTTAGGCCCTGGGCACCTTCGGCACCTGCATAAGCCGCGGCTCCTACACTATCTGCTTGCTCTCGTTGCTGTGCAATCAATTCTTTAGAGTTAGATTTTTGAATAGCCAATGACTTTTGTGTATCAAGTGACCCATCTCTCATTGCTCCTGAGATTTGTTCAACGTTCTTTCTAAATCCGCTGTTTGATGCCATTAGCTGTGCGGCTTCTTTATTTCGCACAGTGCCAAAGATCAACATGTCACGAGCTGCCGCACGAGTTGGACCGTCCATGGAGTTCAGTGCGGCTTCAAATTGTTTGCGTTTAGCCGGATCCATTGCAGCCAATTTGGCTTCCATGGCCTGGTTGGCATTTTCTTCTTGTATCTTGGCTTGCTTGGCTTTGATGTCTTCGCCAGTGATTGCCGCAATCAGTGTTAGGTTCTCAGCATACTTCTTGGTTGCTTCAGCTGCCTGAGCATTGGTTACATTTTGCCCGCCGCGACTTTGACGCATGTCTGCAAATACCTGTGCTGCCAGTGCCGCTTGATCTTTGTAGCTGTATCCTAAGGCCAACAGTTCTTTATCCATACCACTGGCTGTCATAGCCTTGGCAATTCCACCAACACGTCTAGTGGCTTCTGCCATGCCCAAACCTGACTTGGCAAAAGCATCTTTATTATTGCCTACTACTTCTGCCATGTCTTCAAGGCGTAGTTTTGTACCTGACGTTGCAGCCTGCATGTCTCTAATGCCGTTACCAAACACTACACCAGACTCAGCCATGCTCTTGTAGGTGTTGATTACTTTCTCACCTTCGGCCATCATAATAGCCACACCAGCTTTGGCCAGTGTTGACAATGCGTTGCTTGCCATACTAGCGGCAGCACCAGCAGCCATCATTGCACCACCGGCTAACTTAGCACCTTTGTTGGTGCTGTTCATTAGTGTTCCGCCCACTTGCCCTGCAACACCTGCCATGGCTTGGTTCGCTTGATTGGTTACATCAATCTGGGCATTCATTACCTGGGCGCCAATTGCAAAGCCCGATCCGCCACCTTGAATTGTTTGAGCTATGCTAGCAACTGTACTGGCTAGTGTACTAACCAGTCCTTGACTGAACTCTTTCATTGCACCCAGTGTGGCCTGTTGCCCTGTACTGATTGCATTTTGTCTGTCTATTTCAGACTTAATTCTATCTCGCTCACGCTTGAGCTCTGCACGTTGACTGTCAGTGAAGGCTGCGTCTTGGTCTTTGATTGCATGTTCTAGATTGCGATACGCATCTTCTAGATCATTCATGTTCTCTTGATTTTTTTGGCTTTGTTTGCCAAAAGCAGCCGCTAGCATGCCACTGCTAATGGACAGTTTTTTCTGGGCTTCGTTTGATTTGTTTACAGTGTCGCGCAGTTGATCAAACTGCTTGGCTGTACGCATGGCTGTTTCTGCAGGATCTGCTCCACCAGCTGGGCCTCTTGGTGCAGAATTACCCGCACCACCGCGACCAAAAAAGCGTTCAAACATCCGTTCTAATTGTTTCTCATCCATTGGGTCAAGTGCCTATAAATATATACTCGTATATCAACTATTTATAGGAATCAAAATATGGGCACAGAACCAATGCCACAACTAACACCTCCCGGAAATCCATCAGGAAATCCGCTATCCAAGTACTTTCGCCAGCCTGCAATTTACATGGCGCTGCCTAGCCAGGGCAAGTGGTGGGCAGAAGGCAGTTTGGATATACCAGCCACCGGTGAGTTACCAGTGTACCCAATGACCAGCAAGGATGAAGTTATTATTCGTACCCCAGATGCGCTGATCAACGGACAGGGCATGGTAGAAGTAATTCAGAGCTGTTGCCCAAATATCAAAGACGCCTGGAAAATGCCAGCGGTGGATGTGGATACCACATTGATTGCCATACGCATTGCCAGCTACGGTCACATGATGGATTTTGAAAGCAAGTGCCCGCACTGCGGTGAGGACAATACCTTTAGCATGGATCTACGTGCCATGCTAGACAAAATTTCCTGTCCTGACTACGAACATGCGTATCAAACCACACAGTTCCTGATTCAGTTCCGTCCTCAAGCATACTTTGGACAGAACCGTGCAAACAAGATCAACTTCGAAGTGCAGAAACTAGGACAGTACATTGACTCCATGCAGTCCAGTGACGAAAAGAGTGATCATGTGACTGCACAAATGAATCGACTGTTGGATCTAAATCTAGAGATACTAGCAGAATGCACAGAATGGATTGCTCCTGTAGATGATCTTAATCTACAAGTAGCCGACAAAGAATTCATTGTTGAGTTTTATAAAAACGCCGGCGGCAAGATAGTGTCTGAGATTCAAGAACGATTAGCTGAAGTAGCTGAAGCAGGCAAGGTACCATCACAGCCTGTCAAGTGTCAAAACCCTGAATGTGGAAAAGGCATCGACATGAATGTGGTGTTTGACTATACAAATTTTTTCGGCAACGGCTCTTAGCATTAGACAATGAAGGCATCGAAGCTCTAGTCACGGGCTACGAAAAAGAGGTAAGAGCCATAAAAGAAGAAGCCCTCAGATTCACGTGGTGGATGCGTGGAGGCTTATCCTACGAAGACGCAATGGCATTAAGCAAAATAGAAAAAGAAATCATTGCTGATATTATCAAAGACAATATGGAAGCAACGAAGAAATCAGGTATGCCATTCTTTTAAGATCTCTAACGAGATCTATTGCTTCGCTACCGCTCAGCAATATTTTTTTAATTATAATCGATGCGCGAAGCGCGAAAGTATATCATCTAGATTAAGCGGTCACACTTTGCCCGCACAGGGCAAAGAAAATGAATGTACTTCATCTGAGTAGCACAGCCACATTAGCGTTACAACATTACAGAGGCGGTTGTCCGGTACCTCGAGTTGTGTCTTTATAACAACGGCGGAATAGTAAACATACGCTAACATATCTACTAATCGTGCTCTATCGCTAGAGCGTCTTTTTAGCCTTTAACACCTATTCAAACAATCAAACCACGGCAATTAGTGATCTTCGTCCTGTCAAGGATAGTGATTGAGTACTCTGTACAGCGCAGAGGATTCCGTCCCTGTGACCCGAGGTCCAGGTATAGAGCACACGAGCTTGGCCTGTGCTAGCCTTTACTGTTTTGATTGCTTGACTGGGTGTCAGAGTTTGTTGATTATGTGGGAGCCATGTACACGGACTTGTATGTGTCCGTTATAGTAATCTGCTGATTCTAGTACTCTATGTGTGAATTGTTCTCGAGCTTCAATGTAACTACATTCTGCCTTTGATTTGCAAATAAAGAGGATTTCTCTGGAAAAGTTTTCTGAGCCTAGTGCTACAACATCTTTGGTTAGTTCTGGGCTTGAGCCATAATATGTGCGCCAATCACTGTCAATCTTGGAGCGGATTTTCTTTTTCTTTTTGGTGCCGTTTTTAAGTTTTACCGTTTTGGTAGTTGTTTTTGAAAATTTTGCTAGTTTTTTGCCTATGTATTTTCTTCCAGAGATTGTGTTTGTAATCATGTAGACAAACCCCACACAGTCGTCGGGCAATTCTTCAACTGGGTTTCCTTGATAAGTCCATGTCATGATCTGCAAACATAATTATCTCTTTGTGTGCCATGATAAAAATTATACTAATTCTGTATCCGAACTGTAACTAGTGAATCCACCTTCTTTGGTCACAGTTAGGATATTGTTTACTCGACTGCTCAGCTCGTCCTTGTGGGATACAAGCCAAACACTCTTGTTACGGTCTCTAGCCATCTTTTTAAGTATGCCCAGTGCATTGTCTACACCGCTAGCATCCATACCCGAGTCTACTACTTCGTCGATAAACAGCAGATTTATAGGCTGATACAGGCTCTCATATACGTCTCTAAACGCCCAACTCAGGCTTAAAATCAGTCTATTTCGCTCGCCTCTACTGAGATTATCAAAGTCTAACTCGCGGCCCAGCTCTGTAATATTCACCGTTAGATCGTTCTGAAATATCACTGTGTGCGGTAATCCAATCTTGTCCAAATAGTAGCTTAGACGCTGATTTAGATAGGTTAAGTTCTGGTCAATGATGCGTTTACGCACAAAACTATCCTTGCTGGTTAACAGTTTATGCAGGAAATCCTGATGATCTAGCAGTGTGGTTAAACGATTCATTTCATCGTAGTCAATTTCTTCTACTGCTCTAGTTTCCATTTCTGCAATTTGTTCTGCATATGGATCTGCTTCTTCTTCTTTTGCAGTGATCTGGCTTAGAATATTGCCCAAGCTAGCACGATGCTCAAACGCATCAGCTTCACGCTCATAGAATGTAGTAGGAGCGGGTCCGGGCTCGCCTAGCTCTGCAAGAGCATCAGTAAGTTCCATCCATTGAGTATTAGTACTCAATGCTTGTAGTGCAGCCTCCTGCAGAGCTTTTTGTTTATCTGCAAGCACCTGCCCGTGTTTTTCATCGTGCATTTCCTGCCCACAAGCATAGCATTTGTGATCTTCTAGCTGTGCAATTTCTGCTTTGAGCTTGTCTATCGCTTTGTTTTCTTTTGCTTCATCTAATTCACAACGAGCAACTAGTTTTTGTATGTCCGCACGATCTTTAACCAACTGTGTGTGCTTGGCTAGATCCTGGTGTGACAACAACTCGGCTTCGATATCAATCTTGCCCAATTCATCATAGGCCAGCGCCAGCTTGTCCAGTTCTTCTTGCTTCTTGGATTGCCACATGTTCTGTCTGCGCTTGATATTTGCAACCTGCTCTTCCATGCGTTTGTTGGCATCCTGCACTGCCTTGATGCGATATTCCTCTTTGGTAATACCATCCTTGGTAGCCTTCATTTGCTCTTTGAGTGTTTCAGCTTTTTCTGATAGCTGTGTGACACCCAGCAACTGCTCAATCATCACACGTTGCTCTGCTGCCTTGAGACTAAGGAAAGGTTCTGTATAGGTGTTCAGTGCCACAATGTGCTTGAACATCTCATGGCTCATGCCCAACAATGCTTCAATGGCTACTTGTGTTTCTCTGCTGTCGCCTTGTGCTTCATCTTTGACTTCTTGTTCAATATCACCTACAAAGAATTTCAGTGTGTTGGGTTTACGCCCACGTTCAATCTTGTAGCTTGTTCCGTCTTTGTCAAACTCAATGGTAACCATCATGGCTTTGCCATTGGTCTTGTTGATCAAGTTCTCCTTGCGGATCTTGGTCAGTGCTTCTCCATAGAGTGCATAGCTCAAGGCATTGATAATTGTAGTTTTACCAGTGCCATTACGTGCGCCTGTGTCGTCGCCACCAAGGTCTAGATTCTGTCCCAGTACCAGTGTAAGGTCATTGCGATTGAACCGTACCGCTTGTGTGGAATTACCCACACTCATGAAGTTCTTACAGGTAAGATCTTTGATTACAAACATTAACAGTTCCTATAGATGTCCAGCAACAATTTAGAATTGTAGTGCTCGCTGGAAATTGCATTGATTTGATTTTGCACGATTGTGTCAATACTTTCAAATTTAATTTCGCCAGTAACATCGGCCCCAACTTCAATTTCTTTCTTGGGAATCAAACTAAGCTCACGCAGTTTGTAAGTTTCAACAAATGTTTCTTTGATAAACGTGGCTTCTTCATAGCTGAGATCAATGTCAATGTTGACCCTGGCGTGCATTCTGGGTTTGAATATTTTTTCAGGGTTGTTAACAATGCTGGATAAACTCAACACACGATATGTGGGTTGATCAGGCCAAGCATGATACTCTGGCTCTTTGTCCCATTCCAGGATCATCATGCCGCGCTCTTCATCGCCGTCGTCTGCATAGTTGTGTGGGAAACAGTTGCCAATATAGGTAATGTTGTTGGCTGTTTGACGTTTATGGAAATGCCCAGTAAACACCTGTTCAAAGCCCAGGAAATTTTCACGTCTAACTTCGCCAACATCTGGCATTTGTACCATGGCATTCATGTAATAGCCGGGCAGTTCAAAATGTCCAAAGCAATACTTGCCTTTTTTCTTTAATAGTTTTTTATGATCTTCGCCAACAAGCCAAGGAGCGATAGTAACATCACCATCGCTAAACCAGTCGTTGCAAATTTGTACATTGGGAAGATGTCTTGCCCATTCCACACTCTGCACATCTCGTTTGTCTCGATAATACAAATCATGATTGCCAGGAATGAAATACACACGTTCAAAATTATCATTCATATGCTCCAGTGCTTTTAAACTGTAATTGAGCGTGAGAATGTTTAGTGCGGCTCGATTATTATGCCAGTCACCAAGGAAGAAGCAGGTCTCGCATCCTTCCTCCTTGGCTTTGGCCGTGGCCCATTTAACAAACGCCAAACAATCTTCGTTGTGCGTGACACTGTTACTTTTGAGGCCGAAGTGGATGTCAGTCCAGACAGCAGCCTTTTTAAATAGATTAGACATAACTTGCAAGTATAGACAAAGTCAATGACAAATGCAAGTGTTTTGACAATCTATTCTTCGTAAGTACCTGATGATGGTGCGCCACTACTCATGCCCTGTCTTGTGTAACTTGGGTTCAATCCGTTCATTTCAAGAATATCGTCTCGTAAGTTTTGATTACGTTTCTCAATATTAAGAACACGGGTGAAACTGTTAGTAATAGCGGCAGTGTAATAGGCAAATGGATTTTGACTCTTGCTTTCGTCAAATTGCAATCCAATCTGTGCTAGTTGTAGTAATGCCTGTGAGCGCATTTCGTCATTGTAGGTATAACCACGCCAGTTTGAACGGGTAGCATAGCGTTCACACAGCTTCATGAACATCAGCGCCAGTTTCTTGGTCATGTTACCATGGTCTCTGGAGAAGTTTCCGGATTCTGGATCACCCTTCCAATGGCTGATACCCACGGTGTAGTATTCGCCTTCTTCATTGAGTTTCCAATGTTGGAATGGGGGAAAATTAACCTTCATGTATTTGGTTGGCGCTTTTACTGGTTCAACCCCTTCATCGTATTCCGTATCAACTGATGCTTCTTCTTCCAATGCCAATTGTTTCTTGGTTTTGGATTCATCAATTGGCACATGTGTCCAGGTCATGATACGAAACACAACATCTGTTTCTTTAACGTCTTTGAGCTTGACTTCAAATTCGTCTAGTTTACGCTTGGTACCGTCCGCTGTGGCAGCTTCGTGTGCTAGTTTAGCTAGACGTTCAGCGCGATTGCGGCGCCCTTGCATAACGTCTTTTTTAGCAATCTTACCTTTCTCGCCCACAGATAAAATAATATCGTAATCTGAGTCGGCTGGTGTAGCAAACCAGCAGTAGGTAGTTTTGCTCTTGTGAATCTCTTTAAGTATATCTTTGTTATTTAAATAATTGTGGCGCATCCTTTTTCCTTTAAAACACCCACTTATTGTAACAAATAAATATACAATAAGCAAGAGGATTCTTAAATTATGGGCAACTTAACTGATAGATGGGGCAACCCAGTAACCGACAGGTTTGGTACCCCTGTTACCACGGGCAGTAACGACGGACCGGCAGCACCAGCAAAGCCCAGCATGACCTGGGACGAGTTTAAAGGCAAAGCAGGATCCTTCATTGACAAAGGGTTGGACTTACTAGACCCAAGCAAAACTCGTATGAAGATTGCAGGATTATTTAGCGGTGGTGCTAATAGTCCAAAGTCAAAAAACAGTGAACCGACTGTGATTGGATTAAATCAATCCGCACAGGTTCGCGGACTTGTGTCACCAGCATTTGACTGGCGTGTGCGTGTTAGTTTGCCGTCACAAAGTCAAATATTGTATCAAGACAGCACCATGGTAGAAAATGCAGATTGGTTACTGCGCCCATTGAACTCTTCAGATGGCACAGATGGAGTAATTTTTCCATACACTCCAACAATCAGTGTTACACACAATGCTCGCTACAGTGAGCAGGCGTTGGTACACAGCAACTACAAGAATTATTTTTATGAAGGCAGTGATGTTTCTGCTATTAACATCAGTGGAGAATTCACTGCACAGAATCTCGACGAGGGAATGTACGTATTGGCCTCTATCTATTTTTTCCGTGCATGTACCAAAATGTTCTTTGGTGATGACCCAAATGCAGGGCAACCGCCAACCCTGGTTTATCTTGACGGCTACGGTGACTACTACTTTCCGCACGTGACTTGTGTGATCACTAGTTTTCAACACACCATGCCTGCAGAAGTAGACTACATTGACCTAGGTAGGTTTGGAAGAGTGCCTAGTTCCAGTACAGTTAGCGTGACTCTACAACCAATTGTGAGTAGGACCAAGGCCACAAAGTTCAACCACCGCGAATACGGTAATCAAGGTCATGCTGACTATCTCAATGGAGGATTCCTATAATGGCCGAAACAAACTACAGCAAAAGTAGTCCTTACTTTGGCACTGACAAATTTGGAAACTTCCTGGATGTAATGGCCAAAAGATCCATACCAGCATATCCCGACGATGTCCAGTACACCATTGACAAAGCATATCGTCACAGACCAGACCTATTGGCATTTGACCTGTACGGCGACGCCGCACTTTGGTGGGTGTTTGCGATTCGTAATCCTAACACACTAAAAGATCCTCTCGGAGATTTTATTCCCGGAGTTACTATCAGCATACCTAAGAAAAATAATATTGTTACTGTTTTGGGGCTGTAATCAATGGCAGACGATATTGAATCAAGGAATGAAGCTTTACGCAAGCTGAATCAAAAAAATCAAGCCGTTACTGACAGGCTGTTAAAAGAACAGCTACGTCTTTCTGACGAGGCTGAAAAAAATCCCACGCCTGAAAACATCAGAGCATTTGAAAATTCTCAGCGAGCATTAGAAAATCAAAATAGAAAAGCCAGCGACGATGGACGGGCACTGGCCCAGAGCTTTGACAGGGAAAGTGCAACAGGTAATTCAACTTCAACATCTTTTTCACAAGATGAACAAGCACAACTAGATAGACTTTCTCAGCAGAGCAAAGATATCTATCTTAAAAAGAAAAGCACAGCACAGGTTGCCCAAGAAAATGGAAATGTCCTTAAAGAACAACAGAAAAAGGACATGGAAAAATTCATGTCGGAGAACGATGTTAAAATCACTCCGGTCAAGAAAGGTGGCGGCGACTACTACAAGGTTGAGTCTACCAGCACAGAAACAGTAACAGGTGGCGGAAGCACAACAATTACTATTCCGCAACCCAGTGCTGAATGGCAACAAGGTCAGGAAGCGGCAAATCAAAAGGAAGCAGAAAATCGTGCGGCTGCGTATGCGGCCTATAAAGAAGCTCACCCAGAATTAAAATTCCCTAAAGTTGCTAGTGCATTTAACCGCGAAGTCCTTGAAGGCACAGTAAGCTATGACAAACCGGGCCAAGAGTATTCTAAGACTCGCCCACCGGCAAATCCAATCGTCACAACCACACCGGGCGAAAACAAAACTACCACCGCCGCAGAAGTGGTCGAAAGCGACAAGCCTATTGTTGAAAAAGCTCCACGTGATGTAAACGTATCTGGCCGGTCACTGGAAAGAACCAACGAGTTAAAAGATCGAAAACTAGAGTCTCAGGTCAAAATGTCCGAGCTCAAAGAACAAAAAAATCAGCTCGACGAAAAAGCCAATGCAAAAGATCAAGAAGCAACAGACAAATTAAACGCATCTGAAGAAAAGCGCCAAGAGGAAAACACAGCTCGCAGAGATGCAGAAAGATACAACAGACTTGCAGACGAAGCAGAAGCTAATGGCGATCCAGCGGCAGCGGCACAGTATAGAAACCAAGCATCAGAGTCAGCTGATATTGCAACTCAGCGCAGTGAAGAAGCTGCCGCATTAGATCAAGAAGCCCAGGCTGCATACACAGAAGCCAGCGATGCTCGTTCGCAAAGCGAAACAATTGACAATGACATTATCAATGAGGAAATTGAAGGTCAGGCAATTGAAAATGATTTAGAAAACGAAGAAGACGCTCTAGATGACGACGAAGCTGATCGCATAGCCAATGAAGCAAACTCAGATGTTGATCAAGATGCCAGTCAAGACTTTCCATTATCGCAACAGGATGCCGACAATGAAGCCAGTTATGGTGATTCTGTTGAAGATAAAAAACGAGGATTGTTTGCGCCCAAGACCACAGATGTAATAGATAATCAGGTAAAAAAGACTGAGATTGTTACACAACCAAATGTGTTGCATCAGTTTGCTAGTTACACATACGGCCTTGCGTGGCACATGCTGAGCAAAACAGATTATAATAGAATGGCCACAGATCCTGAGGGTGCAGACCCGTGGAGACCATCACATACCATTATTGCCAGTGCTGGCAAGCGTGGCCCACAAGGATCTGGGTTTGAGCGCGATGAGTCGTTCCAAGAAGATTTTTACATTGACAATTTCAAGATGGACACGATTGTGGGATTAAATGCAGGCAGTCGTGGTAGTAACGCAATTGATTTTAGTTTTACACTGATTGAACCCTATGGTATGACTTTGGTTGATCGCTTGATGCAAGCGGCTGTGCGTATTGAAGCATACAACTATATGCAAGTACCATATCTATTGCAGATTGATTTCTATGGTTATCGTGATGATGGTAGTATGGTTAATTTGTTAGAACACCGCAAGTATATTCCAATGCGACTAACAGAATGCAAAATTAAAGTAAGCAGTCGCGGTGCTGAATATGCAGTACGTGGCGTTCCGTACCATCATCAAGGTTTTACAGACAGCATTGGAACAACTCCTGCAAACTTTGAAGTCACTGGCAAAACACTACAAGATTTTTTTAAACCAGACACAGACGAAAGTGCGCTGGTTAAAACATTGAATCAGCGTGAGTCAGCTGCCAATGCCGCTGCCAAGAGCAACGAAGGCGTTAAATCAGATGATGTTCGTAAAGCAGATTCTGAAAAAAATGCAGACGAAAAACGTGCGGCAGTCACAGGTCAAGGTGAAGGCAACGCATACTCTGTTAAGAGCTATGTTAGTGCTTACAATACTTGGCAAAAGGCACTGGTAGATCTCAAGTACCAAACAGATTATAACGAGATTCTTGTTGAGTTTGATAAACTAATTCTTGAAGCAAACAATAGCAAGGGCGGAATCATTGTTCAGCCTCAAGTACAAAGTAGTAGACAGGTTGCTGAAAAAAATCCCAAGGATGCAAATGCTCAAAGAGACGCCATACGTTCTAACGCAGGCAAGGCCACTGCTCAGCCCGACTTCACTGTGGGCAAATGGCCAGTAAACGCAGGCACACAGGTAACAGAGCTGATCAATTTAATGATGCAAAACAGTGACTATATTCGTAGTCAAATGGTTGATCCTACTATTGGTGCAGAACAAAATGCTGAAAAGCTAAAGAAAGATCTCAGCTGGTGGAAGATTGTTCCAAGCATACAACTTAAAAAGTATGATATTAAAAATGCCAAATGGAACTACAGAGTAACGTTTCACGTGATCCCGTACACAGTGTATAATCGTGTGCATCCTAATGCCGCTAAAAGCCTACCCACCGGGTGGCATAAAGAATATCAGTATATCTACACAGGACAGAATCACGACATAATTGATTTTCAGCTTAACTTTGATTCAATGTTCTATACCAAGGTAACTATCAACCGAGGAAAAACACAAGCCGCCGCCGGCCCACAAAACAGCCAGAATCAAGAAGACAACCTCAAGCAAGACACAAAAGTAAACAACTACAACACCACAGTAAACGTTGGTCCAAACCCACCGCAAATTCAAAACGTTGAAGGACAGTTAGGGGCCAGCAGTACAGGCAATCAAAATAGAGACAGCGTGGCTCAGAGCGTGGCCAGTGTGCAAGAAAGCGTGTATGCTGACGCAAAAGGTGACATGTTGAGTGTACAACTAAGAGTAATTGGCGATCCTCAGTTTATTAAACAAGATGACCTATATTACACACCAGCAAACAAACGTTTCAATCAGCGCCGTTATAGCGACACATACCTAGACGCTGAAAGAATCAATATTGGCACTGATGGTGGCGAAGTACACGCATACGTTAGATTTAGAACTCCTGTAGACATGAATGACAGCACAGGACTTGCTGATTTCAAAGAAGATACAATGAACACAGCATTTAGTGGTATATACCGCGTGTTGTCGGTAAGTAATCAGTTTGCGGGTGGTAAGTTTGAACAAACTCTAGAAATGATACGATTGCAAGATCAACCGCAAGATCCAAGATACAATCCTGCCGCCGTGCAAAAACAAAACAACACCAATCGTAACGATAAGGTACCAACACTGCAAGGACAAAACGGAGAAGAGTTTTTTGAGTTTCCATTGGATTCAACTGTGTCTGATGCTAATGGTAATCTGTCACAAGGAAACAGTGTTGAAGACATGAAGCGAGGCATATTTGGACGAACCTACGATACAGATCAAGATGCTGACAATGACTACAACCGTGATGACACAGACGACACAAATGGAGAAGAGGATCCAAACGCTGATGAACTTGCAGATGTAGCAGGAGATAACAAAATTGAAAATAGGGACATTGACGATGCTAAAAATCAGGACAATGAAAACCCAGTTAAAAGCAGTGGAGACACCCCGCCGGATGCAACAGCTGACAAGCAAAAACAGCGCGAGGCGGCAGCGGCTAAGGTAGCAGAATTGGATGCAAAGTGGGAAGCGCAATATCTAGTGGTTAAACAGAAGAATGATGAACGTATTGCTAACCTAAAAGCAGTTGCGGCATCCCCTGCTTATCAAAACGGCACTGAGGCTCAGAAAGCAGAATTGTCAAGAACAGGATCAGTAGAAGCCGCCAGGTTAGCATTTAATGAAGAAAATCAAAAGCTCACAGCAATTAAGAAAGAATTTGATGCCGCCAAAGCAGCCGAGGCAGCACTGAAGTAAAAGAGCATAATATAATTTCAAGGTAGAAAAACATGGCAGTAGATAAAAGACTAGGTAGACACACACCATCCAACACCAAAGCGGAAATGCCTGGGGTTAACCTAAACCCCGGCCCGTTTGAAGCGATTGTGAAAAATGTAATTGACAGTACCAGATCTGGTAGACTACAGGTCTGGATTCCAGACATGGGTGCCGGCGATCAAAACGATGCACACAATTGGATAACAGTGAGCTATGCTAGTCCTTTTGCTGGAATGACCTACCAACCATCAGAAAATCCTCCTAAAGAAAATCTATACAGCCAAGCGCAGAACACCTATGGGTTTTTTGCAGTACCTCCTGATATTGGAAACATGGTACTGGTTACTTTTGTAAACGGGGATCCACAGCGTGGATACTGGTTTGCCTGTGTGGTAAACAAGCTAGATCATAATATGATTCCGGGGCTGGCAGGTGGCGATCAAACTAAATTTGATTCAAATGCAATTGAAAGTGCCGAACTCAAAAAAGCATTGACCAACGACAGTAACTGGCCAATGACTGAAATCAATGAAGCAGATGGTAAAAACGTTGAAGGTAATTTTCTTTCTAAAAAACGTGCGCCTCATGAGTGGCAAACCAAACGTTATATCAAACAAGGTCTAGACAAAGATAGAATACGTGGAGCAGTAAGTTCTAGCTCACAGCGTAATTCACCAAGCGCAGTGTTTGGTATCAGCACACCGGGTCGCCCGCTGTCTAAAGATCCTGCTGATGACGATGCTATTCGATCTAAAATTGAAGATGGCAGCATTACTCCGACTGATGTAGAGTTTACTGTTCGCAAAGGCGGACACAGCTTTGTTATGGATGACGGCGACTTCTACGGTGGCAGTCAGCTGGTACGATTACGCACAGCATACGGCCATCAAATTTTAATGGATGACAGTAACAAGACATTGTATATCATCAACAGCGAAGGTAGCTGTTGGGTAGAACTAGCAGGATCTGGGCAGATGCACGTTTTCTCCTCTGGTGGTTTGAATCTACGCAGCCAAGGTGATATCAACATGCACAGTGACAAGGATATAAAAATCTACGCGGCCAATGGATTAAAAATGGTTGGCGGGCAAACAGTTGATATCAACACCAACATATTAAGCACTGTTACCAACGATCGTACAGTGATGTATGGTGGCAAGATTGAACTTGGTGCTAGTGGTGCAGTTAATGTAAGTGCTGGTGGATCAACTAGCTGGAACAGTTCTGGCGCATTCAACGTCACTGGGGACAAAATTCTTTTGAACTCCGGCGCTGGCCCTACAGTAGGCAAACCTAATACTATTCCAATTTTTACTCTGGACGAAACAGCATACAACAGTGGCACCGGCACATGGACCATAAATCCAAACGCACTGGCCAGCATCGTAAACATTGCTCCAACACACGAGCCGTACACAAGATTCAGCGGCGTAAGCCAAAAAGATATCACAGCAGGACAAGCCGCAAACGCAGGCGGCGCAACCACTGGTAAGACAGCTATCAACGATGCACCTGCTCCTGAGACCGGACCAACACCAACAGATTGTGTACCGAGCAATGTAGTCAAAGACAGCAACGGTAACCCAGTTAAAAGTGGCAGTGGTGGTTACGTTACCAGTGGCGAAGAAAAACTGGATCCGGGTCCTGCAAGTGGATACAGACAGAATTTGCCTAAGTCCAAATTGGCACCAAAGAGCTATATGTCGCGTGAAGAAACACCAAACCCACCCGGCGGTATTGGGCCTCTAAGCCAGCTACATGTTAAAGCACTTTGTGTGGCCATGGGCTATTGCGAAAGCGCATTTAACTACAAAGCAATCAATCAACTTAATTATGTGGGCAAATACCAATTTGGTGCAGCCGCATTGACAGACCTGGGCTATATCAAGTTAGACTTTTACAAGCAATACAAGAATTCTGCGGTTAAACAGGCGGGTGCATGGACCGGAGAAGATGGCATCAAGAGTCTTGAAGATTTTTTTAATGCTCCAGCTATACAAGAAAAAGCGTTTTTTAAACTGTTAAATGCAAACTACAAGCGCATGGTCAGTAATGGTGCAATCAAAGAAGCAGATAACCTGTGTACTATAGCAGGCATGATGTGCGTGGCACAGCTACTGGGCCCTAATACTGGTACAGAAAAAGCACCAGGGGCCAAGGGCTGGCGCTCAAGCGCGGCAGGACAGGATGCCAATGGAGTAACCGGCGGACTGTATTTTGCAGTGGGTAAGTATGCAATTGACGTACTGGCCGCTCCAACTAACGTATAAATATCATTATGTCACTATACAACGGATTCAGCACATACAACAGAAACAAAAAGTTTCAGCTATCTGACTTTGACTTGGTTAAACAAAATTTGTTCAATCACTTCAACATACGTCGAGGCGAAAAGCTAATGAATCCAAATTTTGGAACTGTGATTTGGGGGTTGATATTTGAACCGTTAACTCCAGAAGTTGAAAAAGTTATCTTAGATGATGTTAAATCAATAGTAGGCTATGACCCACGCATTGCCACTGACAGCATTGAATTAACTGAATTTGAACGCGGACTTCAAGTGGCTCTGACCATAACTTATTTGCCTGAGAATAAAACGCAAACACTCAGCATGATGTTTGACCGCGACAACCCAAGGGTATCCAAGGGCAAATTTGGCGATATGTCTTAAAAATACCATATATTGCCGCTAGGTAAATATGTAAAACGGGTGGACATATATGGCGGCCAATACACGACAACAAAATCTCTTAGTACAGCAAGATTGGAAGAAGATCTATCAGAGCTTCCAAAATGCTGACTTTTCCAGCTACGACTTTGAAACACTACGCAAGTCAATGATTGACTATCTGCGTACTTACTATCCAGAAGACTTTAACGACTTCCTGGAAAGTTCAGAGTATGTGGCACTAATTGACCTAATTGCATTCTTAGGACAATCACTTGCTTTCCGTGCGGATCTTAATGCTCGCGAAAACTTTATTGACACAGCAGAAAGACGCGACAGTGTACTAAAACTAGCCCGACTTATCAGCTACAGTCCCAAACGTAACATTCCTAGTTCTGGTCTATTGCGTATTGATAGTGTGTCCAGCACAGAAGGACTCATTGACAGTCAAGGTTTAAATCTAAGCAATATTCCTATCAGCTGGAATGACCCGGGCAATGAAAACTGGCAAGAGCAATTTGCTGTGGTACTCAACGCCGCAATGATCAATAGTCAAGTGGTTGGAAAGCCTGGTAACACACAAAACCTTGGCGGTATTCGTACAGAAGAATACAGCTTTAATCTACTGCCTAACATTATTCCTGCATTTAAAATTCAGTCTAGTGTACAAGGCGCACAAATGACATTTGAAATTGTAAGTGCAACTTCCACGGGCAAAACTTACCTATACGAAAAAGATCCTGCACCAAGCAGAATCTTTAATGCACTGTATCGCAATGACAATCTAGGCAATAACAGTAACAACACTGGTTGGTTTGTTTATTTCAAACAAGGTCAATTGAACAACATTGATTTTAACCTCAATGAAAGTCTGCCAAATCGTGTGGTCAGTGTGAACATTGACAACATCAACAACACTGATGTGTGGGTGTATAAATTAGATGCCAACGGAAACCTCAGTGAGAAGTGGACAGAAGTTCCTAACGTGGCAGGATTTAACGTTATCTATAACACCAGCGTTGAGCGTAAGATTTATCAAATCAATACTCGCGCCAACGATCAAATTGACATTGTGTTTGGCGACGGAGCATTTGCTGACATTCCAATTGGCACATTCCGAGTGTTCTATCGTACAGGCAACGCACTCAGCTACAAGATCACTCCTGAGGAAATGCAAAACGTGGTTGTTCCTATAACCTATGTGAGCAGAACTGGTCGCGCAGAGACTCTAACAGTCAAGGCCAGCTTGCACTACACAGTGAACAATGCAAACACTCGCGAAACGCTGGAAGAGATCAAAGCCAAGGCACCACAACAGTACTACACACAAAATCGCATGATTACCGGCGAGGACTATAACATCCTGCCATTTACCAAGTTCTCCAGTATTCTTAAAATCAAAAGTACCAATCGCAGTAGTTCAGGCGTTAGTCGATATTTAGATACATTGGATATTACCGGCAAGTACTCCTCTACCAACGTGTTTGGTGAAGATGGTATCTTGTACAGAACAGAAACAATTGAAGCGCAAGACTTTATTCCTGCCACCAACGGTGATATTGTGGGTAGCTTGAACGACACATTGAACAACAAACTATTGGTTGATAACTATGTGCCATTTACACAGTTGTTCTATGAAAAATTTAGACGCTTTACAACATCTGACATTGATATCAACTCCGCAGTTTTTAATGCAGTATGGACACAGATGACAATCAGTACCAATCAGAGTACAGGGTTTTTTGCCACTGAGGCAAACTGGACAACAGCCCAGGCCAATAATATTTTTGCAATACCATTGAAAGTTGGTGCAGCCAGCTCCAGTGTGTTCAAATATCTCAAGCCAGGTGCAATTATTCGTTTTCGTGCTAGCCCACTGATAGCGGCATATCCAGCATACTTTGATTCTAACAACAATATCCAAGAAGGAACTCCAACCAAGGCCGGTGACCGTATCTATGTGTACGCTACTGTAGTCAAGGTTGTGGATGACGGAACAGCCGGAGGTTTATTGGTTAGTGGTACTGAAGGTCCACTGACACTCAGTAGCTTTATTCCCACAGGTGCATACGTGGATCAGATTGTTCCTAAGATCTATAATCAGATTCCAACCACTGTGCTAACAGCGGCAACCAACTTGGTCAATGGTAAGAAAAACTTTGGTCTACGCTTTGACCAGGTTGCACAAAAGTGGGCATTGGTACAACCACAAGATTTGAAACTGTCTCAAAATACTTCAAGCATTTTAAGCAACAACGGAATCAACAGTGAGTGGAGTGATATTGGTGCCGGTAGCACCGCGTCAGCAAGTTTAGACAGCAGTTGGGTATTTGCGTTTGTATCCGGGCGCTACGGTTATACTGTTTTCTATCGCCAGGTTAACTATGTGTTTGAAAGCAAACGAGAAACCAAGTTCTACTATGATTCTCGTGTGCGTGTATACGACTCCAAGACTGCAACCGTTATCAACGACAACGTCAAAGTGTTGCGGTCCAATTCAGCTCCAGACAGCACTGGTAGTTTATATGATGACAAAACATTCTTTATCTACAAAATGATTGTAGATCAAGATGGTTATGAAAATGTAAACAAAATTTTAGTCAAATACCCTGATAGCAACCGTGACGGGGTACCTGACAATCCAGATTTGTTTACAGAAGTGGTAGCTCCAAGTACCAATCCAATTAGCAAGTTGGTGTTCTTTCAAAAGATCTACAACTCCAATAACTATATTCAATATCAGGTTCTTGATACAGGTGCTGTGGAAACAGGCTTTGCATCACAGGGCGATATTGTAAAAACATTCAGTTTGTACAACACCGCAGGACAGGTATTCTATGCAACCGCAGAAAACACATTCTATGTACTAAACATTGATTCAGTGACCGGTGGTAAGAGTTTAACTGCCAGTGCTCCTGGTGAACAGTACATCTTGTTACGAGGTCGTCAGGACTTGTATTTCCAATACCGCCATGCCGCACCTGCCAATCGACGAATTGATCCTAGTCCAAATAACATTGTGGACTTGTATATCTTAACCAAGCAGTATGCTAGTTCATACCAGAACTGGGTACAGGATACCACTGGCACAGTGACACAACCTACTCCTGACACAGCAGACGATTTAGAATTGCAATACAGCGAGCTGGATAACTTTAAAACAATTAGTGATACTTTGATCTATAACTCGGCTAAGTTCAAACCGTTGTTTGGTAAAAAAGCCGATCCTGCACTACAGGCTACATTTAAAGTGATTAAAAATCCTTCTGTTATTGTCAGCGACAATGACATTAAGGTAGCTGTGGTGTCTGCTATTAACAAATACTTTGATATCAACAACTGGGACTTTGGTGAACCGTTCTACTTCTCAGAGCTTAGTGCATATTTGCATCAGACTCTGGCGCCAAGGATTTCCAGTATTATTATTGTACCAACCAGTACCGGAAGCGCATTTGGTAACCTATATCAAATCAATGCAGAGCCAAGTGAAATTGTAATCAGCGCCGCAACAGTAGACAACGTTCAGATTATTACAGATATTACTGCCTCACAATTACAGTGATTTTTATCCGGTAAATACTAGATAGTTTAGAGAGAACACAAAAAAATTATGGCTGTACGTAAAAGTATCAATTTTTTGCCTGAGATCTTTAGGAGCAAAACAAACAATAAGTTTGTTTCTGCTACTATGGATCAGCTGATATCAGAACCAGATTTTAGAAAAATCAATGGTTATATCGGAAGACAAGTCGCGCCTACGTTTGTGTCTGGAGACAGTTATATACCAGAGCCAACCGCAGAACGTCAGAATTATCAACTTGAAGCCAGTATGGTAGTTGAAGATGCAAATAAAAATGTTGCATTCTTTAACAGCTACACAGACTTGTTGCAAAAAATTGCTTACTACGGTGGTTTGGTCAATGACCATAGCCGTTTGTTTGCAGGCGAAAGTTACAACTTCAATGGATTGATTGATTTTGATAAATTTGTTAACTTCAATCAATACTACTGGTTACCAGATGGCCCTCCTGAAGTGGCTGTGTCAGCCAGCTCTGATGTGCAAGTACTTGATTACAAAGTAAACTACAACAGAGTTGCCAATGGATATAATTTCACTGGTTTTGGTACTGACAGTAATCCTATTCTTACTTTGGTTAAAGGAACTACCTATACCTTTAGCATCAGCCAAGCCGGGCATCCATTTTGGATTCAAACTCAGTTAGGTGCAACAGGCACACGCTCAACTGAATCAGAAGCATTAAGCCGCGACATCCTGGGAATTGACAACAACGGTATAGACGCTGGACTTATTACATTCCGTGTACCAAATACCAATGCTCAAGACGCATACATCTCAGCTGAGAAAGTTGCCGATGTTGACTTGGCCACTACCTTGACTTTTGCACAACTGCAAAATCATTTGAATTCAAATCTGGTCCGCGCTGGTGGTATTGATGGCGTAACAGAAAGTTTGCGCGACCGTACTTTGATTTTTTTAAATCCTAGCGACAACAACGAAGACTGGACTGATCCTGGTGTGTTTGATTTCCGTCCGTTTGACAGTGAAGATGCTCCAGTATACATTCCTCAAGAGAATAGACAAGATATTTTCCGCATCAGTACTTTTGATACTGGTGGCGGCCGCTTTGTAATTCAATTGGTTCCTATTCGTCAGGTTAATGTTGGACAAAAAGTATTTGTAAAAGCCGGTAAAGCAAACTCTGGTGTTACATTCTTTAAGAATTCAAGACAAAAGTGGGAACCGGTTCGTCCAATCACTGCAACATTAGATACTCTTTACTACCAGGATGGTGTAGACGGCAAGTACTCTGGAATTATTCGTTTAGTAGAACCAGACTTTGCACAACTTGATGTTGAAACAGATATTATTGGCAAACCTGTTTATACCAGTCCCAATGGCGTTAAGTTTACTAATGGGCTAAAAATAAGATTTGACTCAACTGTTGTTCCAGCTATCTACTCTAATGGATTATACATTGTTGAAGGTGTTGGTAGATCAATTACATTGGTTCCTGTTGGTAATTTGATTATACCTGAGGAATACGTTAATCCATTAGTAACCACACCTGATTATGTTACTATCAATCGTGCAAGTTCAGATTTAAACGCATGGTCGCGCAGTAACCGCTGGTTCCACACTGACTTGCTGACATTGACCGCAAAGTATAATAACGATACAACCATACTTGAGCAGTTTGCAGACACTCGCGCTCGCCGCCCTATTATTGAATTTGAAGCAGACATTATGCTGTTCAACCATGGTAGTCGTGCAAAAGCACCAGTTGACATAATTGACTACACAGTTACAGATGCCTTTAGCCAAGTTGAAGGTAAAACAGAATTTATAGTGCGACTTCCTAATGGCGTCACACGTCAGCTGACCAGTGGAACACGTATTATTTTTGCCAATGATCTGGATCCAGATGTACGAAATAGAATTTGGCAAGTTGATTTTATTTCCACTAGTCAGCAGACCCAGATTCATTTGGTAAGCAAGAATACACAAACAGCCCCAAGCTATTATGTGTCAGGCGCCACCATGGTCCAAGACACACAGGTTGCTGTTATTGGAGGTAATCCAATATACCCTGCTACTGCCACAGCAAATATAGATCCTATTACAGGAACTGTTACTAATATTATCATTGGTAATACAGGTGCAGGTTACCGTGGAACACCTACTATTGTTTTTGTAAACAAAGGCAAAGGCATTGGAGCCAATGCAGTGGCTCATCTAACAGGCACAGGCTATGTTGGGCAAATTGAATTGATCAGTGGCGGAACAAATTATGCCACAGCACCAACCTATGCCACCGTTCCAACTGTGACATTTACTTCACCTTTTCCTGGTATTGGTACTCGTACTGCACAAGGCGTGGCCCTGGCTGCACCAACCAGCGTTAATTTGATTGATGTAAATTTCTCTGGACTAAACTACATTGCTGAACCAACAGTAACAATTTCAACAACATACGATACTCCGGCAGTGATTACTCCTGTTTACAACGCATTCAAGTATGTTGATTATATTCGTATCACTGACAAAGGCGCAGGGTATTCAGCACAAAACATCGATGTCATATTCAGCTCTCCAAATCCAGCTCAAGCAAATACTTTTGTTAGCGCATTTGCCAACGGGCTTGTGACTTCAGATACTATCACTTTGGATGCAGTGCCGTCTGGGCTAGCACAAAATTGGTTTGTATATGCACCTAATATTCTTAGTGGAACAAAAGTTTCTGCCGTAAATGGAATCTCGGGAAATATCACACTCAGCATTCCTGTGCGTTTGTTTGGTGCTGATGAGGCTAAACCAGGCCCTAATGCCAACACACTCACAGTGCCATTGACATTCAAGAGCAACGTTGGAAATGTTTCAATTGTGTCAGAGACAGTGAGATACCAAACTCAGATCAAAGTTGACACCACACAATATACCATGCGTAACATGATACTTGTGGGCGGATCAACTCCTGTTCCAATTCAAAACATTTTCCTGTATACCACTTCTGCGGTGGTATTACCAATTACTATTACCACAAGTCCGGGCAATCCTCATGGGTTTGTCAATGGCGATCTAGTGACCATTATTGGTGTAAACGGAACCACACAGTTAAACAACAACAGTTATTATGTTGATGTAGTTGACACATTAACAATTAACTTGTACAGCGATGTTGGACTCACTGATCCAGTTGACGGTCGTAGTTACTTTGAGTATGTTTCTGGTGGATACACCTCGGGGTATACTGTGCCCTACGACACGAGAGTAATAAGAATTATTGATAGCACCACTCTGCAACTTAGCAAATCAGTGAGTTTGAAACAAGGCACAGAATTAGTTTTCTTAGGCGTTCCTGCAAAAGGCAGCGCCAACGGCGATGGTAGCGGAATTTACACAGTGATTATCAATGACCCTGGATCTGGTTATACCAGCGCCCCAAGTTTGACTATACCACCACCACCGTCAAATCCAGAAATTCTCACTGCACAAGCAACTGCAACAGCAATTCTGAACAATAACACAATTGAATACTTTACAATTCAATCTGTGGGTTCTGGATATCGCTTGGGCACAGACATTATCACCACAGTGATTAACAATGTAGAAGTTGCCACCGGAGAAGCTTCTGCTTACGGATCAAGAGTTTTAACCTTTGACTCCTACACAGACGTACAATATATAAAACCAGGTTGGTTGGCTTTCTTGGTAGTACCAAATGCCACTGGTGGTTTCTACTATGCTGACTTCTCTAGAACTCCGTATGTTGAAACTGAGGTAACAGGACCAAATCCAGACACATATCAGTTCTATATGGACGTGGATCTGTCCAATGCGAATATTCTAAAAGTACTGGCGGTGGCTGATAATCAGGTTGTGTTAACTGGTGACATTGATGCTCGTGATGCTGACGGCGAGCCAATTGATCTACCAGCTGGTAGCAAAGTTGTATTCTCTGCACAGAATCGTTTCTTCACACAAGAACAATTTGCTTCGTCACAGCCAATTGGCTCTGATAAAACATCTTACATTGTAAATCAAGTGTTGTTAGGTAAAAATGCTACAGAGACTGGCCTGCGTTTGAACACTGTTATGGGGATTCAAGCCGGTATGTCAGTGACAGACCTTGCAGGATCGTTGCCAGACAATCTTCGCGTGACCAGCGTTGATCAATACAGTAGTATTGTGTATGTTAATTCTGTTATTACTCTTGGACAGAATATTCCGTTGAAGTTTTCTACTAGTGCAGTAGTTACTACAAAACTTGCTCCATCTAAGATTGTTGGAATTGACATCACTGACCCTGGCGCAGAATATACATCTGCACCTCGAATCACTATAACACCACAAATTCCAGCAGTGACCAAATTCACTGACTGTGCTGGTGGTACAGTATTGATCGTTCCAGATCATGATGGTATTGAAATTGGCGCAACAGTGACCAGTAACTACAACGCCAATGGCATTGGATTAACCACTGGCGCAGATGTTCCTAAGGTAGTTGACTTACAGACAGTACAGTTATCAGCAACTGAAAAGCAGTATCGAGTGATTCTAGATATTGCTCAAGAACCTTTTGTTACCATTGAAGCAACATTTACCTATGCCGCAAAAGCCATTGCAGAAATTACTTCTGCAACCAATTTTATTGCTAGCGATGGTGATACCACTCCAGACACCTACGAAGCAGGTGATACAATATTACTGACAGAACCCACTGCAGGTTCAACTGCAACAGCACAGTTAAAAACTGGCGTGATCACATTGTTTAATCAGTACTACTACACTGGACAAGAGTGGATTCCTGGTCAGCAGAAAAACAATTATAATCAGTCACCTTTGTTTGATATTTTTGACAAAGATGGAAATTCTGTCGGAGATTCAAACTACTATCCAGGTAGCAAGTTTGCAGGCACAAAAGTATACTCATACAAAGTAGGAACAGGAGCTAATGACAAATTCCTAGGGTTCCCGTTGAGCTATCGCAGTTTCCAAAACGTTGGAGATATACAGTTCAACAATGACTTTGATATTGACACATTCCGCTATAATTTGGATACAGTTGAAGTTTCTCGCAATGTAAACAATTATTTTCTAAAAACACGAGTCAACGGAACATTTGCTTTTAGAAATATTTGGACCAAGCTCGAAGAAAAAACCAAACAGTATCAAATTATACATCATGAGTTTGATGGACGTACCAATTATTTTGAAATTGATATATTGCCCTTGCCAAGTGCGGCTATACCTTATATCAAGGTATATGTTGATCACAGCAAAATTTCCAGTGATCAATATACACTACGCAAATACGGCGGCCGTTATGCAGTGGTTGTTGATCAGGCATTGTTGAAAGTTAAACCAGCAAGTAACGTGGATATTTTTATCTATGCAAAAGCAAAGAGCAACATGGGGTATTACGAGATTCCGTCAAACATTGACGTGAATGCACAAAATTCTAATTTCACTGTACTAACCCTAGGACAGATGCGTAACCACTTTACTCATATGAGTGAGAATCATCTAGGATTATCTGGAACAGTTGCAGGAAAAAATAATTCTAGAGATTTGTATATTAAAGATTGGCAAGGCTCGATTGTACAACATGCAAGTCCTGGAACCTATGCCGCAATCATGCTTGGTGATTCTGCTACTAGCAGTCTAGAAGCAAACTCGTCGGCTACTAGCAGTAATATAAGCAAGGGATTGGGATTTGTTGAAGCCGCAGAATATGCACAAAAAGAATATACTAGGTTCAAGCAACGATTCCTAGATCAATGCTTGAAACAAGATTTACCATCAAACATTGCTGATGCGTTTGAAGTTGTAATGACTTCTGTCATGGTAGGCAAGAACTCAACCAGTCCATGGTATGACAGTGACATGGTGCCATGGGGTGGCGCAGTAGTTAATACTCCAATAAAAATAATCAATACACAGCGTCGTCGTTACGAAATTCCAAACATCTACAAAGACATGGAGTTAAGTCGTCGTAGCATATTGGTATATCTTCGCGATGACTCTATTGGACTTAATCAACAATTGATTAAAGGAATTGATTTTGAATTTAATCAAACCTTGCCGGCCATTGATCTAGCTGACCACGTACAACTAACCTATACACAAACATTGCTAGTGGTTGAAAGACCAAGCACTATTGGTAGTTATGTTCCTGAAACACCTACCAAGCTAGGTTTATATCCACGTTATGTTCCAACAATGTTTGAGGATACTACATATCAAGTACCAGTGATGGTGATCCAAGGACACGACGGATCGCTAACTCCTGTGTTCAATGACATACGTGATCGTTTGTTGATGGAGCTAGAACTTCGAATCTACAACAACATCAAAGTTGACTACCAAGCCAATATCTTAGACATATATGATTACTTGCCCGGCAAGTTCCGCAATACTGAATACACTCTTGCAGAATTTAATAGATTGTTAACACGCAATTTCTTAAATTGGGTAGGTAATAATCAATTAAACTACACACGCAATGATACCTTTGCAGCCAATAATTCATGGTCATGGAACTATCATTATCTCAAAGATGCCGACGGAGAATTCTTGCCAGGATTCTGGAGAGCAGTATATCAACATTACTATGACACCGACCGTCCTAATACTGCACCATGGGAGATGCTAGGTTTTAGTGAACAGCCAACATGGTGGACAGAAGTGTACGGCCCAGCTCCGTATACTGGTGCAAACAAACTGCTATGGGACGACTTAGAAGCTGGACGTATTGCCCGGGGTACTCGTGCAGGAGTTGATACACGTTTTGCTCGCCCAGGCCTAAACAAATATATTCCAGTAGATGATATTGGCCTATTGCTCAGTCCTGAGAAACTAGTGGTCAGTAATTTTGATGGTACCCGCACAGGAGCCAGTTGGTCCATTGGAGATCAAGGGCCAGTTGAAACCGCATGGCGCCGTAGTAGTGCGTTTCCGTATGCAGTGCAAATTGCACTAGCATTGGCAAAACCTGCATTCTACTTTGGTAGTATGTTTAACACCAACAACTACTACCGCGACAGAGATATTGATCAGTTGTTGTTGACCACTACAAAACAGCGTGTAACACAGACGTCTTTTGATATTCCTAGCGATGGCATTGGTATAAACGAAACAACAACATTCACAGCTGGGTATGTGAACTGGATTAGAGACTACTTGGTTAGCAAAGGACTACCAGCTAGCCAAACACTTAGAAATTATATCACTAATTTTAAATTAAAATTAGGATACAAAATGGCAGGTTTTGCAGACAGCAAGTTCCTAACGATCCTGGCCGATCAAAGTTCGCCAAGCAGTAATTCTTCTAGCGTGGTAATTCCTCAAGAAAACTACAAAATTTTCTTGAACAAGGGCACTCCGCTAAACAGACTAATCTATAGCGCAGTGATAATTGAAAAATCAGCTGGCAGATACACAGTAACTGGCTACGATACAATTACGCCATACTTTACAATTATTCCAAGTTCATCAAATAATAATGCTTATAAGATCAGTGAACTAAACGAAACTGCGGTAGTTTATCGAGACTTCCAACGCACTCGCATCACAGTACCATATGGTTACGAATTTACCACACGACAAGAAATTGTTGACTTCTTGGTAAGCTACGGTCGATTCTTGATTGGACAAGGTTTTGTATTTGATGAATACAATATTGATCTAACTATCAAGCAAGATTGGGTATTAAGTGCTAGAGAGTTCCTGGTTTGGAGCCAACAAGGCTGGAAAGCCGGCAATGTGTTGGTACTAAGCCCGGCCTTCAACGCTATCAAAGTAACAAACAAAAATGGTGTTGTTGACCATGTTGAAAATGTACTCAACGGCAGCAAAGTTCTAGACCAGAACTTCACAATTATCAAGAACAACCAATTCACAGTCACTCGTGAAGACAATACATTCACCCTGGAAAGTATATTTGGTCAGACGTTTGGTCTAGTAGACCTTAACCTAGTACAGTACGAACACGTGGTTGTGTTTGACAACACCACAGTGTTCAATGATGTAATCTATGTGCCAGAACTAGGCAGTCGTCAGTATCGATTAAAACTAATTGGCAACAAAACCGGAAGTTGGACCGGGCAACTAAACCCAGCTGGGTTTATCTATAACAACGATAAAGTTGATATATGGCAAGTGGGCACACAGTATCGACGTGGTAGCCTAGTCAATTTCAAAGACAACTATTACTATGCAAGTGTAGAAGTCAATGCAGCCGCAGAGTTTGATTTCTCTAAATGGACCCCAATTGAAAAGTCACGTATTAAAACTGGACTGCTACCAAACTTTGCATTAAACGCACAGAAGTTTAACAACATCTACGACCTAGATAATCACCCTGCAGACTCAACACTTGATCAATTTAGTCAAGGACTAGTTGGGTATCGCGCACGTAACTACTTCCAAGATTTTGATTTGGATCAAACAAGTCAAGTAAAATTCTATCACGGGTTTATCAAACAAAAAGGTACGCTAAGTTCAGTGACTACCTTGACTCGCGGTAACTTTAATAATCTAGGTAGCAACATTAGCCTTTACGAAGAGTGGGGATTCCGCGTTGGTGATTACGGCGCATTGGGTTCAGACCAGGCAATTGAAATTGTGCTGGATGAAAGCACATTTGTTAATGATCCTACCGCAGTGGTACTATTGGCTCGCGGAGAAACACCAGTAAATAATGCAGTAAATGTTACTCCGGAAACAGTTTATAGATTCACTGAAGACACATACAATCCACAGATTGTGCGAGCACGTACCGATGTAACTCCTCGTATCAGCGATAACTTGACAGCGGGTTATCCACGCTTGGACGATGTAGACTACACAGTATATGACATTTCTGACTTTGCATCTTACTATCAGTTAGTTGAACAGATTGGTGCAGGATACAAACTTTGGGTAGCTAAAGACTTTAACAAAGACTGGAATGTATATCGTGCTACAGAAACAGATATCACAATCACAGAAATAAGAATTGGTGTTGCAGACACAATTCAAATATCATTTGATCTTCCGCACGGGCTTGAAGTAAACAACTTGTTTGTGCTTAAATCATTCGATCCTGACTTCAATGGATTCTACAGAGTTACCACAGTTACCGATCAGTTTACAGTTATTGTACCAGGTTACAGAAATCTACAGAGATTAAGAAAACAGCAGACAATCGAAGGCAAAGGCATATTCTTTGTCATGGATAGTGTTCGTTATAATCAGGTCAGTGATATCACCAAGTTTACCCCAATACACGGCTGGCGAGAAAATGACAGAGTCTGGGTAGACAATGACATAAGCAATGGTGTCTGGGCAGTGTTTGAAAAATCATCACAGTGGAACTTCAACCAATTGATGCCAATCCGCGATGGCGATTTTTCTTCTGGTGAACGCTACGGTGCATCAGCAAGAATAAGCGTTGACAACAGATTATATGTAGCTGGAACTCCAGGCTACAGTCAAGGAACAATCTCAGGTTTGCGTGTACTAAACCCAGGTAGCGGATACGGTCCTCTGACCAAAGTGTTCATTAGTACCCCAGATGTAGCAGGGGGCTATGCTCCTGTCACCAACGTTAGAATTTCAAGCGGAACGCTAATCAATGCACAACTAACTGCAATTGGTCTAAACTACCAATTGCAACCAAATATTACCATAGTTGATGGGACCACGCACACACTAATATCTAATACACTACTCAGTGATGTAATGACATTTGGCAACGTGGCAAATGTGTATGTTGGCGACTCTATTAGCTTAACAGCTGGACAGTATGGATATAGCAATATTTTTGTGTCTGATGGTATCACCGTTCAACAGATTTTCTCTAACAATAACAAAGTTAGAGTAAGTGGAACACTGAGTGCAAATACTGGAATTGCTGTAAATTTCACACGTGGTACCGGCGGAATTATTAACGCTCGACTGAGCCCAACCAATGTTACTTTCATTGACGTAATTGACGGCGGTAGCGGATTTACATCTGTGCCGTCAGTTGAAATCATTGGTGGTGGTGGCAGCGGAGCAACAGCTGGTGCAGTGACTATTAGTTCTGGTACTATTACAGCCATTGCAGTTGCAACAGGTGGTGCTGGTTATACAGAACCACCAATTGTTAATCTAATTACTACCAATCCAACTCCAGTAATTCTACGTTCTAGATTATCTCCTGTACCAATCAAAGATTTGATTGTATCACAACCAGGACAAAGCTACAAAGAACCAAAACTTTTAATACAGGCCTATTCAGGTGATACTGGCGTTGGAGCAACTGGCACGGTGGGTGTAACAGACAATTCTATTGCCTCTGTAACAATCTATCCGTTATTACCTGGTACTGGTTATGCCAAAGCGCCTGTTGCAACAGTATACGATCCTGATGGAACAGGTTCCGGTGCAGTGCTAGAAACAATTTTTACAACAGGTGCAGTAAAAGCATTTACTCGCCCAGGTGCAGTGGGCACATTGGACCTAGAAGCAATCAATACCCTGCGTCCGTTCTCTGTTGATGCAATTGAGTTTGGTCACGCAGTGGATATTGGTTACACTTATACATTTGCCAGCGCACCAGGTAGCTTCACTGCCAGAGGCGCCGTGCAAGTATCAGAATATTTCAAAACAAACTGGCTCAACAAACAAGTATTGAGTCCTGTTGATCTAGAACCTAATGCAAGATTTGGTGAAAGCCTAGCATGTAGCCGTGACGAAAAGTGGTTGTATGTTGGCGCCCCAGGTGCAAACAAAGTGTATGTGTATGCACGTAAATCACCAGGCACTGGTCAGTTAAAGATTAACATTGATGCAGAACGTCGAGTCTACAGTTATGTCACAAACTTTGTTGATGTAACCAATCCTGCTGTGCTTAAAGTAGTTGGCACCAGTGGACGGGTATTCTTGGCGGCTTTTGACTACTCAATCTCAGGTGGTATTTTAACCTTCATTCCTCCTACAGGTAGTGTTGACCCATTTGATGCCATCGAAGGCGAAGTTGCTGTTTATGTAACACGCCAGGCGCAGCCAACTACTATTATTCCGTTAAAGGATGCAAATGACTTGTACCAAACAATTTATCCATTGGTACAACGACCAAATGGTGTTGAAACAATTTCTGTAGTAGGTTCCAGTGGACGCTTGTATGTACCAAGTCGAGAATTTACTGTAATTGGCTCAACTATTATTTTCTTGACTCAAGAATTTATCAACGAAGCGTCTATTACAGTATCACCATTGGATCCTTATTATGTTGAGGCAGCGGTATTGGAACCAGATGATCGTATTACCTGGAAGACCAAGGATGAACTAAAAGCATTGTATGATGATGCCTCGGTGATAACATTGGTACAAACAATTCACGATCTTGAAGCACAAACTAGATCTATTAACAATACATATACTACCTATAGTGAAATGGTAGACGCAAATCTTGCCAATGGTACACTGGCCAAGGTAATGAACTACGTGGCAGAATTAGGTACGTATAGTCAGTACGAAATTTACATCTATCTGGCAGATCAGTATATTGTAATTGGCACTGAAAATTTATTAGTGTCTAGAATTTCAAAATTTGGGCAAGCGGTAGCATGTACCAACCTTGGTTACCAGGTTGTTGTCGGGGCTCCTGAGGTATCAATTGACACAGGAATTGAACAACCATCAGGCGGTACAGTTATAGCCAAAGCTGGTAAATCATATGTATTTGATAGAGCATATCAAGTGTACACAGGCACAGGTAGCGGCCAAACACTATTCACAACGTCTCTGGCATTGGGCGTGGTAAACCGTGTCACCCTTGATGACTTTGAAGTACGTGAAGGCATTGACTATACTGCTTCTGGGTTCACCGTGCGCTTTTTTGAAGCTCCAAAATCTGGTCAGCGTATCAAGATTGACATTAACAAGTTTAACCTGATTCAGAATATTCCTAGTGTAGATCCTGTGTACCAGGGCTTCTTTGGTAAATCTGTTGCGATGGCACCAGACAATCAAGGCATATTCATTGGTGCTCCTGGATATCGCGATGTAAACTATTACAATGGACGAGTGTATCGTTTTGTTAATCAAGGTTTGTTCTATGGATCAACCTTGACAACACAGTTGTACCCAGTTACAACACTAGGTGATACAATACGTATCAATGATGTTGATGTGTTATTATCTGGATCAATTGACACAGCCACTGGTAATGGTAGTAGTTTAAAGGTGTTAAATGATATTTCTGCACAGAACATCATTGGTGTTACGTCCAGCGTGGAAGGTATATCAGGAATTGAATTTAATAACAGAGGCGCAGGGTATTTTAGTACCAATGTTGCTATTACTGTTGCGCCACCAGATTTAATAACTGGCACACAAGCACTGGTTGGGAATATTCAGATTTTTGGTGGTAATGGCGCAATCAAATCATATGACATCATTGAGAATGGATCCGGGTACACATCTTTGCCTAAAGTTACAATCACTGGTGCTCGCACAACCCAAGCCAGTGCGATTGCTATCAATGATGGTAGCCCATTGCGTATTGAAGTTACTAGTACCCAGGCAATTAAACGACTAGACATCTTGCCTGGTGTTGGTACTGGATTAAAAGATACTGGAATTAAAGTATATGCTCTGACCCAGGTGATTGAACACCCAAGACTTGATCAACCAGAAAAATTTGGCTACGTCATTCGTTGTGATGGACAGACTGGTGAAACATTGGTTATATCCAGCGACGGGGCAGCTACACTGGCGTCAGTTACATTTGACGCCAAGGGCACAATATTTGACAGAGATACCACACGTTTTATTGATTCCCTAAAGAATTCTGGCGCGGTGTATGTTTACGATTACCTACCTGTGCCCGGAGAGACTTTACAAAATCCAGGTAAGTTCTTGTTTAACCAAGTGCTACAGAATAGTAAAATTAAATTCAACGATAATTTTGGTAGCTCCGTTGACATCAACAATGGTAGAATTATGGTTGGTGCTTTTAATAGCAGTTACTACAGCACTCAAGCAGGTTTGATGCACTTGTTTATCAACCCAACTTCCAAGAAAGGCTGGAGCAAGTTGCGTTCACGATCTGAACTGGTTGATATTGATTATATCAACAAAGTATCAGCATACAATAAAAAGACACAAGTAGCACTGAGTACGTTTGACTATTATGATCCAGCCAAGGGAAAAATATTGGGTATTGCAGATCAAGACATTGATTACAAGACCAGCTATGACCCAGCATTTTATAACAAAGGCACAGATACCACAGTAAACATTGATGCTACTAGTTATTGGAATGATGTACAGATTGGAAGAGTTTGGTGGAACCTAGACGCTTGCCGCTACATAACTTACGAACAGGGTGAGCTTACCTATCGTATTAGCCAATGGGGCGGATTGTTCCCAGGTAGTACCATTGAAATCCTAGAGTGGGTCGAAAGTCAATACCTACCAAGCGATTATGTGGCCAATGGCGGCGACGGAGTTCCTAAGTATCCTAACGACTCTGCCTATGTTGAAGTAGCCTACATTGACACTCAGTCTGGATTGGTCAAGACCAAATACTATTACTGGGTAACGGATAAAGTATCTGTAGACACCGCCAAGACAAAACGTATCAATAGCATTTCTGCTATTTCGGATATTATTCAGAATCCAATCAAACAAGAATTGCCATATATTGCGGCATTGAGTACCAATACTTTTGCGGTATACAACAGCAAGCCGTTTATCTCGGGCAAAGACTCGATACTACGTATTGAGTATGCTCAGGTGTTGAATAACAACATTGCACACAGTGAGTATGAACTGGTACAGCAAGGAAATCCTTTAAGTGCTATTCCAACAAAACTAATCAACAAGTTGATTGATAGCCTAGCAGGTGAGAACCTAACTGGTGACGTGGTACCCGATCTAAAACTTCGAGAAGTTGACAGACTGGGTATTTCTCTTCGTCCTCGTCAGAGTATGCTTAAAGATCAGGCCGCTGGCACTCGCGTGTTGGTACAGTTTGTAAACAAATTCTTCAAGCAGTATCTAATAGCCAAAGAGTACGATCTAACACAGCTAAAATTAGCTGAGGCAATTCCTCAGGAAAACCTAGGATTCTACGATAGTAGAGTAACTACTAAAGATGCGTTGGCATACTTTACTCCAGCTGACCTGTTTGATGGATTCCGTGTGCTAGTGGAAACCGACGCAGACTATAGTGGTTTCTGGACCATCTATTTTTACACAGCAAAAGACAAAACATTTACACTAGAACGTATTCAGTCCTACGATAGCACACGCTATTGGAATTATGCAAACTGGTATATCAATGACACATTTAATGATAATATTCAAGTTAATCATATTATCAATAGTTACAACGATATAGAAACACTAAAAGAAAAAGTTGTCGATGGCGATATCCTAAAAGTAACAAACTTTGGTGGTAATTTTGAATTATATCAGTTGGCAGTAGACTCAGCCGGAATAATCACTCCAACATTGGTTGGCGCAGAAAACGGAACTATACAACTGAATTCCAGCTTGTATGACAACACCAAGAGCTTAGTGGGCTTTGACAATCCAGGTTTTGATACTACCGGATTCTCCAAGAGCTTGGCCATTGAAGCTAGAAATATTATCAATGGTATTTTTAATTACATCTTCATTGGTGACAACCGTGTGCAATTAAACAAAGTATTCTTTGCACTAGTAAACTATATTCTCAGTGAGCAACAAAATGCCGATTGGTTGTTCAAGACCAGCTTTATTACTGTGGTACAAAAGATTCGTAAACTCGAACAATTTGCTAGTTATATCAAGGATCAACAAGACTACTATCAAAGCTATATCAACGAAGTCAAACCATATAGAACTCAACTCAGAGACTATCTACTTGACTACGAAGGGCTTGATGAAAGTTATAACGCTATTGCTGACTTTGATTTTCCTGCTTACTACGATCCTGTACGAGGAACAACAAGATCATTGAACCCAACAAAAGCCACAGATTTAGCGATTGTCAATGCCGGTGTGTGGAAGAACTGGTACCAGAACTACCGTTATTCAATTCAGCGCATCGTAGTAACTGATTCAGGATCAGGCTACAAGCAACGCCCATTGGTTAGAATATCTGGTGGCGGTGGTGTTAGTGCCAGCGCACGAGCGGTACTAGATACTGATGGAAAAGTTGTTTCTGTAACAATTACTTCGCCAGGTCAGTATTTTACCAGTGCTCCAACAATTACATTTGTTGGCGGCGGTGGGTCTGGTGCTAAAGCCTATGCAGAGTTGGTGTCATTGACTGGTAACACTACCGTTGATAATTCTAGCAAAACTGTGCGTACAATTACCACAATATTGAATTTTGATAGAATAACATACTCGTCCAGTGTTCGCACATGGAAGCCCTACACAACCTATCACGTGGGCGACATTGTTGTGGTTCCAGACGTTAAGACATCGGTATTTTACAATTTGCCTGACCAGGCAGTTCCGTCCTTTAGTACACCTTATAGAGTGTTAAAGACAATTCTTGGCACTGTTACTTTGGATTTGAACATTTTCCAAAATGATGCAGTTGTGCAAAAACTGTCAGGCTCGGATGTTGACAACGCAGTAGACAGACTGGCCGCGTTCCATAAACCAGGAACACCCGATGTTGCGGTACTGTTTAACTCACCTGATACTGTGCGTCTAACACCTGCATCAAATAACAACGATGCAAGTTCTACAGGTAACCAGTGGGCAAGAACAGCATTCTCTGGAGTCATTCCTGCCGCAAACGAATACCAATACATATCAGTTGGTCAGCGAGGACTATTAAGCTACAGTCAAGACGGTGTTAACTGGACCAACGTGCCATTGAATGATCAAGCAGTGAACTTGCGAGACGTGGTGTATTATAACGGCACAACATGGGTGGCTATTGGTAACCGTGGATATGTTCTAACCAGCTTGGATGCTGTTAATTGGAACATTGATCAAATTATAACATTTAGATACAGTCCTTCGCTAGATGCTGTGAATGGTTTGGTACTGAACGAAGCCGCACAAGCAGTTGACTTAACTGGCGTCACAGCATTTACTAGCACACAAGGCAGTTATATTTTAACTGTGGGTAACAGTGATACTATTCTGTTGAACCCAACAGATACTAATGCCAGTGCGCCGTTTGAAAACACTTGGTACGCAGCCAAAGCACAGCCTAAGGTATACAATACTCCGGCTAATTTCTTAGCAGTGGACTCTAGAAGTTTTGGCGATTTGTCTTTGTTTATTCGCGCTAAAACACTTCGCGCATCAGCAACCTGGGCAGCAGTGACTGGTAGCACGTTGATTGTAAGAATTCCAACTGCGGATATTTCTGGTACTATTGAATTTGGTATGACAATGATCAGTCCGTACGTGCCAACAAATCACGGCGTGATCAACGTTGATAGTTCAACAACACCAGGCACCACTGTGATACAGTTGGGCTTTACGGAAAATACTGCGATTGCGGCAGCTGGCACAGTGGGTACAACACGTCCGGCACAAATGGTACATTTTGCATACTATAACGCAAATCTTGAAGGTTCTGGTAGTTTTACACTAAATGGGTTTGGGAAACCAATGCAAGTTGGTTTTGTGGTAATTGGCGGCATAAATGGAAACATGTACATCACCAGTTATAACAGACTTGATGATCTACAACAAGGATACAAACTAAGCTATAACTATGATAGCGGCAAAGGCACTGATTTTAACTACCCATGGATTCCAATGAATGTGCCTAAGTCTGTTGCTGGCGACAGCGATGGTTATAGTGGAGAGCAAATCAATGCCATTGCGATCAGTGATGATGTAGGACAGTGGATTATTGCAATTGGATCCGGTGGCACTTTGATCTGGAACAAACTAGATAGTCCGCTACAGGTTCAACTAGGCAATGCAGACACAGGTGCAGATACCATTGGTAAGGTTGTGATGAACTACGGTATCAATGTGTTTAAAAACTTCCGTGAATTTGATTCTGATAACTTTGTTCTTCCGCTGAGCGCAGAAAATGTACGCAAGTACGATTTCACTGACATTAGCTGGGACGGCGAAAAGTTTATTGTAGTAGGTAATAAATCTACTGTGATCTGGGGCTACCCAGGATACAATGACGAAGTATACATTGAGCTAGGCAATATAAATCCTAATAGGTATGCGTACACTAGAAATTCATCTGCACACTGGACCGGTGGTACTGGATTAACTTCGCTGATAATTTCTATACCAGTAACTGATGTAATTGGCGCACCTATTAGAGGTATGACTCTCAACGGTGCTGGGTTACCAACTGATTCCATTATTACAAACGTTGAGTTAATTGCTGGCAGTTGGAACATCACAATTAGTTTTGCTTCTGCAAATATTACAACCACAGTGCTAGGATCTTTTATTGCAGAGTATTTGTTTACTGCAGAAATTCCAGTAGGCACAGTATTGACATTTACAGACATTGACACAGCAACAACCAAAACTCTAACAGTGAGTCGCACAGCCGCTAAAGGCGACTCAGTGGTATATGTAAATGGATACGAAAAGGTAACTGCTAACTGGTCTATCAGCGGAACTGGTATTCCTCTTGCTGCAACGGTTAACGGAATTGGACGTTTTGCCAAGTTCACCTGGAAGTTTGCACGTGGATCTGGACGCGACAACAACATCAACTACGAATCAATTGTTGTAAACAAAACAACATTGCAGTTGAACAAGCCGTTGTCTCTGCCAAATAAACCGTCAACTGACACCAGTGTTGCTATTCCGGCCGGAACATCATTGACATTCTTTGATGCAACAGGTACAAAAATACAAAAAACAACAACACAGGATGTGCGTAATAACACAACCACATTGATATTTGAGACCACAGACGGTCTAAAAATTGATTATGTGTTGTCCCCTGACACTGTGTTTGGTATACAGTCTGGAACAAAAATTGTGAGTACTGCCCAATACAACATTGCTGGCGTACTAGATCATTTGTATAGAGATATTCCTGATAAGATTCCGGGTGCAAGTTATCCAGGCGGCTTGGTAAAAGGGCAGGAGTTTTTACAAACCAATACTGATCCATTGAGTTTAGATACTATTATCAGCAGTGAATACACTGATAACCTATTAGGTATTCGTCCTGAAGATATCATTGTTGACGGCGGTAAATTTATTGACAAGTATAGTAGTCATGCTCCTGAAGAGCTGGTACCTGGTCAGGTGATTGACAGTTTACAAATGAATGTGTTTACTGCAAATGTAACCAATGGCAACATTGACTATGGTAATGTAACAGCCTTCAAGATCTTCACTGATTATAAACTGTCAACGGTCTATTACAGATTGCCAGATGCAAATACCACAGTGTTGACTGCCAACCTATCCTATGAAGACACTGAGATTTCAGTAGCTGACATTGCTAGATTGCCAGCACCAGCGGCAGCTATCAATCAGCCAGGCAGTATTTGGGTCAATGGCGAAAAGATTAACTATTTTGGAATTGACCTTAACCGTGGGGTGCTAACAGACATACGTCGTGGAGCACAACGAACAAGTATTCCTTTGGTGCATGTGGCCGGAAGCATAATTACTGATGCAAGCCCAGTACAACAGTTTGAAACTGATACAGTACTCACAATCTCAAATGATTACTCTGTGTACAACAATATTGGTAATGCAAGCATCCAAAATACTGCTGTGTATCGAGTAGCAACAACCACACATGTACCACAGGGTAGTATATGGCTGGACTTAGGACAATAACATGATTGTAGCCAACACAACCTTACTTAATTTTGCTTCAACTACTTCATATGGTAGTGCCGAAAACACCGTGTTCTCGTCGGTGTTATGGATACAAGACCAATCACTTGTTGAAAGTGGACACTTGATTTTGGACACTACTAGAGGTGGTACCCGAGGCACAGCAGCCAAGGTGTCTGGAGTTAATCCTGTTAAACCAATTTATTCTTACGCAAATAGCAACGTTGCTATAATTGGTTCGTTCACACAGGTTAACAGTATACAAAATATTTTGACTATTTCAGTGCGTGACGAATCGGGTAATGCACAAGTGCCTGCTACATTTGGACAAGTTTTTGTATCATCATCGCAGGTACGTGCAGTGGCAGTAACATCTGGTGGATCAGGATATTACACAGGCGGCAATGTGGTAATTAGAGATTCTAGTATTGTAGAAGGGTCGTCAAATGTAGTGGCCTGGGCGCAAACTTATACAACCCCAATTACTGTATCAGGCAATATTCCTGCACTCACCATTGGTGATACTTTGCAGTTTCAAACACTAGTTCAAGGCAACGGCCTTTGGGCCGCAGCCAGCAAACCAGCGCAATTTTTGCGCGAGAGTCTGGCATACGACATTGGGCTTGATCCAAGATTGCCCAAACACGACACAATCACAGCAAATTTAATAGCAGGAGCAAATGCAGAAATCACTGTGAGCAATATTGCATTGTTTCCTTCTCCCAGCGAAGTTTACGCAAATGCCACGGTCACAGCAAATCTGCTGGTATCTAATGTATTGATTGTGCCAGTGACCACAGTGTTGGGCATTACAATTGGTGCTAGAGCAGACACAGATGTTATTCCGACCAGTAGCAACACCATTGTTGATAGGATTTTTACCAATAACAATACAATTCGCTTGAACCCAATACGCAGTAATTTAACAATAACGTCGGGAGCAGTTCTGCACTTTACGCCCTATGATATCAAAGGGTCTGTTAGGGTTAGAGAAGAAGTTATTTTATACGAAAAAGCCTGGGAGTCAAATAGTACTCTAACCGGGCTTACCAGAAGTTTTTGCGATACACCCAGCGCCACAATTTCAGGCAATATCACAGCAGGAAACTTAATTACCAGCCTGGGTATACGTACTCTTACATCTTAGGATAATGCAACATGCTAAATAAGGATATGAATCAAAATACAGACAATCCACAGGAACAGCCCGTAACTCAGTCACAACGTCCAAACGACGTGGGAGGAGTGTATGTTCGCGGGCATATTAAAATTCACGATCCAGAATCTGGCGAAGTGTACGTAGACAAGCCAAATGCAATTCACTACGAAAACATGAGTGAAGCATTGGCCTACAGTTTAAGCCACCGTGATCAGCTATTCATGTACGAAATGCACTTTGGCAACGGGGGCAGTGCAGTGGATTCCACTGGAGTTATCACTTATTTGATTCCTAATACCAACAGCCAAAACGCTAATTTGTACAACCCAACATATTTCAAGGTAATTGACGATACAGACACAGCAAACAATCCTGATCCTTTCCATAATAAAATGGAGGTACGCCACATACCAGGAAATGCTTTTACTGATATCAAAATAACCTGCCTGCTAGACTACGGTGAGCCAGCTACTCAAAGTGTTTTCGACAACAGCTCAACATTAAATGACGCATTTACTTTCGACGAACTGGGTATCAAGGCAAGATCACCTGATGGTGTTCTTGGCGCCGGAAAACTGCTAACACACGTGATCTTTCACCCTGTTCAAAAATCATTGAACAGACTGGTACAGGTTGATTACACAGTGCGTATACAAACCTTGACAAACCTGAGCTCGATAGGATAATAAATTATGTCATATACAATAATTAAAACAAACGGTGACACACTGGTTCCAGTACCAGATACCCAGCTTAATACTGATTACGGTATTACGCTAGTTGGTAGAAATTATTCTGGTTACGGCGTATTCATCAACGACAACTTTGTCCACTTGATGGAAAATTTTGCCAACAGCGCGGCACCAATTTTACCATTGGTTGGCCAACTGTGGATGAACACCACAACCAAGTTACTAAGCGCATGGGAAGGCACAAACTGGAAACCACTGGCATTTTTAATCAGTTCCGGTAGCACACCAGCAACAGCAGGTGCTCGTATAGGCGACCTATGGTGGGACACTACTGAGTATCAAATGAAAGTTTGGTCTGGTCAAACCACAAACGTATTGACTTCAACATTGCCTAGCACTGGCAATGTGGTAACAGTAAACACCACAACCGGTATTCAAGTAGGTGACATAGTACAACACGCTAATATTGGACCTGTTGACTTTGCAGTAGTTGAGCAAATTACCAGTGGAACAACCGTTCGCATTACTAATCCTTATACCATTGGATACGGTGAGACAGTTACATTTGTCAATGGATCCGGGTGGTACATAGTTGGACCAAGTTGGACACGATCACAACGCAATACCAGCATATCTCCACGCACAGTAACAGACACAAACGGAATTGTTCATACCATTGGTTTAATTTATACCAACGGCAAGGTACTTGGCGTTACCAGCAAGGACGCAGAATTTACTCTAGCAGTTGCTTCTGCAATCGAAGGATTCAGAATCATTGGCCCAGGTATAACATTACACAGTACTACCGCAGGCAGAGTGGTCAAAACAGTTACAGCAACAGCACAAGGTTCATCAGGTGAGACCACAATACAACTATCCAGCACTGAAAATATAAGAATTGGCGATTATTTTATCAGTGGCAATGTAGCGTTTTCATCAGGAATCACAGTTGGGTCAATTGATTCAGCAAATTCAACTGTAACTATTAACACAACTACAGCAGTTGCAACAGGCGAGCTGGTAGAATTACAAGGTGGCGTCGACAAAGATTACATGTTCAATGGCACAGTGTCAAATGCACTAAAATTAAACAATGTTACTCCTGACAACTATGCACGTCGAGACAGAGATGAAACATTCTTAGGAGATGTAAGTCTGGCCACTGGCAACTTGTATGTTGGTGCAGACAACAACTTTAGCATCAAAGCACCGCCAGCTGGTGGCGATATTCAAATTGATAGCAATGGCTTCGGGCACGATATCAGCGTCTATACCAGTGTTGCCACAACAACACCTCGTAGTGCCACAGCTTCTATTGGGGCAGTGTTATCAAATTTGATCTCAGTGCAGAGTACAGGTAATGTATTCGTTGGCGATATTATTGTTAGCGGAAATGTCAGCGCACAAGATAGAATTGTTGTAGCAGATATATTCAGCGGCAATAGTCAAATTCTTTTAAGCAGTCCTGCTAACATTGGACTAGGCGAGACTTTTACACTTGCTGGAAATCGTGTACGCAGTTTATACATCAATGGCGGCTACGGTAATGTTGAAGTTCGTATGGATCCAACATCATCATTGGGCGTTGCTACTAAAAATTATGTTGACCAAGCAAACGCAGCGGTAACACTTAATCTTGAAAACAATGTAAACACACTGATTGGTCCAAGCGCACCTGTTAACAGACGAAGTTTTAGCAACATAAGTGCATTGGCCAATACAATTATTGCCACTGCCGATGCTCTGCGAGTAGATGTTGATCTCAAAGCGTACATTGCTGATCCAACATTTACTGGATTCCCAAGAGCACCAACTGCAAATCAAGGCGACAGCTCAACACTATTGGCAACAACAGAGTTTGTTACAACCGGACTAGATGATCTAGACAACAAATTCACTGCCAATGCACTAACACAAGATGCTCAGATCTTATTAAGAGCCAACATTGCCAGCCCAGAGTTCACTGGTATTCCAACAGTACCAAGTCCAGCCAGCGGTGACGCAACACGCACTCTGCAAATTGCACATACTTGGTTTGTTGGTAACCTAGTAACAACTCTCAGAGACTATACAGATCAACAGTTAGCACTAAAAGCTCCGCTTGCAAGCCCTGTACTAACTGGCGTTCCGCAATCAGTGACACCAACTGACAGTAATGTTAGTACAATGATTGCCACGACCCAGTATGTTCACAATAAAGTAACAGCGGCAAATGTATTGATGCTGTCGGTTACCGACAATTTGATGAGCATCAAGGCTAACTTGGCAAGTCCAACTTTAACTGGTGTACCAGAGGCACCCACAGCACCAAGTACAACATCTAACTCAATGATTGCCACAACACAGTTTGTTAAAACATCATCACCTGTACTGAGTGTAGCAGGCAAAATAGGCAATGTAGCTCTGGTTGTTGGAGATATCACTGGCGCCGCACCAATTGCAAGTCCAGCATTTAGTGGAGTTCCTGCAGTCCCAACAGCGCCTGCAGGCACAGCAAACCTGCAGATTGCCAGCACAGCATTTGTTATGACTGTTGCTAACACAAAATCACCAATTAACAATCCAACATTTACAGGGATAGTGACACTGGGTAATACCGCGCCTGCTACTGATAACACTGCTAAGGCAGCTAGTACTGGATGGGTACAAACCTGGGCAACAACCTATGCAAGCGTGCCATATTGGAGTGGTAGCAGAAAATACATTTCTACAGCCGCACCTGGATCTGGCGACGGAGCAGACAACGATATATGGTTCCAATACCTACCGTAATTATGAAAATAAATAACTTTAACTTGGAGTTTAAGGCACATGAGCTATAACATAGTAAAATCAGACGGAACGCCGTTGACAGTGGTCGCAGACGGTCAGACCAATAACATCACTACCAGTCTAACACTGATCGGAAAGAACTATGCTGGTTATGGCACGTTCCTGAACGAGAATTTTGTAAAACTGCTAGAAAACTTCTCTAACAGAAGCGCACCATTATATCCGCTAGTAGGACAATTATGGTGGAAATCAGACACACGAGTGTTACAAGTCTACGACACATATGGTACGTGGAAGTCAATTTCTGGTGCCCAGAGTCTAGCAGATCAACCAACCAATGCAGTTGCTGGTGACTTGTGGTTTGACTCAGTTAATCAGCAGTTAAAAGTATACTCTGGTGCAGCCTGGGTTATTATTGGCCCTAGCTTTACCACAACCACTGGTACATCTGGTGCGGTTGCTGACACAATCATTGATACCACACTATTTCCGCACGTGGTTGTCAAGTTCTATGTGCAGAACCGTTTGGTTGCTATCTTGTCAAAAGACTCTGCATTTACACCACAAACAACATTGCCAGGCTTTGCAACTGTTAAGCCGGGCTTTAACCTAAATTCTGACAACGTTCCATCGTTGTTGTATTATGAAAATGCCAACAACTCTGCTTATCTAGGCGGAGTCCCAGCTAACCAGTTCTTAACCAAGACCAATGCAGTTTTGAATAACCAATTGGTTATTCAAACACCAGACGGTTTGGCCATTCAAGAACTTGGCGGTACAGTGACAGACTTCACAATCACAGTCGCTGGTCAAAACGTTAACCTATTCAGTCGTGTACGTGGTAACGGTTTAGTAATTCAATCCAAACCTGACAACGCGGCTGGTGCCACAGTTAACGTATTAACAGTTGACAAATCATCTGGTTTGATCACAGTGTTGGCCGACCCACAAACTGGTCTAGGTGTTGCAACCAAGAACTATGTTGACAACCTAGCAAGCACATTACAAACCTACTTGGCATCAAACGTTAACACATTGAATACCAGTATTGGTACTATTGTTGCTAACGTATTGACCACAACTGGTTCATACACAGCCATGTATGGTAACGTTCGTTTGTTACAATCACAGTTGGGCTTTAATAACCCAACGTTGTTAGCGATTGCTCAAGGCGGATATACCGCAAACGCATACGCACGTTTCACAACCAACGATACATTTGCAGGAAACCTTTTGACTTTATGGGCAAACGTTTCTGCAATTCATGCCAACGTACTAAGTAACCTTGGACAACCAGGTGCTGGTGCAGTACCAGGTCCAGCTGGCAGTATGTTCTCTAACGTATATGCTCTACAAGGTGAAGTCAGTAACCATACTGCAAACAAGTTAAACAGAGATGGCTCATTGGACCTAACAGGTACGCTCAAGCCATCTACAGATAACCAGTACGAACTTGGAACTCCATTGCGTACTTTTGCCAACATCTACTCTGGTGCGGTGACTGTTACTAGCCTTCCACACTTTGGTGCTAACCTGTCAGGCGACATTGGTCAATCCACAAGTCGTTTTGGTGTAATTTATGCCAGTGGAGCACAGTTAACCACATTGACAGTTGGCGGTACAGCAACATTTGTTTCTGCTCCATTGCCAGCTGGTAATGCCGCAGTTAACCTAGGTAGCTCAGGCGCATGGTGGAACAACATCTACGGTGTGTCAATTCAAGCAAGATACGCTGACTTGGCAGAACGTTATGCAAGTGACATAGACTACGCACCAGGTACACTAGTAAGAATTGGCGGCTCAGCTGAAATTACTCAAGAGAACGACGATGCAAGTGAAAATGTGTTTGGCGTAATTTCTACCAATCCAGGACATGTGCTGAATGCAGGTTCAGATGGTCTTCCAGTTGCACTAGCAGGACGAGTTCCTGTGCGTGTGGTTGGCCCAGTAGAACGCAATGGCCGTTTGGTAAGTGCAGGAAATGGAGTGGCCCGTGCTGCCAAACCCGGTGAAGCCACAGCATTTAATGTAATTGGACGTACTCTGCAAGAAAAAGTAACATCAGGCGAAGAACTAGTTGAAGCCGCTGTTACAATTCGATAATCTAAAATAGTACTTGACACAGGTGTTGTTGTTTTGCTACAATAACACCTGTTTCTACGAAAGAACTCATGATCGGAATAATTGGTTACGGAATGGTTGGCAAGGCGGTGGCAACTGGGTTTAGTAAAACCGCAGTGATGCTCTCTGACCCTGCATACAACGATCTCAGCATAGAATATATGTGTGGGGAAAATCCTGACGCTGTTTTTGTATGTGTGCCTACTCCTACTGATCATAGCAACTATCAAATACTACGTGAAACATTGGAACGTATTAAAAGTACCAATTACCAAGGAATTGTTGTTGTAAAAAGCACAGCACTTCCACATGTGCTAGAACAATACGACATTGTTTACAACCCCGAGTTTTTAAGCCGTGCAACAGCCGCAGATGATTTTATTAACCCGCCTTTTGTACTACTAGGTGGTGACACAGACAAAACTCAGCGTGTGGCAGATCTGTATCGCAAATACTCTGATGTGAACATGAGCACAGTAAAATTCACAGACATAAAAACTGCGGCATTGGCCAAATACACAATGAACAGTTTTTATGCACTCAAAGTAACATACATGAATGCCATATATGATGTTGCCAATGAGCTGGGCGCTGACTACAACAGTATCGTTGATGTGTTAAAAATGCAGCCATGGATGGGCACACATCATTTTCAAGTTCCGGGCCCAGATGGCCAGCGAGGCTTTGGTGGCCCGTGCTTGCCTAAAGATACAAAAGCACTAGCAGATATGTTTGACATAGAGCTCTTAAATACTGTATTAAAATTAAACGAGATCTATAGAAAATGAAAACCTTGCTTGTGGTCCTTTCAGAAAAGTGCAATCTAAATTGCACCTACTGTGACGTGGATAAATGGAGCAAAAAAGCCATTGATGTAGACATGTATCTTGATGAGTTTCGAAAGATGCGGGAACAACACCCGACTGAACGTATCAAGATTGATTTTTTTGGGGGTGAGCCCCTGTTGCAATTTGATTTGATTCAGCGTATAGTAGATGGTGTACGTGAAGATGGCAATGTAAAATTATTCATGCCCACGAATGGGTTGTTGTTAACAGATGAAATACTGGAGTACCTAGTTAAAGAACAAATTGAAACATCTGTGAGTTTTGACGGACTGTGGCAAGACAAATATAGGCTACAGTTAAACGGTCGCAAAACCTCACATAGATTTTTAGAAAAAGCAGATCTATTCAAACAGATACCCAACCTACGTATGCACACAATGATTTACAAGGGTTGCTATAACCTATTGGAAAATCATTTGTTTATAAAAAAGCACTTTGGAGTGAATCCAGAGCTTACGCTGGTACGTGACGTTGATGTATGGGATTCTGCTAGTGTGGAAAAACTCAAAGCAGGTATCGAAGAACTGTTTGATTGGTACATCGCAAATCCGCATGAGCAGATGCCGTTTTTCATCACATTTTATCTTCGCCATTTTTTAAATTACAAAGTTAAAGGATTAGAAAAACACAACTGCGGCGCAGGAACAGACATATTCATGTTCAGCGACAACAAGATTGTGCCCTGCACACGTTTTACCAAAGCACCCGAGCTGATTGCAGAAATACCCAAATATGCACAAATGCCCGAGTGTCAATCCTGCGAAGTAAAAAACTACTGCGAAAAAGGCTGTTTATTTGAGCAAATCAAAAACAAAGGTCCTATCGTGGAGCTCTGTAGCATATATAAATACACTTACAGGCAAGTAAGTAGGATGTCACAAGAGCTAGGTAGCAATCCGTACTTTATACAACAACTTAAAGAGGAAATTGAGAATGTCAACTAGCATTAAAAAGATGAACAAGGCGCTGTTTTATGCCAGCAATCATCTACTGGAAGCATCCAAACACTTGTCAAATGTGCAAGAATTTCAGGACGAATCCGATAAACTTTTACACATGGCAGCTGAAATGGCGTTGATTATTCAACCTGAAGAAGAAAAAGTTTCAGATGATCGTATGATGAGCATTTTAGATGAAATTATGACCATGGGGAAAGACACACAATGAATGAACGTTTAGGACAATTTACTATCGAAATCACCACCACTGCTTTGTGCAACTTGGGTTGCACCTATTGCTTTGAGGGTGTGAAGACCAACAAACAACGTCTAGACGACAAACTAGATCTAGTTAAACAGCGTATTCACGAACTAAGAAAGTCACCTTGGTTCCGCAACAAATATGACAGCTTGAACATCAGCTTCTGGGGTGGTGAGCCAACACTAAATGGTAAAATGATTATTGATGTAATGAATGAATTCAATGAGTATCCTGAGATTGAATTTCATATCTACACCAATGGTTATAACCGCAAGCGCCTAGAAGATATTTTTGATGCAGTAGATACTAGCAAACTACAGATTCAAATCAGTTACGACGGAAAAGACATCAATGACAAATTCCGTTTAACTCACACTGGTAAACCAACCAGCTCCACAGTGGTAGAGAACATTGAATACTTTGCACGTAAAGGTATTAACATCTCATTGAAAAGCACCATTCCTCTCAAGAGCATGACTGGTCTTTACAAGACTTGGTTAGACTTCCGTGATTTACACCAACGTCTAAACAGCATTGGTAGAAATATCACAGTGACCTATGCTCCTACAATTGATTATGTGAATGAGATTCCATCTGGCGACTTGCCTAAGATGATTGAAGATTTTAGAAAAGAAATGTTAATGGTTGCGCGAGAAGAAATCAAATTCTATCGTGAGCACAATCATCATTTGATGTCATGGTTTGACGGCGGCGACACAAAAGTACACTGTGCGTCTGGTGCCAACATGCACGCCATTGACGTTGATGGACAAAGCTATGCTTGCCATGGATCTTTGTACAGTCCAAACAAAGAACTCATGAGAGGCAGTAGTATTGACCAAGACAGTTTTGTTGACGACGTAGCCAAGATGAGTGAAACATACAGCATTCCAATTCGTACAGTTTCAGATATTTGCAAAGGCTGTGTTGCTACGACTTGTATGATTTGCCCAGTGTCCAGTTTAGACAATAGCAAAAAAGAAGATTACTTCGATCGTTGGACTGATCGTTGGGTAAACAACATGTGTGGCTTTTTTAAGGCATTTGGTGAAATTGATAGAACCGTTCAATCCTACCTTGACAACGAATTACAAGTTGTTACTGAAAAAGCAAAACAATTAGAAATGGAAGGAACTTAACCAAATGGCATGCTCTGGTTCACACTGCACTGACCACGGAACAGGCACATCATCCTGTTCAAATCACCGTCCTGGCTGCTCTACTAACAGAGCCATTACCATGAGTAATGAATGGGCTCAAGGTGGTAAGGTAACAGCCGCAGATATAAATTTATTACGTAGCAGTATTCGTGACGAGATTGCTCGTTATGATTCTCATGGCGATTACGGCCCATACACATTGTATGAGGGAACTGCATTTTCACCGGGCGCAACCACAGCCACGTCAGGACAATACAACAATCTTCGTACTATGGTAGCATATCTGACCACAGTTCCGGCTTCGCTGGCCGCAGGCACAAAGGTACAGATTACTCATTGGACGGAGCTCAAAGCACGTTACGATGTAATTCGCCAAGATTGTATTTGTAATTCAGACTGCTCCTGTAACAACGTTTGTAGTTGTCACAACGACTGCGGTTGTAACTACAGTGATCAACGTCTCAAAGAAAACATCAAGTTCATTGAAACACGCAATGGTCTGAATATCTATTCTTGGACATATATCTGGGACAAAGCCACAGAGTATGTTGGCGTTATTGCTCAAGAACTAGTTGGAACCAAACATGAACAAGCATTAAAGAAGGATGCTCGCGGATTTTACATGGTGAACTATAAACTCTTACCAATCTGAATTTGGTATACAATGAGGAATCAATTATGACAATGCTTTACGATCTGGCCCACGTCATTGACTGCGGCACTTACTACCGGGTAACTAATGTGGTCAACAACACATTAGATGCCCCGGCGGACCACCAAGAAAAATATCTCAAACTCAGTTACATGAGTGCTGAGATGATGAAAAAAGCAGTGGTTGAAAACAAAACTATTCATATCAGTAAAACTCTCAGAACCACGGAAGTATTGCCCGGGGAGTTTGAGGTCATTGACCTTATGGAAACAGACCCTCTCCAGGAAGCAAGAAATGCAGCCATGATAAAAATTCGCATGTTGATTACACCAGAGCTTTCCAAGATTGCTGGGCTGACCATGTATGGATTTATCATGCTCAACAACGATCTAGCCAATGCTGGATATTTCATCACCAATGACAACCGTGAAGAAAAGTATTTGGAAATACTTGAAACCGGCGACGAGAAACTGATTACCAAGTTAGAAGATTATCTAAACTACAAAGATGAAATTGAATCTGTGGCACAGCTAGAAAGAAAGTTCAGTGCATTCCGCACTGCAATTAAATTGTCTAACACACAAGAAGAAGTTAAAACAATAGAACAAAACTTTTTAGAAGACTTCTACGCAAGATTTTAATATGAAACTTGGAGTGGTGTACAAACACAAACCACATAACAAGATCAACGGAACTCTGTTTTACTGCTTTGAATATTTTAAGTTTTTACAAAAATATACTGATGTTCAATTTTATGTTATAGGCATAACAGAAGGCGATCTTCGCCTCGTCGCAAACATACTTTCTCAAAAATATCAAATTTTCACAGACGGCATTGTTCCAATCAAACTCACCGAACTCTATCAACTTGATCTAGACAGAACTCTGGTACTGGATGTTGATACATTTCGTCAATGCCGAGAGTTTTTCACCAACGAAGTACATTGTTTTAGCAACGAAGAACACGAATGGTTCCGCTACCGCAATCAAAGATCTGTAACCTACTACGGAAGCTATGATTTTCAATACTACGATGTGTTCTGCTATCTAAAATTAAACTTTGAAATATTCCCACAGCTAACAACTTCAGCACCTGGCGTGTTTGTGAGTTGTCTGGACCCACAGTTTATTCGATTTGAATATGAACGATTAAAGAAACAGTTCAATCGACCAATTATACTAAAGAAGCAACACACTGGAGTAGGCAACTTGTTTGAATTGATTGATGCAGTGCATTATATACATGTGGTACGAGACAGCAACAATCGAATCATCCCTGAGGGATTTTATTACAATAAACAAGTCACAGTAGAAGAAGTCTATACAGGTGTAGATTCAATCATGCTACGCTACAATGATATCAAACAAAACGGACTGACTAATTACACACTGACACAAGATGATGTAATGGTAAAGGCAATGCTCAGATGAAAATAATACAATTAGATCCTTCGTACGATCTCTGGCTCAGCTATACCTGGAGCAACAACAATCACGGCGTGTGTGGACATACCTTTGAAGTATTTGACTACTATCACGTACTCAAAGATCATTTTAAAGTGGGAATTTTTTTAGGAGAAGATATTGATTGGCAAACCGTTGAGAGAAGTATTAGAAACAAGTATGATTTTACAGATCATGAAATTGCCGATATTCGCGCACATACTGTGTTCGGCAATCGCCCTAGTTTGTTACGTGGCCGTAATATTTTATTTACAGACGGAGGTATTGTAAATGCACAAGAGTACACGCTGTTATTTGACAACATCATCTTCTTTGCTTGCGGAAACAAAGAGATCAAAGACAATGATAAACACAACGTCTACATCTTACAAGACGACCGTGTGTATGATCCTGTCAAAACCAACGGAATCAACTATAAAAAGAAAATACTCTTTAGTCGACTAAAAACCATTGGCGAAAGCAAAAATCAAATATTGCTGTATGCCACCAAAAACTGCCGCAATATAAAAGATTGGGCAGACTTTGCAAGATACAATAAACCTATTGTTGCAATTACCAATGCAGAAAATCAACCAACTCCAGTGACTGGAATTACGTTTATACTTCCACCAGTAGACAATCTGTTTGAACAGTTTACCACGTATGTGTACACTCCAGTTGAAAGAAAGTGGGATTGTTCGCCTCGTTTCATAGCCGAATGTAAATACTACAGCAAAGAGGTAATTTATCATGATATAGATTACTGGGCAGAAGATCTAGGACTGTATTGGAGACGCTGGGATATTGACTATAAGTTTGACAGCATCCATCTAAAGCCCAATGATGAGATAGTGGACATCCTTAAAGGCATAATATGATAGTGGTAGAAATCATTGAGTATTGCAATTTCAAATGCTATTTTTGCAAAGCCAAAGATATCACCGAGCCGCAGTATATGGATCTAGAATTATTCAAAAGAATTATTTTAGAAGCAAAGGCAATGGGCATAACAGAAGTTGATTTGATTCCTGCAAAAGGCGAACCATTCCTGCATCCTGACATTTATGAAATGCTTGATTTTGTAAACACGCATATGAAATACACCATTGTGTTTACCAATGTAACCGCAGTGAATGTAGAGAAGCTGAAAAAAATTGGTATGACCAATATTAAATTCTGTATCAGTTATTATGGTGACACTCCAGAAAAGTTCAAAGAGCTAACCGGCATGGATAAAAATTTATTTGATATTGTGCATCGTCGAATTGATGAACTTGATGCAGCCGGTATACGTTACAACCTAGAGCGCCGCGATCGAAACTATGTTTTCAATTACACCGGCACAAAAATAAACGAAGAATTCAACTCTAAACTCAAATGCCATTTTCACAGTATGCCCAAGATATTGGCCAATGGTGATGTGATGTTTTGTAAGTTCGTAAAAGACAATGTTCCTTATAATGATAAGTTGGCCTTTGCAAATCTAAACACAGTGTCACTAAAGGAAGCATTAGAGCACCCTATTAGATACAAGTTCTTTGATAGCCAAAGTATATGTTTAAATCATTGCAGTAGTTTTAGTAGGACTTGTTATAAAGAATCGGTGTCATCATTTAAATTGATGGTGGCAAGTAAAAAGAAATATCAGGCTGATCCAGAGCCAATTGACCAACAATACCAAGAGATTGAACGTGAGACTATACAACGAGCTGAGCAATAAGTTACAGATTGATAGTAACGAGCCTATGTGCAATCGTGCCAAACTAGACACTGGCACACATTGCAACTATCGTTGTGAGTTCTGCTATTACAAAACACAGCTTGATGAAGTAACTGAGTTTGAAAAAATAAAAGAACGCATTGATTATTTGATTGCTTGTGGAATTAAAGAAGTAGACCTTAGTGGTGGAGAAAGCAGTATTCACAAGCAATGGTTTGATATACTAGACTACTGCCGCGGGCATGGATTGAAAATCAGTACACTGAGCAATGGGTACAAATTTGCCAATAAAGAATTCTTAGCAAAATCAAAAGAACACGGACTAGAAGAAATCCTATTTAGTGTACATGGTTATGACAAAGAGTCTCACAACATATTAGTAGGTCATCGCAAGGGCTTTGAAAATATTGTCCAGGCCATACACAATGCACATGAGTTAGGCATTTTGGTTCGTGTTAATTGCACAGTGACTCACCGGAACTACAAATCCTTGCCCACAAAGTTTGTGGCACTGATGCAAGAACTACAACCCTTTGAAGTGAACTTTCTCACTCTCAACTATTGGGACGATGCTGGCAAACAAGACACTATCAACTACGCTGAAGTTACACCTTATGTACATCAGGCCATTGATTTGTTAAAAGATCAAGTTAAAAAAATCAACGTAAGGTACACACCTTATTGCTTCATGACAGGCTATGAACAATACGTTTGCAATTATTATCAACATATCTATGATGTATATGATTGGAATATTGCGGTATACAATGGTGACATCGATCCTGAAACATATCGCGCTGATCCACTCAAGGCCATGTATGATGCAGCCGCATTCAAACGCAACCGCACATACTATAAAACCAAGGACTGCTTAGAGTGTAAACATTATTACATCTGTGATGGTGTTGAGAAACAGATCAAAGATGTGGTACTGACTCCGGCTCCGGGTGAAAAAATCACACAGGTAAATTTTTATAGAAAAGGGTTTTACAAATGAGCAATCAATTGCCAAGAGTAAAGCACGACAACTATGAATTCTTTCAAGGAGGACTTGATGGAGCTAACAGTTATACCTTGTACCTAACCTATAAGTGTAATTGGTTCTGCGACTACTGCTCTGAGGACACACACAACAGAGCTGATGTAACCTATCATGACATAAAACAAAAAGTTGAAGCAATACCAGGAAACAGTGATGTTGCATTAACTGGTGGCGAGCCAGGGCTCATTGATCATGCTGTTATGGAATGGGTGTTAACAGAGTTAAAGAATAAAGGATGCTTTGTTAATGTAAACACCAATGGAACATTTTTTAAAAAACACAAAAATCTATGCCATATCCCAGACAGTTTTTTATATCACTGTAGTGAACATTTAGACAATGATGACATTTGGATTCCTGAGCACGTTGATATATCCAAAATTGATTTTCAATTGGTAATCACAGATGATACCATGCACCGTTTGGACTTTTATATCAATCAATATCCGGATATCAGATTTTTAGTATTTGGAGCAGATAATGTAATTGGCAAAGGATTGAGCAGAGCCAATGGATTCAAAGTATATAATCAGTATAAAGATCGTATTGCACCTGACAGCTATCTACATTTGATTACCAGTTGCTGGGAAGTAAACAATATCCGCAAGTTAAAGGCATTGAGATGAAAAAAGAAATTGAATTGCCTTTAACCAACAAGTGCAACTGGCACTGTGACTATTGTGTTGCAGATATACACAACCAACCAGAGCTGCCTTTTGAAGAAGTACTACGCAGGGTAAAGGCCATTGAACCCGACACAGAGGTCACGTTTGGCGGAGGAGAGCCTGGGTTACTGAAACGTGAGCAGTTGGAGTTGATAATAAAACTGCTCAAGGACAAGAACTGTATAATTGACCTGTTGACAAACGGGTTGTTCTTCAGGCAACACATGCCATTGGTACATGAGTTTGGAAAGATACATTATCATTGCGTGGAGTATCTGCCCGACGACATAGAGTTTCCTAATTTAGAATTAGATCATGTGTTCTACGCATTGGTAGTAACCAATACAAACTTCCTGGATGGAAGCATACATAAAATGATAGAGAAGTATCCTCATATCAAGTTCTTGTTGTTGCCTGATGTACGTAGTCAACGCAAGATTAGTTTGAATCTAATGATGGACTTCTTCAACCAACACGGGCACAAGGTTCATCCATATAGCCTGGATGAGTTTGTTACAGTTGTGGCAAGGTGGCACTGATGGCAATACAAGCAAAAGAAAAAGAAATTGAACTTGTGGTTACATGGGTATGCCAATGGCATTGTAACTATTGCTGTGTGGACACACACAATCGTCCTAAACTTGGCATGGATCAGGTTAAAGAAAAAATAGATAAAATAATACCTGGCTATAATGTAACACTCAGCGGTGGCGAAGTTGGTACAATGAAACGTGAGGACATTGTTTACATACTAGACGCATTGGAGGCAAAAGGTTGCCGCCCTAGTATCAATACCAACGGATTGTTTATCAAACGCTATCGCGATTTACTGCCTCGTTTTGATACCATACTATATCATTGCAGTGAAGACATCAATTTAGATGACGATATTATCATTGATGCTACTATAAATTTGCAGTACCTACTGATTGTCACAGATTTAAACTTTGATCGTTTGGGCACATTTTTGGATAAGTACCCTGACATACAGTTCAATTTGGTTGCCGCTACAATGCCATTGGGTATATCAGGTCCGACGTTAAGTAATAGTAACAAGCATCGCATGTTGACCATGTATCATAAACGCATGACGCCAGACTCAATCAAGCGTGTTTTTAAAGAAAAAGATTTTAACAGCATAATTTATCTATGAAACTAGGATTAGACAGAGCAGAAATACTTGAAGTTGAGCTAGAGCTTACAGGCACCTGTAACCTAGACTGCCCTCTCTGTCTACGATCATATGAAAATGCACAACATCTAGTGCAGAAGAATATCAGACCTGTTGATGAATGGATAACCCAACTTGACACATTTCCTAACCTGAAATTTGTTTGCATGGCCGGCAGCGTTAGCGAACCTACCATGTACAAAGACTTTGTTCCACTGGTAAAATATCTAGTGGGCCGAGGTATTAAAATTGAACTGTATACAAACGGTAATACGCACAAGCCAGAGTGGTGGAAAGCATTGGGTGATATCTTTGCGGCAACAGATAGAGTTTACTTTACTATCTGTGGTAGCACACAAGAGCTACATGAAGTATATCGTGTTAACAGTAGTCTGCAACAGATACGTGATCATGCAACAGCATTTCGTCAAAGCGGCAAGTGTAATGATTGGTGCCAGCATATACGATTTGAATATAATGCAAAAGATCTTGAGTCTGATGCAATGAAGGCAATTATCGCAGAGTTTAGCAATCCATGGTTGATTGATTCTAGTCCATACCAAGAGCGGTTTGGAATTATCAAAGAAGACACAGCAATCAAGATGCACGGCAAGCTCGGCGAAAAATATAACACAATAAAAAACAGCATCTTAAAAAGACATGCCAATGGTGCAAGTTGTAAGATGCGTTGCAAAAGTTACGAAACAAAGTTTTTGAGCATAAACCAATTTGGAGAAGAGTTTCCTTGCTTCTTGTATCGGGTGTACAAGAAGACCCCGTTTGATCACAATGACTACTCTGAGATTCACAAGTTTGAATTTGACTTCTGTTACGAGTGCGAAAGCATGACAACCAGTATACTAGAACGCAACGGTATGGAGCGAATGGTATGATAGTTAAGAAGTCTGAGATTGAAGAAATTGAAATGGACCTGACTGGTCTGTGCAATTTAGAGTGTCCGTTATGCACTCGCAATTATTCACACGCACAACATCTAGTTGGCAAGAATATACGACCAATTGAGGAAGTAATTAAACAATTAGATCAATATACAGGACTCAAACGTTTCTTTATTGCAGGTGCAGTAAGCGAGCCCACAATGTACAAATACTTTGATGAGTTCATTGATTACCTGAACAGTCGTGATATTTACTACGAGTTGTTTACCAACGGCAACACTCACGATGCAAAATGGTGGGAGGCACTGGGTAAACGCATACCTAAAAAATGTATGGTAGCATTTACCATCTGTGGTAGCACACAACAGCTACATGAAATATATCGTGTGGGCAGTGATCTACAACAAATTATTGAACATGCAAGAGCAGTGCGTAAAAATGGTCTAGGTAACGACTGGATGCAACATATACGATTTGAGTATAATAGCGAAGACTTAAAGTCAGCTGAAATGCAACAAATAATCAACGAGTTCTCTAACATAATGTATGTTGAAACTGAAGGGGTCCGACGTAAGAATGACTATGAAAAGAAATTCCCTATCAATGTAAAACCAATGGCAGTGCGAGATAAGACTATTAAACAACTGTTTGCAAATCGTCCACTACCAGACGATGGCAACACCTATGATATTCAGTGCCGCAGTCTAGAACAAAAGAAAGTGTATATCAACCAGTATGGACAAGTAAGTGCTTGTTATGTACATGCAGAGTTTGAACAAGATTACTTTGCAGAAGAAGACTTTGATTATAGCGACATCTTGAAATTCAAGTTTCCTGACTGTTTCTTGTGTGAAAAACGAACACGCACTTTTATAGAAAAAATGGGACTGGATTTTGTATGCTGACCATGCCTCGAGTTGAAGACATTGAGTTAGAGCTCACCACTCTCTGTAATGCACAATGTCAGTTATGTTACAGAAACTATACTGTATACCAAGAGCATTATCCAGACAACCTGGTGCGTCCTATTGCTGACGTAATTGCACAGTTGGAAACATTTCCAGATCTAGTATGGGTCAGGCTTGTTGGCACCATAAGCGAGCCAACATTGTATAAACATTTTTTTGAGCTTGTACGATACATCAAGGCACGTAATGTACGAATTGAAATTTGTACCAATGGAGATACGCACAAGCCTGAATGGTGGGCAGAACTTTCAACCCTTATGAGAGATGATGATAGAGTTTACTTTAGCATCTGCGGTAGCACACAAGAACTGCATGAGGTGTATCGCAAGAACACCAAATTAAAAAACATACTTGACAATGCTCGTGCGTTCCGTGGCGCAAACAAAAACGATTATGCACAATGTATTCGCTTTCATTACAACAGTGATGATTTTGATGGACCTGAGTTTCAACAAATGGTAAGCGAGTTTAGTCATGTGTATTGGACTGAAACCTTTTTGCTCAAAGACAAAAGCAACTACGTGGACACTTCTGGTATTGAACGTCTGCGCCCAAACCCGCATAAACTACAAGACTACGAACAAATGGACAAATTTGCTCGAGCCAAGTATGCTAGTCCAGTGAAAGGCAAAGCCTATTGCATGAGCTGGGAAAACAAAAGTCAACAAGTGGACATTCATGGCAAGGTGTATCCATGCTATCTATTTTTAGAAGCCAGCAAGGGTAAACCCTGGGACGGGGACTATGATAAAATTTTGAACATGCAGTATGATGTGTGTAAGTATTGTGATAGAGCAGTAGTTGACCTCTGCAACAAAAAGGACCTACGTTACATCATATGAAAAACAACAACGATTTTATTGAACTATTTGAACAACGTTTATGCGAGTACACAGGGGCTCCTTATGCTGTGGCAGTGGATCGCTGTACCAATGCAATACTGTTGGCATTGGAATATCAAAAGAAACGCAAAGCCAAAATAGTATTGCCTGCACACACATACATCAGTGTTCCCATGACACTGATTAACTATGGCTACAATGTGTGGTTAGAATATAAAGAATGGGTTGGCAGTTATCAAATTGGCAATACCAACGTGTATGACTACGCTGTGGGGTTTAGACCCAATATGTATCGTGCTGGCGAAGTTCAGTGCTTGAGTTTCCAGCAGAAGAAAAGTTTGCCAATTGGTAAAGGTGGAGCAATACTGCTTGACGATCATACAATGTACCAAGCACTAAAGCGTATGCGACATGATGGTAGAGATAGCTCGCTAGGAGTTGCCAGTGAGATGGAGCATATCACTCTAGGATATCATATGAACATGAGCCCCGACGAAGCAGCCAAAGGTATATTACTGTTGAATCAGCTAACGCAGGACTACAAGATTGGGGCATGGCAAGCATACCCTGATGCCAGAGATATTCCTTGTCTCAAGGAGTACTCTATATGAAGTATGCACTGGTAGCAGCCATTGAAGGCAACAACAGGAACTTGAATAATCAATTGAACATTGTACAGTTTGAAAGAAAGTTCGAAGACGAAGCTATTTTGTGTTTTGAGGCCTGGCGCAAAAATGGTGGATGGTTAAAAGACATTCCAATATATGTTCTGTGCCCAACACACAACACTATTAGTCAAGATACCATTGATCAACTCAAAGCAATAAATGTAGAATACATTGAAGAATATCATCCTGTCACTGAAACTTTTACCAGTGGTTTTTTAAACATTCCCTACGTGGGCATGTTGTTTGAACAACGATTGGATGTTGATGTTCTTATTAAGATTGATCTAGACATGAATCTTATTCAGCCATTGCCCGAGGCGTTGGTAAACTGTGGACAAACAGTTTGCGGTCAATATGATGATTACTGTACAAAACAACAACGCACACTGGAACCTGGTTGGGACAATCCGTTTGACACAGGATTCATGATCACCCGCAAAGACAGTGGATTTTATCAACGCTGGTGGAAAGGTGTTGCAGAGATTCTAAACGGAGCACATGATCCAGATTGGTTGGCTGTGCGAGCGCAAACAGGCGAATACTATCTAGAAGAATATATTGTAGACAAAATCTACCACGAGGATACTGGTGCTATTCGCCCTGTACAAAAATATCAAATTGGTGAATGGTACACGCCTGTTGCCAAGTTTACTGATGATGAATTAAAGAATGTTTACTTCTGGCACGAGCACTTGATCAGCGACCCTAAGTACAACAAAATACGTGAAAAAGTTGAATACTTTAATCGTATGCGAAAAATCAATCTAGAGTCTGGTACTGCCTAAGAGTATCGCCCCATAGCTCTGCATCAAATTCCATAACCAACAACACACGTTCTTGATCAGTGTTGTTGAAACCATAGTGTTCCTTGGTAATGTCAAAGGCGAAGGCTTCGCCTACTTTCCATCGATGTATTTTACCATCAATCCAGAATCCAACATCACCTTTGGGAATGATCAGTGGAATGTGTAGGATAATCTTGTTGCCCCAGTCTAGGTGCCGGTGCTTAGGAGTCTTGGACTGCGGTTTAAGAATCAAGTGACCTGTTGCACGGTGTGTGGGACCATCTTTGACCAATGAAGTGGTAAACGGATACCACTTTTGATAAACAGCCCAGGGCTTGTATTTCCACCAGAGCGCAACAGCCTGCCATTCTTGTACAGGTACACTTTCTGGACTCCAGTCGGGTAGTGCAAATGTTTTCCTACCCTGCGCTTTGTTGTGCTGATATTCCTCAATCAGCTGGTCTACATTGTTTACTAGATTGTCAATGAATTGTTGTTGGCTCATGATAATATTTATTTGCCCAAACCTAGTGCAACAACACTTTTGGCCATAATATCAACAGGTGTGTTTACCAACGAAGGATTGTCGTGATGATCTTTGTGCATACACTCGTCAAACACCACAGGCCACAGCAGTGGATAATTCTTAACTTTGCCATGCGTATGGCATAGAACATTCACACCTAAGTTAGTGCAAAATGTAGTAAGTGCCACAGGCACAGCCCAGAGTGTTGCAAACCAGACTGGCCCTAGTAGCACCAACAGTACTAAAGACACACCAATAGCAATATCAATTTCGTGTTTGCCTAGCCATCTGAAATATTTGTTAGCCGCACGATCAATACCTCGTCTGAGTTCTGCACTGTGATAGTGATGCCTAAACACAATGTAAAACCAACTTTTGTGGGCAGGACTATGAGGATCTTTTTCTGTGTCGTTGTGTGCATGGTGTGTTCTATGCCATGCGGCCCATGAAATAGGTGTGCCTAGTAATGCAGCCACACCAATGGTAGCCAAGATGTTCTGCAGCCATACAGGTGGATTCCAGGATCCGTGTGCGGCCCAGCGATGCAAAAACAAACTCTGAATGCCATTTAACAACAAATAGAACATGAGATAACATGCGACAAATTGAGTCCAGCTGGCACCAATTGCCCACAGTGGAACGGTCAACAGGAACAGGTAAAACATCCAGGAAATCAAAGTTTTTGAATATTTCATTTTGTATTTAACTAGGCAATAAATATGTATGTACTTTTAACAGGACTCCCATTATGAGCATCACACACAACCAATTTGTAAGAGGGTTGCAAGTTGTCAACCACCTAGTTTTATTATTTGGACTTTATTATGTTTTTGCCACTGAACAATATCACTGGCTAACAGTTAGTTTTTTTACCTATGTGTTTGTGTGTATGCTGGGTGTTAATATTGGCTACCATAGACTGCTGAGCCATCGTAGTTTTGAAACACACAAACCCATTGAATATCTATTGTCGGTGCTGGGAGTGCTGACCATTATTGGTAGCCCAATGGCCTGGACCGCAGTACACAGACAGCACCATCGTGCGGCAGAAACCAATCGAGATCCGCATAGCCCTTATGTGCTGGGCAAGTTCAATGCCTGGGTGGGGTTTTGGAACTATGCTATACTAGATCTCAAGTTGGTTCGCGACATGCGCCGTAGCAAGTTTCAAAAATTCTTGCACAATTATTACATTGAAATTATTGCAATCTATGTGTTGATACTGGCACTGATCAATCCATTGTTGGTTGTGTTTGTGTTTGCTATTCCTGCTTGTTTGAGTCTGTTTACTACTAGTGCTGTGATTGTGATTGCACACTATCATGGATACAAGACATATGAACTCAAACACGATCAAGCTCGTAACAGTTGGATCACACATCTGCTATCGCTAGGTGAGGGTTGGCATAACAATCATCATGCTAAACCATACCAGTGGTGTCAGGGCGAAAAGTGGTGGGAATTTGATCCTCCGAGCTGGGTTATTAGATTGATTAAAAAATGATCCACACAGACTTTAAACAAGATTTTGATATTGATTTGCCTGACAAACTTGAATGGGGTGCGTTAGACTATTTCTTTTGGCACAATGACAACATTTACTATCATAAGCCTGCACTAGAACTAAGTGTATTAGGTGATGTCAAAGAGATCATGGCTGAAATGAAAAAGCCAGAACGTAAAGAATTGATAAAAGCTATGGCCGTGGATATTCCAGGTTGGCAAGGTAGTCCATGTGGACAACAGAGTCTGGCCCAGATACGCAGAGTGATCTCTGGCGCACCCAAGGGCATGCCTAAGTTTGTCGAAGAGACCAAACACTTTTTTGTTTTTGAATTTCCAACCCGCAGGTCCATTGGCATAGGTGATATCACCGTAGAACTTCTGAGTCAAATTGAAAACAGTTTTGATTTTGATTTTGGTCCGTACTACAACAACATGGCAAAAGGTCTATACATTGATGAAACTGGCCAGGTATATTGGACTTTGCTGAATCGCTGGGTACACTACAACAGAGCTCGTCCATTGAACTACAAGCTGGGTATATTCATAGAACATGAAACTGACACGCATGTAAATTTCTTCCCGCACATGGTACTGGACGAACTGCATCGCAAACAAGTGCAATGGTTGAGTATCTGGGAGTACGGCAACAAGCCGTTGACAATACATGATTAACAGTAACACGAGTTTTGGCAAGCTAAAAGAAATTGTTGTGGGCCGCGAACTACAACTGGCCAAACGCATCAGTGACATTACATTTAAACAGTTTTACCGCGAAGCTCTAGACGAAAGAATATATGAATCGCCATTTGACAGTTATCAAGTTAGCATGGCGTTGATTGAGCAACGAAATCAACAGTTGGACAATTTGGCTAGCACACTAGAGTCACGTGGTGTTGTGGTGCATCGACCTGCGGTACTAGACAAGATTGTTCCTTTTAACACACCTAGTTTCAAAAGTGAACTAAGCAGTGCTAGTAATGTACGTGATCTAACACTGGTATACGGTAACAAGCTGATTGAAACTCCTACATTTGTTCGCAATCGTTATTATGAAAACACACTGCTACACGATGTGTACAGCAGTGCATGGGACAGAGGTCGTGGAGGTCAGTGGATTAAAGCACCGCATACTGAACTAACTGAACGCACCATTGATCTAGGACATTGGGGCGACACTCGCGACTACAACAACATTCCAGATAATTTTGTAATGGCAGTGGATGGCGCACAATTCCTACGCATAGGCAGAGATTGCATTGTAAACATTAACAGCTATAATCAGTATTTGGGGTATGAATGGGTCAAGAGCTTTTTTCCAGACACAGACTTTCATGTGCTACATGTTGCAGACAATCATATTGATGGTTGTTTAATATGCCTAAAACCTGGCGTGTTTTTGGTCAACCCATTGTACCCAAACATACGTGATCTCTTGCCTGCCAAGTTCCGCAACTGGACTTATCTGTATCCTCAAGACCTAACGGCAAACATTGATGTAACTGGCATGACTGACATTGATATTAGACTTGCAAGCTCGCGTGGCATGGATGTGAACGTGCTCAGTCTAGATGAAAACACTGTTATGTGTACTAACCGCGCACACGGAGTCAAAGACATATTAGATAAAAATGGGTTTGATGTTATTGAAGTCACTCTAGAACATGGCGAAATCTTTGCGGGTGGCATACACTGCTCCACACTGGATCTAGTTAGAGATGACCAATACATATATTACTAATTCCAAAGCCCAGTGGATACGCAGGGCTTGCAAAGACTTTAAAGAAATATCTGGAATCGAGCATTTGCCTTGGACCAGAAAAAACTTCTTCTACTTTTTTGAGCACCGGGGAAAAAAATATGTACACAAAGATGCACTGAGATTTGTGTACACCAACGCAGACACATACTCGCATGAGCGTGAACCAGATTGTTGTCCACTGGTAAAAGAAATCAATCCAATTGATGTAATTGAATTTTTAGAAACCACAACCAGTGAGCTATTTCCGCCCTTGATAGAATCCAATGATAAATTTTTGGTCTACGAATATGTACAAGGCACTCCAGCTACAGATATCACAGCGGAAGAATTTTTTTGGATCAAAGAACAACACAATAAACTAAGCCACACACCTTTTACCAATAGCATGACCTATAATCTAGTACGTGCAGACCAACTGAAACTAGTGGACCTTAAACACTTTGAAGCCAAATCCTTGCCATTTTTTGTGTACTTTTACAACAAAGAAAACAACATAAATAGCTTATATCTAGACAATGAATCCAACTGCATGGCAGTGTTTGAGCATCTGCGTGTTGACTATCCAGTAGATTCTGCTATAATATACAACCTATAGGAATAATCATGAGCGATACTATTTTTACAAAAGAAGAACTTGAGTTGGGCACAGCAATTCGTCCGTCCTCAAAATCCAGTCGTGGCACTCCATATCGTTTGTGCTCACACGATGGAGCCTGCGGCGATGGTGCCGCTGGTTGCAGACGTAATGATACTATCCTGGCCTTTGAAGCAGAGTTCAACAGTTTTGTAAGCCCAGAACTTTACTGGGGCGCCCAGGATCAGTTTTTTGCACAGGCTGGCTATATCTATTATTACAAACCATATCTAGAAGTACAAATTAACGATAGAAAACAAATTCGCGCTGAAGACATAGCAAGTGGTGAAATGACCGGACACTATAATAGAGTTGCAGAAATTATTCGTGGGTTCAATGGATACTATCCATTGATAGAATCACTAGCTGATGTACGAGCTATGATTGATCGAGCTCCAATGGGTATGCCAAAATTTGTTGCTGAGACTCCGCATTTTTATCAATTTGAAGATGTAGGAACAAATTTGATTACCAGCCGTTATGGTTTTTCAAAACCAATACTAAAAAAACTAGCTGAGATGTTCAAGACAGACTACACAGTTCCTTTCACTACACAACACAACTGTTTCTACGAAAAGAATGGGGAAGTTTATTGGACAGATCCACTGCGTTGGGCGCCTAATGATTGCATTGCAGTTCGTGGTCGAGGATTCCTATTTCAAGAACCAACTGAACCAGGCACTGTTTATTATTTCCAGCTGACTCAGGAAAGTCCAATTGTTGATATACTTAACCATACAATCGTAAGCCTGGGCAACACATTGGTTCCGATCGTAGCAAATGAATGACCATGAAATATCTTTTGCTTGGGGGTGCTGGATTCATTGGCAAGCATCTGGCTCAACGCTTGAGTCTAGATGCTCATGAAGTCACAATAATTGATTCATGCACAACTTCGTCTCCTCCGAGCAAACTCAATAACATTAAACTTTTTGTTCAAGACAATATACAAAATATAGATCTAGATTTGTATGTTAAAAACGCAGATGTTGTGTACTACCTGGCTGGTAGTGTAGGAGTACAAAATGTCATGGATCACCCGCATCAAACACTAATGAACAATGTACAGCTCATGCAACATCTTGGGCCAGTGTTTAACAAGCACAAGAAAAAAGTAGTGTTCAGCAGTACCAGTGAAGTGTACGGTGAAGGGCCATTTGTTGAACACAGTGCATTGAACATTGGCAACCCCAAAGAGCTACGCTGGAGCTATGCCAGTGCCAAGCTAACAACAGAATTCATGATCACAACCGGCGACTTTCCTTATGTGATAGTGAGATTCTTTAATGTAGTTGGCCCAGGACAACTGCCTGACTATGGCATGGTATTGCCACGTTTTGTACAGGCAGCAAAGCAAGGACAAGATCTTGTGGTGTATGGTGGCAAACAAATACGTAGCTTCTGTCATGTGCATGATGCAGTAGAACAGCTATTGTTAGTTGAACAAGCAAACAATGAAATTTTCAACATTGGTAACAATGAACCAGTAACCATAAGTGAACTAGCAGAGCGTGTGATAACACTAAGTGGGTCAAGTTCTAGGATTCGTTATGTTGACATACCCTTTGAAGATATCAATCACAGAGTGCCAGATCTCAGCAAGAATCAACGATTCACTGGCTATGTAAATCAATATGGTCTTGACAATATTATTCAGGACCTGCTATGAACATACTGTTTGCTTTTGCACACCCCGACGATGAAGCCTACGGCCCAGCTGGCACAATTAAAAAACTTGTGGACCTAGGACACAATGTTTGGATTCTAAGTCTATGCCGCGGCAATCGTCCTGGCGCAGAACATGTGATGAACGATCGCCAAGAAGCGTTTTTTAATGTGTGCAATCTACTTGGCGCCACTGGTATGCTTGGTACAGGCAACGATGTGCATCTAGACTATCATTATGCAGTGTCTGAGATTGAATCTAAAATAAAAGAGTTTGATATTGACATAGTGTACACTCACTGTATGTCAGACCTGCACAAAGATCATAGAACCGCAGCCGAGGCGTGTTTGGTAGCGGCTAGACCCAAACCAGACTGTAATGTTAATTCGTTGTTCATGTGTGAGATTGGCCCAGACTGGAGTTTTGGTACAATATCTCCGCAGTTCAATCCCAACACATTCATTGATGTAAGTGAATACATTGCAGTAAAGAAACAGGTGTTGTCCATGTACCATACAGAAACGTATGAATTTCCAGACGCTAGATCTGTGATAAGCATGGAAGCACAGGCCATGCGCCGTGGAGCTCAAATAGGTTGCGTGTTTGCAGAAGCATTTCAATTAGTGTATTCACATGACCGTGGTACTTGGTGATGGTGAATGCAATGGCAACAAACTTTCAATTGCCACTCGTTCGCTACCATAGAATTTAGAAAATCCGTTTCTAATCAAAAGTGCCCTATACATTCCTTGTAGATCGTTGTTATATGGATAGCAAAATGAATCAGGAATTCGTCCTAGATGAAACGCAAACCAAGCCATCATACTGCGTAGATCATTGCTGACAATTTTTACTCGATCAATTAGTTTATCTGTTTCAGATAGATCCACATGATTGTGTCCGTGGCCTCCAATGGTTACCAATGGATCTTTTGCAAGCTCTTTGATCTGTGCCAGGGTCATGTAGTCTTCAAATACGCCTTGTCGCGCTTTTGTATGTGCTACCCTACACGTAGGAAACTCTGTGCTTTGAGGGCCTGAACATACAATATTTGAGGAGATAAAGTAGATTTTTTCAGTGTTTATGTCACGAAACCGTGGGTAATAATAGTACTGACTGTATAGACCGTCATCGAAGGTTAGAATGTAATCTTCCAGTGGAAGATCAAACATCTCTTCCCGAATTTCATGTATCATTAAAACCGGCTTCATGCTGATATTTACCTATAAATAATTGCATTATGATAGTTTCAAATAACGCCGTGTTCCTACACATTCCCAAGACTGGCGGAATATGGGTACGCCGTGCGATCGAATCCGACGAGAATGCAAAACTTGCACGAGCAGGGTCTGCAGATGCTGACCATCGTTTGTCTATTCCAACTGAATTATTGGACAGAAAAGTTTTTGTATTTGTACGCAATCCGTGGGCATGGCATGTTAGCCTATACAACTATCTAAGTGAAGGAAGCCATTTATTAGGAGCATTTTCAACACGTGAACCTTCGTTTGAAGAATTCCTTTTTAATATTACTCATCCTACCACTGAGTTTAAAAAGAAAATGCTTGTGGTAGACAAGTTAGAAATGATGATGAAACTAAAGTTTGCAAATAAACAATCTTTGGTTGCAGAACAAATATCTGGCAATCATACATATGAGTTATTTAATATGTGGCAAGAATCAGCTGAAGGAATGTTTCAACTTGCGGTTGATGTCTATACTGCAAAAGCACATCAAGTGGGCAAGACCGAAACACTAGCATATGACCTCAAATGTATGCTACAATCAGTTGGCGATCTAACAGACACAGTAGCAAATAAAATTGATGCACTAGCACCAGTGAACACAGGTCGCTTGGTTGACTACAGAACTTTTTATACACATGAAATGCAACAATGGGTAGCTACATCAGCTAATCGCATGATTGAACAATACCAGTACAAATTCTAAGGAGACAGTATGGATATCACAATAACAGACAGTGCGGCAGAACGTATACACGAGATACTGCTAGAAGAAAATACAGACGCCAGGCTACGTGTTTTTGTTCAAGGTGGTGGATGTTCTGGATTCAGCTACGGATTCACCCTAGAAGAAAATCCCACAGCAGACGATGATTTTGAAATTGTCAAAGACAAGGTAACTGTGCTAGTAGACAGCATGAGCTATCAATATCTTGCTGGTGCCACGATTGATTTCAAAGACGATATCATGGGCGCCGCGTTCAGCATTGAGAATCCCAACGCATCAACCACATGCGGTTGCGGATCAAGTTTTGCGGTTTAAATCATGACACAGCGTATTCTAATCATGGGCTTGCCTGGCTCCGGGAAAACAACTCAGGCAGACGAACTAAAAAAACTCTTAGAGGATTGTGGTAAAACTGTAACATGGTTTAATGCTGACGAAGTTCGCAAACAATTTAACGATTGGGATTTTAGCGAAGCTGGTCGCATACGTCAAAGTAAACGTATGTACGAGTTGGCTGCTACCTGTAACACTGACTACGCACTATGTGACTTTGTAGCACCACTGGCAGAGATGCGTAATAACTTCAAAGCTGATTGGACTGTATGGATGGATACTATCAGTGAAGGTCGATACGCCGACACTAACAAGATGTTCATTGAACCAGAAATTTACGATTTCCGCATAAACAAACAGGATGCTAAAATCTGGGCTGACTTCATTGCAGATCATATTATTGACAATCGTCGCCGCCCCCAATGGGATAATCGTAAAGAGACTGTGCAGATGCTAGGACGTTGGCAACCATGGCATCCCGGGCACCGTGCGCTGTTTGAACGTGCTATTGCCAAGACTGGTCAGGTCATTATACAAGTACGTGATTGCCAAGGCTGGCAAGGCACAAATCCTTTTACTTTTGCTCAAGTAGTTAATGCAATCAAACGAGATCTTGAGCCACTGTATCAAGGACAGTTTACAGTTATGCTAGTACCTAACATTGTAAACATCACCTACGGTAGAGATGTTGGATACAAAATAGAACAAGAGAGCTTTGACGAAACAATAACCAGCATCAGTGCTACAAAAATTCGCAAAGAGATGGGCCTTGAGTGAACTGCGTAAACGTACTCTTGTTAAAACAATCAGCTGGCGTATACTAGGCACCTCGCTTACCTTTGTAATATCTTTTTTAATAAGTGGTAATTGGTTTATTGCCAGCACCATTGCCGCAGTGCAGATAGTGGTGAATACTATTGCATACTACATACACGAGCGTGTATGGAATAAAATTACTTTTGGAATCCAAACTTCAGACGATAAATGATTTCGTCTGCTTCTTTTAAGCTACCCCAGATCTGAACCTTGAATCCATAACTTGTTGGATCTGTAGTAATACGCCATTCTGGGATATCAGTGGCGTGATTCATAACCCAGTTACCTTCCTCACTCTTTTCCCATTCCATGATAGGAACAGCGGCATACAACTGAGGATCTTCACAGTCACCCAGTCGCAGTTCTTTGAATAAGATCATACGGCCATTGGGGCTGCAATGGCGTCGTGACATTGGTAGTTTTCCAGTTGAATATCATCCATGGTAAACTTGGTGATATCCATGACATCAGGATTTAACCAAAGAGTTGGCGCAGGTAATGGCTCACGTGAAATTAGTTCTTTTACCTGGTCCACATGATTCAAGTAGATGTGTGCATCGCCGAGTACGTGAACGAACTCCCCGACCCGAAGGCCGCACACTTGAGCTATCATGGCCGTTAGCAGGCTGTAGCTTGCGATGTTAAAGGGGACTCCAAGAAACATGTCGCAACTTCTTTGATACATCTGACATGATAGTTTGCCATCTGCAACATAGAATTGGGCAAAGCAGTGACACGGTGGGAGCGCCATGCTTGATAATTCGCCTGGGTTCCATGCTGATAATATATGTCTTCGTCCGTACGGATCTGCTTTGATTCCGTTGATCAGTTCTATAAGTTGATCAACTTCCCTAATAGTAACTCCACCTTCTAGGCTGAATGAGTGCCCAAAGTCATTGGTAAAGCTACCACCTTCTACTACTTCTGGTGTGCGCCACTTGCGCCATTGCACACCGTATACGCGACCTAGGTCACCTGGGTACTTGGCCTTGGGTGCCCAGTATGATGCTGTGGCATTGTCAGTCCAGATGGTCTTCTTGCTAGAATCGGCGCTACCATGTAATATCTCTCGCAGCCGCTTTTCGTCCCCTGAACCTTCAATGAACCACAGCAACTCAGATACAACTGCTCGCCATGCTAACTTCTTTTCAGTTATAGCAGGAAATCCATCGCCCAGGTTATAACGTTGTTGCATACCAAATACACTGATAGTACCAGTGCCAGTGCGGTCGCTACGTTCGGCCCCGTTTGATAGTATAGTTTTGAGAGCATCAATGTAAGCCTTCATGTAATGGAATATCACTTTCTATATCTCTGTATACCATAAAGTTTAACACTTTATCTGTGCTAGGTCTAGCACTTAGAGCTCTTAGCCCCACGGTATAATCACTCCAATTCAACCGAACATCGCATCTATGATTGCCTTTACGATGTGTAACATAGGCAAAGTCTATCAAGGATCTACTGGACTCTAGTACGTTGCTACCGCCGATTATAAAAATCTTTTTTCCTGGATGCCTTGCTTGTATCTTAGGAATTTGCGATAACCAATCGTCCCCTAGTGTAAACGCATTGGTAATTTGCCTGGGTCGTGTGGTGATAATGTAATTGATTCTGTTAGGAAGAGGTTTGGGCATTTTTGGATCATCCCAGGTCTTGCGACCCATAATAACAACATGACCTTCTGTTAGTTCTTTGAACCATGTCATGTCTTCTTGGTGATGTGCCCAAGGAAGGGTACCATTGGTACCCATTCCCCCGACTTGGTCTATTGAAAATATAGCGGCTATCATAAATGCTTGAGAATCTCGTCAGTGACGGGTTGGACAGTCTTGGCTACAGAATCAACGTTGATGTAAAAATCTACATCTTTAATAATTGAATCTAATTTATCCAGACGAGTGTTTAGCATATACTTCACATCGTCTGGTTCATGGCCTTCTGCTAGTAATTGAATAATGTCAATATCAACTCTTGTTCCGTCAACTAGGTTAACGGTTACTGTTTGTAGCAATTCAACAGGAACTTCGTCTTTGCTAACAGTTTTCAAAATACTTTTCCAACGCTCTCTAGTATCAATGTTAATTCGCTTTGACGACTTTTTTCTTGGCATTGGACTTGACTTTCACAGTAGGGTTAAGACTAGCAGCCTCAGCCATTAGACGTTCTGCTTCAGCAAGTAATTGCTGTGCAGACAACTTCATTTTTTCAGCTTGGTCGATACGTTGTTCGGCCAGTAGCTCGTCAGTCAATGCTTCACCAGATGGAACAACAGCAGGAGTAGAACGTGAGTTACGTGGTGCTCCAACTTCTTTAACGTCGTTGTTTCGACGTGTCTTACCACTCATACCAGCATCTGCATCAAGCTCAGCTAATCGTTTGATTGCTTGCTCACCTTGAGACATTTCGTTTAGAATGCTGTTCAGTTCATCCAAGCGAACATTGCTCTTGGTAGTTGGGGTCATGATAACCTGATTGGTTGCAACCTTCTTGATAAAACTTTCCCGATGCAACACTTCCAAGGTATTACGACCATCTGGCATAATGTTACGGAATAGTGCATCAGCAAGATTCTCCGCGGCTTGGCCACTTGGGCTTTCTAGTACTCGCATGATATCGTCATGCACTAGACGCGGTAATAGATCACTGTATACTACCAAGCACATATGATCCTCGTTTGGTACCTGACGGTACAATACCACAGTCTTGCGGTCGTTATGCTTTCCGACGTGTTTTAGCATTTGCTTTCTCCTTGGATTGAGCGGCAGGCTCTTCGGCCGCGGCTTCGGTTTGTGTAGGTGCTCGTTGGACGGCACCTGAGGCTTCTAAAAAGCCTACCAGGCGAGTATAAAAATCGCCTATTTGTGCGAATTCTTCAGGTTTAAAAATACCACGTGATGCACCCAACTGAACAATTTGTGCAGTGAGTACTAGATCGCCGATACTGATATTTGGCGATGTGGATTGTGCTTGTGTGTCCTCAGACATTTGATATCCTCCATAATAGACAGTTTTATTTACTACCTATTTGTGGACGGAAAAAATTTCTTGGACTATTCGTAGTAGGGCTTGTTAATGGTGTCCAAAAACATTGCAAAGTATGTGAGTTCTGCAGGGATTTCAAAAGCCACTTTTTTGCACATGATCAAACCACCTTGCTCTTTTGGACTATAGTGATCGCCTATGTAAAAACGACCCTGCAGGTGTTCGTAGATCCAGTCAGCAAGTTCTTTCTCGCTGGTACGTAGATCAAATTTGATGTCTTGGAAGTGCGGTGGACAATGCTCTGTGCGCCGCAGTCCAAATACGTTCAATGGGTTTACTTCAAGAAACTTCAGCATGGCGTTTGAAAATAAAACATTCTTTATAGATAGTAATCAATTCCCAACCGGCCATGCCCATGGCATCTAGCACCAGCGATTGTTCAACAAACTCGTTTAATTCTGAACGATCTTGTTGCACAATAGGCAAAATTTTATACTCCCAGGCCATCATGCTTATTCTGTACCTTTCATGATGTCTACAATCTTTTGCTGTTCTTGGTTAAACTGTGCCCATTGATGCTTGATGCCGTCCCAGAGTATCCATTTAAGTAGAGACAGCGTTATTATCAAAAACGGTATCGCTAGTAGATAACGTTGGTACGGATCGCTTGCGCCTACGCCAGCGCCAAAAAAGAACATGCCCACCATCCACCATTTTTGCCAAGCGTCAAATTGACGCCATTGCCATTGTAAAAAATGCAGTATCTTCATTATTTGCACACTTGAGAAATCTTCTCAGGCTCCATGTTAGCTCGTATTGCTTCGATACGGCATTGGCTTTTTTGGTATTCGGTAAGAGCTAGGCCTACCATTGGAATACCAATTATAAACATAAAAGCCAACGCCACCCATTTCATTTCATTATTCATTACTTGCCTTTTGATCCACGTGCGGCTTCTTCGTAATGTGCCCACACACCAAATGGAGGCTCAACGTCTGGGTTACCTTTGATAATCCAGCATACGTCACAGTACTCTTCGATACCCCACTCACCAAACGGCATACCGTCGGTAAACATAATAAACTTCTTGGGCACAATATCGTTTTCTTTCATAAACTCGTAATTGGCCATAAAGTCAGTACCGCCACCGCCATCGGGTTCGTAGCTGGCAATGTCTTCAAGGTTTTCACTTGTAAACACCTGCGGGTTATAAACCTCAGTATCAAAACTCCATACATGAATCTTGTATTCATCGTAGGCTTCCATGATACCTTTGATCTCTGTCATGAAATCTCTGATGTCTTTCTCACTGATTGAACCAGAAGTGTCAATAGCAATACACACATCAATCTGTGTGCCTGGTAACATACCTGGCATGATAGCATCCATGTGCCAGCCTCTACGGCTAGGCTTCATCCAGCTAAAGTCGCTCTTGATAGTGCTTTCAATCTGTTGCTCCAACAGCGAGCGCCAGTCAATCACACTTTCAGTTAAGTCTTTGATCATGCGTTTGACACCTGCGGGCAAGTTACCTGCGCCTGCGGCATTAGCGGCATTGAGTACTGCTTCGCGAATCTCGTCGCGAATAGCATCTTTTTCTTCTTTGCTTAGTTTAGGACGGCCACCTTTTTTGTTGCCATCGCCATCTCCGTCACCGTCACCGTCACCGTCGCCATCCAAGTGTTCGTCCAACAACATCTTGGCCAACTCATCTAGTGTGACTTCTTTTACATTCTTCATCAGCTCATCGTAGATAGCTTCTGAAGTCATGCCGCGATATTTTGGCTCATACAGCATACCAACCACAGTAATGCGCTCGCCAACCTTTTGGTCAATCAAGTCTGCGTTAACAGCATAGTCGTTTGCAATGTTAAAGATTTTAGGATTACGATCGCCTCTACGACCCATATGGTCATAAACAGCGTGTAGCACTTCGTGTCCAACCAAGAACTCCAATTGCTTGGGTGGAAGTTTTTGTACAAATTCAGTATTGTAGTAGAAGTTACGTCCGTCAGTTGCCGCAGTAGGGCACCAGTCATCGGCATTGATTAACTTCATACGAGTGGCTAGGTTGCCAAAGAAAGGGGCCTTGAGCAACAGAGCAACACGGGCAGTAATAAGTTTTTCACGCACAACGGCATCTACTTTAGGGTCAGTAGGCTTGCGTTCTGCGGGCTTGAGTTTTTCAGTTACGGTAGTAGTTGCAGTAGACAATGTATGCTCCTTGAAGTTTTATGTAATTATACATAGGGAGAGCTTTTTGGTCAAGCCCTCCCTGTCCGTTTTAGCGGCTGTCCTTGGCACTTGCGGCCAGGATGTACTTACCAAACTTCTTGTGGAACTCGTCGAAGTTCTTGAGCTTGGTAGGAATCAACGGCAGGTTGAATGTAGTAAGTGCAGTACGAGCACCCATAACAACCAACTCTGTGTTAAAGTTGTTCATCATAAATGCCAGGAAGTTATCTGCCTTGGGATGCCATTCATCCATCTTCTTTTCCGCAGTGGCTTTGGTCATTTCTTCCTTGAGCTCATAGCACAGGCTAACTGCAAGTGAGTATTGTGCAGAAACTTCTTTGGTATCCAAAGTAGTAACCTTGCCACTCAGCACTTCTGACGCCTTGGGCATCTTGCCTGCAATCTTGCGGTGTGCCATAAACTTAATAGCAATGCCTTCACCCACAGTACCTGCCACAAGGTCAGTAAGGGTAGCCACATCCATGTTGTCATCAAGCAGTTCGCTTACAAAAGTCCACGAACGTGGAGTAGCAAATGCACGGCTAGGAGAGCGTGGGTCGAAGTCAAACAAGTCTTGTTTAGAGAAGCCAATATAACCAACCACGTCTTTGTGAACACCATTCATAGTAGCCCAGGTCTCCCAAGCAGAATGATCCACACGCATTTCCAAGTGAACAAAACGGTTAGCCAGTGGGCTAGGCATACGATATGTAACACCCTTGTCGCTTTCGCGGTTACCTGCGGCAACAATTACCACATTGTCTGGCAGGCGGTACTTACCCACACGGCGGTTCAAAATAAGTTGATAACCAGCCGCTTGCACAGCAGGTGCCGCACTGTTCATTTCATCCAAGAACAACACCACCACTGGATACTGACTAGCCAGTTCTTCATCGGGCAAGTCGATAGGAGGAGCCCAATCCATTACACCTTTTTCTTTGTTGAAGAACGGAATACCACGCAAGTCTGTGGGCTCCATTTGACCTAGGCGCAGGTCAATCATGTGTCCACCAAGTTCGTCGGTAATGCCTGCTACGAGTTCACTCTTGCCAATACCAGGAGGACCCCAAAGGAAGATTGGGCGTTTGGTATTAAAGCATTTTAAAATACTTTTACGAGCACCGGTTGCGGTTACTGTACGGGATTCGGTTGCTGATGCCATTTAGGACTCCTTAAAAAATTGTGATTACAGGGTTAGTATAGTATAACATGCAGATTCAGTCAAACTGTTTTTTGGATATTTTTTCTGTGTAGTTTTTGTGCAACAGATCAAACTCCAAACTTCTCAAAGTGATTGCCAAGTGTCCATGTACTTGGATCGGTAATCTCTTCGCCATTATAGGTTACAAATTTTGCATCATCAAACATTTCATAGCGTTTGAAGAAGTTCCAATAGTCAGGACTTGAACTAACATGTCCTTCTTCACGCAGGATATCGTCGTTGCGTTTGCTGATAAGACACGTGGGTGTATTAAGAGCCTGCTTCACAGTCAAGATACCTTGCAGTAGCATATCGCGCACTTTAGCGGCAGGAATAACGTGCTCAAACACACAATTGGCCTTGTCCACGCCTACTTCTGTATAGTGACTACCAATGCTACCTTCGATTGCATAGCCGTGATATCTACGGATCCAGTGATCAATGCTGTCACGGATCAAACGTGCAGTCTGTCCTACAGTTTGAATCTCTTTGTACATCTTGACCAAACGATCCAGTTCGCTTACTGTGAGCTCATAAGTTTCCTTATAAGCCTTGTCGCCACGTTGCACACGACTGTATGTAACAGGACTAAAGCTTTCTACCAGTTGTTGTAGGTTGCTCATTACAGTCCTTTCACAGCAGGCTTAACTGCATCGCACACATTGCTCTTGTCAGCGATACCAATCTCATAACCTTTGAAAGGCAAAGTGATTGTGCCTTTGTGCAGTTTGTAGATCTCGCGGATGAACTTGGCCGCACCATCGGGCGCACTCCAGTTACCCACTACGTGTTCCCACTGAGCCTTGGCCATTGCATGTACTACGTGGCTATTACCAAATGTCTTGGCAACTTCTTTGAGCACTGACTTCATCCAGCCTTCCGGTTGGTCAATGCACATTTCTTTGCTCCAGTTATTCAACTGCCACATACCGATAAACACACCTTGGTCAATTTCTTCCTCATTGGGCCAAGCTGCCTTAATGGCACTCAGTATCTCGTACAGTGTCTTGCCACTGGCATCTTGCTTGATACCTTTGTAAGCATAATCAAAGTGACTGAACCAGTACTTGTTGTTGCCACATTGTGCAGGGTTGTTGCGCTTTGCCGCTTCTTGCAAGTCGATGCCTAGTGCATCAAATTGCTCTTGTAGTTTGTGAGCCTCTATATTGGCTTTGTCTTCACTGCCTTTTGCAAACAGATTTAAACGAATGCGATGCAGGTCTGGCTTGCCAATCTTCTTAACACCACTGTCATTGAGAATTTCAAACGCATGGCTAGCAAAACGCTCGTCTTCTGTTTCTACATAACATGCAGGGATTTCAGTGAAGCCTAGGATCGCCATTGCAATGGTACGATGTTGGCCATCATACGCATAATAACGATTAGGAAATTTACTTTTAGGCAGTCGCACACAAGATGCCGCACCAACAATGCGTGGGTCAAACTTGCGGATGATGTTTAGAACGTGCTTGACAATAACGTCACGTTGCACTTCATAGTCAATATGAATGTCGGCTAGTTTTAACAGAGCAAGCCCAATTGGGAAATTGTAGCCGCTTGCTTTAATACGTGCCTTGTGTTTGTCAAGTTCCTTGTCAGTAAGGCCGTATTTCTCTTTCAGTTCAGCATGAACTTCTTGAGCGACCTCAATTACAAGACGCGAAATTCGCTTGGTCATTGAGCTTCTCCATTAAATTGTTGAACGTGCTAATATCAGCACAAATACAAGTATAGCACCAAATGGGCTTTTGGTCAACCAAAAATAAACGGGTGTTGCATAAAAACAACACGGGCAAAACCCGCTATTTTACTAGGTCTAGCAGTTGTTGATATGTTAATGTGTTAACAAGATGGCGGGTAAGATGTATTTGAAGGTTTTTTTCTGTGATATGGAACTGACCTTCACCCACGTTGCCCTTGTGCTGTTTGTCCCCATAACCAATGGTTTCATTGATGTCTTTGGGTTCGATGTAGAAGATTTTAATGCAGTCATCAAAGAACATGCCATAGTAGAGACCATCAAACTCTGTTTTCTTGACCTGTTGGATATTGCACAAAAACTTGTGCTGTTCCCAATTAGCAAACTTCACACGACGATCTGTGCCCTGTTCTTTGAGAATACATTCTAGTAGATTGTGTTCAGTGAGCTTGTCTAGATTCTGCCCTACACGACTGAATTTGACTTCAATACGTTTGCTGTCTGAGTTATCAAACAAATCATGAAACATGTTTTTACTTTTACCTAAACCTTTGAGCTTTTTGACCATGATCTCGGCCACGGTACCAAAGCGTCGAGTGTTCAAGGCAAAGATGCCATCACGTAGCTCATATTCGGTCACACAATCACCTGTGTTCGCTGATCCACACGGTCGCTGTATAGTTTGTTCCCATTCTCACGAATTAGATCAGCGGCCACCTGCGGATTGCCATTGAACAACTCCCACATGTCTTTTTCGGTAATACTTGGAGATGTTTGAATGGTATAGACTTCATAATGACGCTGACTGTTGACTCGTGCTCGAAGCAAAATATTCTGCACAATTTGACTCATCATTGATCCAGTCTGATTTCCAGGGTCTCGAAGTTCCGGATCTGATAGAATAGCCCACATGCGCTTTTTCTCAGCATCCTCGTGAAGTTTGTCTAAGGTGGTTAGATCCAATACAGTTTCTAACCCAGTCATGTCCCAGCTGAGCAAGAACAAGTTATGTTTTGATTTTCTCTTTGCCATATTGATGCCTATATTCACGTCTAAGCCAATACTTGTATCTGTTGAAATAGTCTTTTACTTCATAGTCACGTCGTTGGCTGAACAGTTCAAGTTCGTCCTTGTGTTGCATCCACATTTCCTGCAACCAGTGTCTAAAAGTCATAGTACCTCCTAGATAGAGTTCGCTAACATCTGCGCCGCACGTTGAAGTTCAAGTTTTTCTTCTTCAGTGATAGGTTTGAGCTTTGGTCCACTTTGTGGCACAAAGCCTTCCTCTGGCAGTTGTTCAGTCAGCGAGATCAACATGCGGTAATGGTTCCAGGCCATTTTAACAGCATCGCTGGCTACACCATCTGGTGCAGTGGGAAACAGGTCCATCCAGATATAGTCACGTGGCACACTCATGCCAGCACTGATACCATTGGCTCGTGGTTCTAGTATACGCCCGCTGTTGAACAGTTCTAGTCCCACACGCTCGCATTCAGCTTGATCTAATCCGTACAAATAGTCGTCGCGATACATGTATTCGTCGATTACCCATTTAACAGAATGTTCGTCGGGCATACGAGTACGTGCAATAATAACCAGTACATCATCTAGTGCTACGTCACCACGCACAATGCTACGAACACAACGACCGAAGCTGAACCCAATTTTCATATATCACTCATTTCCCTTGTTGTAACCGTGAATTTTTTTATATCGCTCCAGCATCTTCTGGCATTCAATACAAGTGCGGCATCCAATCACATGCTTTTGTCGAGCTTCAGGAATTGCATCACCACACTCCTCGCAATGGCTTAGACTTGGACCTGCCGCGGCCATCCTACGCTGATGCTCTGCAATAGCATTCATGTTCATGGTAGCTTGGTGTGCTTGTGCAATACCAGCTTCGTCTTCAGTGCGATCTAAATCTGTATCTATCATTCTCATAGTATATTTGCTTTTCTGTTAAAAGTCAACTTTTTAGGTTGTTCAAGTACTGTTCTAGATTTTGGCCACACAACTCCAACATGATTGAATCTTGCTCACTGAACAAACTTATATGTTTTCGATCACGTACAAAATATGGGGCTTCGAACAGGCGCTCTAAATTGAGTAGCACCTGATTACTTATCACTTTGTCTGCTTCAAATTGGTATGCAGTTTGTTTACAGATTTCAATGGCCCAGATGTAACCTTGCTTGGTTAATCTCAAACTGTTTGGATTTGTAGGATTGCGCCAGAGTTTGTAGCGCAGTTGTTCTTTACCGCCTGTAGGTAGGCCTGCGGACTCTAACAGCCGCTGTTCCCACTCTGCTTGGGTATTATGATTTTGGGTAGATTTGATCACCTTGTTTCAAAATTACCACTGAGAACTTATCAGTTTTAAACAGGGTGTTCAGTTTCTTGGCCAGATTGATAGCGTGACCAGGATTACTAAAGCTCACCTTTTTGTACTTGGGTCCGGGATAGCTAACCAAGATGTTCTGATTCTTTAAGTTAATTGGCTTGGAATCGTAAAACACCGCCCATATACCTTCGGAGTTGAGTACTTGCTCACTCTTGTAGTTGGTCTTGTTTACATGTTCCAGTAGCACCGTTGGCTTTGGTCTTGACATCTTCTCGTCCTAATCTAATATATTATTTATCTCTTAATCTGGGCATATTACTTAAAATTGCCTCCATCAACAACCACTGATGTTACAGCATTGGGATCAACAAGGCCTTCGGCTTGTATGCGGGTGTTATGTGCTAGAACAGCAAATATATCTGCTACCAAATTGTTTGCTTCCACAGCAGTAAGACGTAGGTCTTGAGACTTGGTTTGATTCATTGCCTTGACTCGATCATTGAAGTTGCTGATGTGCAAGGTTATATTATTCGCCATTTGCAATCCTTAGTTGTTCGGCCATTGCTTCTTTGGTATGATATGGACCTGCAAATTCATAACGTTGTAAAGTAATCAGTTTAGGACAATAAGCCTTGGTCCAGGTATTGCTAAACTTTACAATGTAGTACCCAGCACAGAAGTAGCTCTTGCTCTTTGAACTCTTGGTAAAGATAGGCAGTTTCTTTGAAACGTCATAGAGACTGTTATGGGGTCGATGTGCAGTAGGCCAACCATATACCTGATAGTCTTCTGTTTCTTTGGTTTGCTTCGGTGGAGACTTTTTTACAAAAGTGATGTTCAGTTTGTTTTTCAACAATTTGATTGTGGCAAACTTTTCTCTTGAGTCATCGTGTACGTAGGCAAACCCACCTTCTTCGATCGCCTGGATAGTGGCAACCTTTTGGTCACCTTCTTGTACAATCCAAAATTTGTCTTTGATAATTGGTGTTGCTTTTAGTTCAGTCATAATGTCCGTCGTCCTCTTCTACAAATCTGTAATCTGTCACTTGTTTGGGTTTTGCGTGTTCTTCGCATAGTGTTTTAATCCATCCACCGCTACGTTGCTTACCTGGGTTGCCACAGGTTTCGCAAGTTATTGCACTCATGCTTTCTGCCATGCTGACCAGTCCACGAATATAATCATCGCCGCCGCTGTAATAGAAACGCAGTGTGCCAAACTTTTCTTTAACTTGGTCCAAGGTCACCTGCGGAACAACTTGTTCTTTTTTGTTCTTCCAGTCAATGTGACTTTGGATATTGCTCATTAGCAGGTTCAAGATATTGTACCAACCGTCACCACATTCAAATCCCCAGCACATAGCAGTTTTGGTTACAGCACCATGACGGTTAACCATCATTGCAGGATACTTCTCGCACAACAGTGAGTCTAGTTCTTGTTTCATAATTTTGTAGCCCTAAGTAATCTACACTGCTCACGTTCTTTGGGAGTAATGTCCGGTGAAATCTCAGCTATACCGCAATTTACTACACGAGTGGTTGGGTGCGGCATAAAAAACAACACAGCAATAAATGCCGCAACAACAGCCACTGCCGCAACTGTAAACCATAGACCTGATAGTTTAGTCATTACCATTTCTCCACATCAGTTAGATCCAGCGAAAACTTAAAGTTCATACTAGCCCCAATACCACTTTCGTTAGAGATGTGCAATTCAAAATCATTTACATCTTTGAAGTGACTGATCATCTCATTCATTTGTTCAATCTGTTTACGACTCAGTTTAATAACCTGCGGTACAGCCGCTCCGTATGTTTCTTCTTTAAATTTCTTTGTCATCACTCACCTCCGTAGTATTGAATAATTTCGTCCATAGATCTGATCAATACTGTGTTCTTGACCACATCTTCTGGATGCAACCAATAACCATCGGGATTATTATCAGTTTTTGGATTCTTGGTCCATTGCTTTAATTCTTTCTTTAGGTACTTGCGTTGGTCTTGCAATGCTGCAAGAACAATACCGTCAACAACTTCAAATGGTATTTCAAGTCCGCTCATTTCAGTCCCAATATCCATTTAACCAGTACACGAGCTTCAGCTTCATTGGCCATACCGCCTGGCATAGGAATGGCACCCCAGTTACCGCTACCACCAGCAACAACCTTCTTAACCAACCGGTCTTCGGCTGTTTTATCGCCAGCATATTTCTTGGCAACATCTTTGTATGCAGGACCAACAACCTTGGCTTCCACATTGTGGCAGCTCAAACAGCCTTTAGTTTGTGCAAGTGCAGGGCCGCTAGGCTCAGCATGTGCGCCGCTGGATAGTGCTAGTGCTAGTAATAACATTGATAAATTGTTCATTTTATACTCCCTTATCGTCATCGGGCCACTCGCTGTGGACCCATCCCAACACATAGAGATCATTTTCGATCTCCTCCGTTACAGTACCTTCTGGTACGAATCCTTTTGCTTCAAGATTTGCACTACCATCGTCTAGATCATCGTCACTCATGTGATTACCTATACCAGAGCAGTACCAGTCAATGTAGTCACCCTTGCCCTGCAGATCTGCCACGATTCCGCCTGCACTTCGCCAAGAACAGCTCCAATATTCATCCTTGAGGACTGTAATTACTTCACGCTTCTGCCAACGTATGTTACACAGTGCGGCATACAGATTCTGTGCGTAATAGTCTGCACCACATTTTTCAATAATCCACTTGGTAGTACGCAGGTCCCATTCTAGGTTGTTCTCTCGCCAGGCAGGATCCACTTCGCGTTCTTTAGCATTGGCCGCCCAGTCGTCAAAAAACTTGATCATGCGTTGCACTTCAGGATCGTCGAGAGTCTTACCCTCTTCAAGGGCTCGTTGGATATAGCCTTCTTTTTGGAAGGTGTTGCGATCTGGGCTGGATGCTAATTCAATCATGCTGATAACCTATCCATCATTAGTTCATAGTCTTTGACATTGGCTGCACATCTAATGTAACCCTGTGCGATCGCCCAGTCCAGTGTTGTGGCAATATTGGCAGGAGCACCTGGCATGACCACAATCTCAGCGCGAGGATACACAGCCATGCCATCAATAATGTTGAAGTCGGGCTCGCCTGCTTGTATAGTGCGAACAATGCTTTTGTGTACTGTATAGGTCATTGTAATCTTCGAGTATCAAGACTAGACAGTTGGCGCATGAGTTCAAGTACTTCTTCATTATCGTCGTCTAGTTCAATTGAACGACTTTCACGCTCTAATTCTTCTGGGCTCATGTTTTCAAACTTGAGTTTGATTTCTTCCATCAACGCATCAAGCTCTTCTTGTGTACCCTCGAAGTTGTCAAAACAACCTGGTGCAAAGGTTACTTGTAAAGGTTCTTTTTTCTCAGTCATGTTGCAACTCCGTTTATTGTATCAATGATGGTCTGCACAGTATGTGGGTGTAACTTTAATTTACTTGCCATTTCATATACGTCCCAATGCCTTTCTAACATCTCTCGCACCGCTTGTATAAGATTGTGATTCATATTACCAGCAAATTCTTTTGTTATTCTGCCTTAGGATATGCGGCACTTAACCACTCAGCATATGACGTTGCATGTTCGCCAATTTTAATAAGTTGATGCTTGCCACAAAACTTCATAAATTTAACGCCAACTTGTCCAACATCTTTTGGCGCACTGCCTTGTGCAATAGTATCAGCAATGAATACTTTAACATGTTCGGGTTGTGCAGTAAGGTCCACAAGTTTTACATTGCGTTCGTAGTCATCCAACACACGATGTTCTTCACCATTATGGTCAACCCAGCGTTGGAGCATGAGATTGTTCCAATTGAAACCACGCTTGTCCATGTCAGCAAAAGCTTCTTGCAAGCCTACTTTGTTCTTACTGCCTTTGGTACGCACACCTGGATAAGCCGAGAACACGTTGTCGCTAGGATCGCCACGCATACATTTCTCAAACAGGATCCACTTAGGGTCTGGAATTACTTTAGGCTCTTTGGTTTTCTTGTCCACCACACGTTTGCCTTTGGCATCGAAGATACCTGCTAGTGTGTGAAGTTCGTCACTAATGCCATTGTACTGATTTACATTGTCTGCTAGCAATTGATGGAAGTCTGTGTCTGAACTCACAATGGTGTGATGATCGCCTGGGTGACTTTGTATCCAACCTGCAACTAGATCATCTGCTTCTAGGTTTTCGTGTCGTAGAACTGTGCAGTTACTTTTTTCTACAAAGAAAGTTTTGAGGTCATCAAATGCCTGCCAGAATGCTGTGTCTTCTTCTAGTTCAGAATCAGTTAATGCGGCACGGGCCACGTCGCGATTCTTCTTGTATGGTTCGTAGAAGTCCTTGCGCCAGCTACGCCCCTCAAGACAAATCACCACGTGACTGGCTCGTTGGTCTCGCCAGGCTTTATTGATACTAGCAAGGGTTACATGAATTGCAAAGCCCACTTTTTCTTCCAGTGTGCTTGCTCGATGGGTGGCATGACGTGCTCGAAAGAACGTGTTAGCTGTGTCTACGATTAGATAGTTCATGGAGTAATAATAGCACTTTATTTACCCCGTGTCAACCTACTTGTGAGCCGGATTGGGCACTTCCAACTCGAAAACGTGGAAGATGCTGTTGTTTTTGTCCGAAAGTATGGCCAAGGTCCGGGCTTTTTCGGCTTCGTCTCTTGTACCATATATGCCCGAGCCCATTGAAGGAGTACTTGAAACACCAGTTGGACAGAAATACATGCTGCCTGTACTTTGTTGCATCAGCATGTATATGGTCAAGAACTCGGGTGGTGCCAGTGGTTTCATACTCAGCTTACTTCAGTACGTCCACCGCCGATGTCTTTACGAACAATGGTTCGTTGGTCGCTGGGCTGATTGGCTTCCCATTGTTCATAGTTTTCGGCTAGAACATTACGGCAAATGGTCTGGAACCAACGATCCACAATCTGTGCATCATCCTTGCCTTCATAACCAGCCTTGATCAACTTGGCCACAAAGTACTCGTTCCAGTCTAGTTCAAATGCACCATTCTGTACGTTGTCAGGATCTAGTTCAACTGATACCACTGACACATAAGGTTCTTTCTTTTTGGTAGCTAGATCCTTAGGACTAGTGGCCTTGACTCGTAGCTTGGGTTCTGCCTTTGGAGTCGCAGTTTTCTTGGTAGCAACTTTTTTAGCTGCCGGCTTTTTTGCAGTTGCCATTTATTTTCCCCATCCGTTGCCCCACAGATCCACATGTAGTCGTGGACTGTAGAAGTAACCTCGTTTTAGTGCTTCATCGGCAATCACCACACGATTGTCGTTGTATGAGGTTGTGGTGCCACCAACTGGCATAACATACACACTGCCAAGGAAGCCTTCTTCTCTATATGCTTGTACTGCAAGATCAACTTCAGCAAAGTCGGCTGCTTTGTCAACCACAAACTTCAGATATGTAACGCCAACTTCTTGATACTGTGCAATGATATCTGGTCTAATAGCTTCTTCCCAGCTTTCGCCACTGACACTTAGCTTAGGACTCACACTAAATGTAACTTCGCGCCACTTGCCAAAGTTTTGTTGTGCAAAGTTAGAATCCATGGTCCAGTCTTGAATGTACTGATAAAAGTCTTCAGTAAGCTCTTGAGTACCATTGGTTTCAAAAGTGATGTCAGCAAGATTACGCATACTGTGATGATCCAGTAGACTTGGGTAGTTGCGTTGCCAGCCCAGCAAAGGCTCACCACCGGTAATAACCAAATGCACAAAGTTTCCGTTTGGTTGTAGCCAATCTTGATTGTTTGGAAGTAGGCTTTTGATCTTGTCCACGATTGCGTCATTGTCCATGTTAGGACTAAACTCTTTAAACTTTGGGTCCCAGCTTGCATAGCTGTCACAACCAGTCTTTGCCAAAGGTAGACTTTCAAAGGTTGTGTACTTTTCTGGTTCAGCCTTTACTAATTCAATAATGCTTTCTCGTTCTGTGCTTTTTTCGCCGGGCTTGCAACCAAAGCCTTCGCATTTGAAGTTACAACCAAAAGTACGCATAAACACACTGGGCACACCTACAAAGCGGCCTTCGCCCTGTGCTGAATAAAAGATTTCGCTGATTTTAAATTTCATTGTAAGATTTCCTTGTTTACTTTATTGTATAGATCTAAAAAGTTTTTGTCTAGCCATTGCTCAACCGTCTGTGGATTCCAGTCTGAGATAACTGACTTTAGTTTATTTAGGTTTGCAGAGCTTTCCCACTGATAAGTCTTGACCATTTCTTCTGGCATAGGAGTAACCAGAATCTGACAGTTTGCAATGCCAAAATGCTTTTGCATGAATCTTGCAATATCTTCAAATGTAAGTTGAACGCCAGTGCCTATATTGAATACGCCAGATGCTTGTGAATCTTTGAGTTTCATCATAGCATCAATACAGTCATCCACTGCAATAAAGTCACGTGATCCTAAGCGGCCATTGTGATGCCATACTGTTAGTTTACGTTGTGTGATGCCTTGTTCCATGTAACGGCGAATAGGACTAGGCTGGCGTTTGTGTCCTTCGTTGCGTCCATACACATTGAAGAAACGCATGCCTTGCACTGGTACAGAGAATTTCTGTTCGGCACACCACATGTCAATTGTGATCTTACTCACACCGTAGTAGTGTTGTGGCTGGAATGGACCCCACTCTGGACTACCACTCCAAGGACCATATATACTGGCACTTGACGCATAGGTAATACCGCAGTTGTGAGCTTGTGCAAATTCAATCCAGGCCTTGGTATCGTCAACGTTTTTTCTAACTAGATCCTCCCAGTTAGTAACATTGGTTTCGCTAATTGCACCCATGTGAAAGATCCACTCAATGGGTTCTTCAGCAGTCCAGGTGCGTCCACGATCCGCCCAGTCCATGCTATACACCTTGTGGCCGCGATCCACAAGATACTGCTTTAGTTCGCTTCCAATGAAGCCACGGTCACCGGTTACTATGATCATTGTTCTTCGTCCAGCCAAGGCCATGTTCCTGCCGGTGCCGTTCTATAGTTGCCACGGCCCGGAATTGTATGTCGTACACCGCCCACCGGATCCGGGACGTCACCCTTGCGACGGGGAATAAGATGTACATGAGGCCACGGCACAGTTTGACCTGCAACTTCGCCGTAATTAAGTCCAATATTGAAACCTTCACATTTGCCTTCTTCAATTAGTTTTTTTCCTTCACGAACAGCATCTTCAAATGCGCCTGACAGTATTGACAGTGTGTTGTGTTTGGGTACAAACAACAAGTGTCCTTCTGTACACGGATAGCGATCATAAAACACAGTCACATGAAAGTCGTCACGCTTGGTATCTGTCCATGGTGCGGCACTGTCTTCAATGTGATCTGGGCCTTCAAAGATCTTTTCAATCATGATTATCCTTCGTAGATTGCGGAGTTGCCTGCGTGTTCAAATACTTCTGCACTTACCAGTTTTACACGAGGGTACTCGTCGCCTAGCATGTTTTTATATTTGTTGTTTGGTAGATCACGCAGCCATTCACTCACGTGCTCATAGACCATTTGTGCAAACATTTCGCAACCAACACCGGCAACAATACGTAGATCACAAACACCGTTGTCGTTATAGCCGCCTTTGATATCATTCATCTGCTTGAAGAAATCCAAGTGAGGGTCATCCTCTGCCACAACAAAGGTATGATCAAACATGCTGTCTAGCCATGCTTTGACTTCTTTAAGGCCACCAAAATCTTGTACCCAGTTGTTTTCATCCAGTTCATCTGCTTCAAACACAAAGCGGAATCCTAGACTATATCCATGGATGGTTGAGCAATGTGAGTGTGTGGCCTTGTGCTGTCTAAAACAGCAACTAAAGCCTCTGTCATTACCGTAAGTTTTTGTACTAAATCTTCTTGCCATGATTATTCTCCTATGTTAAATTATAGCATAGGCTTGCAGAATTTGTATAGCGGGATGAATGCCGAAAAGGCCGCTTGGGGAAATATTTATCGTGGGCTAGGACCACCTGTATCATCTGCACCCACTGGTGAAAACAATTCAATCTTTTTCTTTAAATCTTCAGCACTAGCCACACGCTGGCGCAGTTCACTGGAACTAAAACTATGGTCACGTCCATTGAAGAACAAGTCAATGTCTCGCTTGTGGCAAATCTCACGACCTGTAAATTCTTTGCCTTCATATTCAACACCCAAGATACGCACGTCAATTGGCAGTACTAGAAGCAAGTCTTCAAGATCTTTTTCTGTGTTGTAGACCCAAACTTCATCTACATATTTGCAACCTACCAGTTGCAGTTGACGTTCTACAATGCTTTGCACGGGACGATTCTTTTGAGGACGATCTAGTGTAGGATCGTTCTGCAGAGCACAGATCAAATACTCGCATTGTTCTTTTGCTTCGCGAAGCATGGCAATGTGTCCTGCGTGTAGCAAATCAAATGTTGAGGCTGTGAAGCCAACTTTTTTACCGTTTAACATCTTAGTTCTCCCACCAATTTTCCCAAGGAAACACAACCCAACATGGTGTTTCCTCTTTGTTAATTTCTGTACCACAGTAGTCTACATCTTGAAATCCACTGCTCAAATTATCTACCATTACAGCAAAGCGCACACTATCGTGCCAAATTGCTTGCCAGGCCGGCGCACTAGGCAAGCAACCGCTGGGCCAATCTTCTTTGATCCAGTTTAGTGTGCGACCTGAATCATTGATGTCGTCTACAATTAGAATCTTTTTGCGTAGTGCAGGATCAGTTACCTCACGATCCGGGGGTGCTGGTAACTGAGTGCCTTCGTATGGCACATAACCAAACGCATCTTCGGCCATCCAAAGATTGCTTTCAGGTCCAACATCAGCATCGCGGAAACTGATGTTTAGTGTGTGCATGGGCACATCAAGATAGTGGCTCAGCATGGTAGCAGGCACAAGTCCGCCACGTGTGATACCTACCACATAGTCAGGACGCCAATCATCTTTAGACATGTCTCGAATAATTTTTTGTACCCATGATCTTAAGTGTTTGTCACTGTGAATCAATTTCATGTTGGTTCCTTAGTTAAGTTGAGGTTCAAGTATTTTGATATCATGATTGATAATATTATCTGGCCATTTAAGAATAAACAAACTTGCTTCTGGCGCATACTGCTCAAGTAAGTGTAGTAGATAAATTCCGCTACCATCGTTGAACAAATGACTCCATTTACTACCTAGTCCTGGCATGCGAATACGATAGTGTTTGGCAGTGACTGGACCTTTGCGACTATGAAATGTATCGGATATCTCTTGCGCTTCCGCACCCATCATAATCCACCAGTCAACCATCTCTTGTGTAAGCTCATGACAAGTAACCTTAAACGGCCTTAGCGCCACTACGCCGGGTGAGATAATCTTCATTGTGTTCCCAATCTGTTTTTGGATTCTTACCTGTCAAGAAACCCCATTCTCGAGTGTGTGGACCTGGCATGAACAAGGTCCAGCAAGTTACGCCAGGATCCAGTTCGATGCGATGATAACTGCCAGCACTGCAAGTGCGAAAGTGTCCGGGCCCACGCCAGTAACGAATCTCGTTGATTTTTTCGCCAATTGTATTAAAAACTGGAACCCATTCATAGTAGCCACCTTTCAAGATAAGTGTTGCATAAGGCCATGGATGATCATGAACATCGTCTGGATCACCTTTTAAAAACTTGTGTAGGAAAACATTGAACGGGAATCGCTCTCGTTCTTTGAGAAACAGATAATACCGTTCCAGATATGGCTCGTTGTTGATTCGATCATTGATGATACGTTTACGTCCAAGTTGATCTAGAAGTTTAAGTAGCATGAGTTACCCTTAGCATTCCTGAGGTTTAATGGTTGAGCCTTTGTACTTGTTAGATTTTAACAGATCTTCTACTCTCTCTGCAATCATTTCGGACGCAGGACTTGGGTCATACGCATAACTTGTGGTGCTTTTTGCAACAGCACCAGAATTTGGTATTGTTACACTGGTTGCTGAAGTACTGGTACCGCACCAGATTTGATTTGGTCCAGGTCCGGGCCAGCCGCCAGTGCCTGTTCCGGGGACAGGTGTAGTAGGACGGTAAGGTTGCGGCATGATAACTGGGCCATAAGGCGTGCCCGGATTATATCCGCCTCCAGGGTACTGCCCGGGTCCCGTCTCAAGTCTTTCCAACCTCCGAATGATATTTCGTTGATCATCAAATAGTCGACGCAAAGGACCATTGCGTTGATCGTGTTTGGCATGATTGCGAGCTAGAGCCGCAATAACCATTAAGTGCTGTAGTGTCTTTTGTACACTAGGATCATCACTAGTAAGTGCTTCATCAAACAAGTCGATAAATGCTTCTAGATCAAAGTCTGCAGAATCTTTTTCACGCATTCCAGTCATCGTCTTCTCCTTGTTCTAGGTGTTGAATCCATGAGTCAACTTGTTGTTCTGCATCAGCCAGTGACATAGCATGTACTGTGGCAGTGAGTCGACCTTCGCGATTCATTTTAAGATCAAATGGCACAACACCTGCGCTGAAAATAACATCAGCATCATCTAGTTGACGTGTGATCTGAAACGTCTGCATTGTGCGAGCTTTTTCAATAAGCTCATTGGCCATTACGGCCGCTGTTAAACTTGGGTTCATTCTGTAAACTCCTTAAACATTTTATTGCGACCTGCTTCGCCAATTTCACTGTCAAATATATCTTTGCAGGCAACAAGCATTGCACTGGCTAACATAAGCAGTTCGGAACGGTCGTCTGTCATTTGAATCTGCTGTTCGATAGGTTTCATGAGTTGTTCCATACGCATACGCACGTACTCGCGAGGTTGCCCACCTATGTAGTCATCACTCATACTATTTCCTCTACAATGCCCAGTACTTCAGCGGCAATAAAGAAGGCCCCGGCGCATTTAAGCCATGCTGTCATAACATCTGGATCAAGCCCTGCTAGTGCTAGTGTAATACCTGCAATGATACGTAAAAAACTTTTTCCAAGGCTAACATAAAAGTGTCCACGACTGGTATCTTTAGGTTGTATATCTATGTTCATCTTGGGGCAAACTCCTGTTGTAGTTTGATGTTGTCAAAGAATTCTTTCTTGACACTTGCGTCTTCTTTGAAAGCACCTGTTAGCACAGTTGTCTGTGTTAGACTGCTATGCGCCATAATGCCGCGATTCTCACAACATCCATGCACTGCTTGTACATATACTGCTACATCTCTAGAATCTGTTGCTTTACTGATTTCTCTGGCAATATCGTTGCAAAGCTCTTCTTGAAGCGTTCCACGTCGAGCACACCACTGAGCGATACGGGTGTATTTGGAGAGTCCAATAAGTTTATTTGCGGCGATGATGCCAATATAAGCAACGCCTGTAACAGGCTGATGGTGGTGACTACACATACTACGTAGTTCGCTACGCACGACAAGCATGCCTTCATATCTATCTTGACTATCGTTTGGAAATGCTGTTGCATCAGGTCCTGGTTCATATCTTCCTGCCATTATCTCATTAAAGTACATCTTGGCTAAACGTCTAGCTGTACCTTTTGAATTAGGATCGTTTTCACGATCAATTAGCAAACGATCAAGGACTGTTTCAAAAGCTTCTGCGGCTTCGTCGATTAGTCGATCTTTGTCTTGCTCCGTTACATACTCACTGATGTTATCACCAGCCCAGAAGCGTTTGTTATCACGTTTCATTTTGAAGCGAATAGTATCGCCTAGATATGCTTCTTTATAGCCACCGTCACCTGCCATGGCGTCTAGTGCTGTTTCATCGTTATTGTCATGACTGACGTATACTTTGTTATAAACCAATTTATTCTCCGAGTTAGTAGTCGTGGATGACTTTGTTTGTATTGTAGATTTATTTAGACGAATTGTCAATGGTATGTGATGGGTTATTATACCACTTCCACGCACTGTTGACAATTGATTCTAAATCGTGCTCAGGGCGCCAACCTAGTGTAACGCCGGCTAGGAAATTGTTGGCAACCAAACGATCCGGATCACCTACTCTGCGTTCACCATGTTCGATGTCTGGCACGCCAATCAGTTGTCCTACTGTTTGCATGATCTCTGCATTGCTGTGTCCTCGACCACTGCCTAGATTCAGCGTGAAGCAGCCTTCAAACGCAAACAGATACTGCATGGCCAACATATGAGCTTCTGCTAGATCTGATACATGCACATAGTCGCGAACACAAGTACCATCTGGTGTTGCATAGTCTTTGCCATATAGTGTAAATGTGGTTTTATCACGCACACTCTCTAACAAGCGAGCAATGATATGTGTAGCACCTGGTTCTTGTCCTAGTGTTCCAGACTCGTCTGCACCACAGGCATTGAAATAACGCAGGTTCATAGCAGACATACCATATGCTCGATGATAGTCTGCTAGCATGATTTCAATCATTGCTTTGCTTTGTCCATATGGACTCAGCGGATTGAATGGTTGTTCTTCGCCAATTAAATCTACCTCAGGTGCGCCATACACAGCGGCACTGCTAGAAAACACAACCACGGGTGGCTGCTCTTGCAAACGTAGTGCATTTAAGAAAGCCGCGGTCTTGGCCACATTGTTGGTATAATATTCAGCAGGATCTTCCATGCTAGGACCCACTAGGCTTGTGCCTGCCAAGTGTATTACTGCTTGCGGTCGATGAGTTTCTAATGCCTGTAGAGCAATTTCGCTATGATAATCACCTTGCACAAAATAGTTCATGTGTATCAAAGTATGTTCGCGTTTTACACGATCCAAACCCACAACTTGATAGCCACCGTCTTTGAGTGTTTTGCAAACGTGACTACCAATATAACCACATGCTCCTGTTACAAGTATTTTATTCATTGTCTGGATCCTGTGCAAGTCCTTGCCACTCTTTGACTTTGACTTCCTCAGTCTCTGGAACATCTTCGCCCCATGAACTGATCCAACGATTACCAGTCCATTTGGCTTGGTGTGTCCAAGCATTCTTGCCGGCAGTTTTAATATTGTACACACCAGGGTATGCTGGTGCAATCTTCTTGGGGAACCACTCAGTCATTTCATACACAATGTCATCCATGTTGGTGTACTTTTCCCACTTGCCATCATTGTGCTTGGTTGAGCCGGCAATGTACATGCCAAAGTCTGAACTCTTGCCGTCTGTATTGCCGCCCCAGTTGTCAATAGTTTCACCATCGTACTCAACAGAATTGACCATTTCTTCACCATCAATTTCGTCGTAGCCCAGTGTGAGCTTGGTGATGTCAAACGGTGCTTTGAGTTCTATGTCGGATTCGAAGAATGTGCCTTTTTCATTTGAGTTACCAATGAACACCACTGTGCCATCAGGCTTTTCGCCAATAAACACTTCGTCACCACATGACCATTCGGGTTCGTTTTCGCCACTGCCTGTAATATCTTCTAGACTGCGTTCGTAAACAGTATCACCGTTTTCGTCATTGATCTGTAGTGTGCCTGCATTGCGGCTAACACCATGTGCATGGCCCATATTATCACATTCGTACCATGAGCCTGGCGGGAATGGCCACATGTCTTCTGGAATGTTGTTTTCTTCTGCGTAGTCACTGTCCCATGCAAAGTCACTTAGATCCAGTCTACGTTGCTTGAAGTAATCATAGATCTTACGATCCACTGTGCCCATGACTTTTTCGCCGCCATAGCCCCACATACAGATTTTGTATGTGCGTGGTGTGAACTTGAGTAGCTCAATTAGTTGTTCTTGTTCTGCAATTTTTTCTGCTTCAGTTTGTTTCTTCGTCATGATTATTCCTTTGTAGTGCTACCAACATTCTATACTGTTCAAACAATTTTGTCAAATTAACTGGCTCCGGACCTATCTGTGACCAGAGAGTGTTTCCGGAGCCATATGCAGTGGCGGCCTGCCAGTATATGTCGTTGATGGTATTGTCGTCCATCCTAAAAGGAACAGCGTCCTTTAGGATAGTACTCCATAGTTCATAAGACACATTAGTCTTTTCTGCCGCCAAACAACTGCAATAGATTGATGAACAGATTGATGAAATCCATGTACAGGGTTAGTGCGCCACGAACTTCGGTAGCTGGCTCTGTGTTCATGGTTAGTTCTTCACGGATTTGCTGTGTGTCATACGCAGTGAGTCCCAAGAAGATAATGATTGCCAGAGCAGAGATTACCATTTGCATCACAGTTGAGCCAATAAAGATATTAACAATACTGGCAATGATAATAGCAATCAATCCCACAAACATGAACTTGCCCAGACTGTCTAGGCTACGTTTAGTAAAGTAACCATAGCCACTCATAACACCAAACAAGATTGCTGCACCCATAAAAGCACTAACAATACTGCCCATGGTAAACACAGCAAAGATTGTGGCAAAGCTCAAACCCATGAGTGCCGCAAATCCATGTAGACATAACTGTGCTAGACCTTTGCTGGGATTATTACCTAGCACGTAGCTAATGCCAAAGATTGCTACCAGTGGTGCAAAGATCACAACCCACTTCAACGCACCCGTGAAAAAGAATTGTAGTAACTCAGGGCTAGTACCCACCAAGTAACTCACAATCATGGAAACTACCACAGCCAGGCTCATGTGTCCGTAAACACGACCCATTGCACTGTTGATTTCCTCAGCCGAGCGATAATTTAAAACATCGTTTCCTGTATAACTTGTACCAAACATGCGATTCTCCTTACATTAAATTCAAAACTTACTTTCGTGTGTGTGTTTACGATAGTCTGTACTCATACGCAACCACTGTTCGCCTTTGCCTTCAAGGATGTCAACAATGCGATCAACTGTGCCGTTGGTCCAGTCACTGATCTTGCCTTGATTGGCATGTGGCTTTTGCAACAGTTTTTCCAACTTGTTCATTGCATCCTCTATGCTCCAGGGGATATATAACCGTTCTGGATCATTGCCAAAAGACTCTGGAAAACTGCGATAAGCAGGATAGAGCACGTTGCAACCAAGAGTGTCAGCTTCTGATACTGTGTTAGATACCCAGTCTTGTAAAGCACAATTGAATAGTACACGGCTATCAGTGAGTAGATTGTAGTAATCATTCTTTTCCAAGTCCTCATGAATTACCAGTCTGCCACTGGCCTGCATTGCACGAGTACGAGCCATGTAACTGTCATTGTTTGACTTGAGTGCGGCGCCCGAGAACAAACAGAACTCCACAGCAGTACCTGGATGACGTTCATGCCAAGCATCAATCAGATCCATAAAGAAGTCTGGTTGTTTCTCTTGATCCCAACGTGCGGCAAAGCCCACACGATGTTTGCGTTCAGTAAATGGACGCAGTTCACCTGGAATACGCTCACGCACTTCGCTCTTGCCAAATGCAAGTCCGGAGATGTTATAGATAGGAGCAGTCCAACCTGCCACCTTCATGTGCATGACCATCTCTTCATTGGTTGCTAGCACAGCACCGCCGGAAGCGGTCACAATGTCATTGACCATGCGCTCATAGTCCATCATCCACTTGCCCATGCCCCAAACGTGTACAAAGTCATCTGGATCAATTGCTTGAGCCAAACAGCGTACATAAATCTTGGGACGTAGTTCTGCTGGAACTTGGTTGATAATATAGCCAAGACTTTCAAAGCCTGGTTGGAACATGTCTTCAAAGTAGATAATATCTTGTGCAGTTACTTCGCCTTGTTGCATCAAACGAACTAGGTTCATCATCTGACTCATAGAGAAATAACTGCGACCATGTGCGTCTAGCACTTGACCCACAACAATCTTTTGACTGTTGTCTAGAGTCAAGCCTGGCACATACACTACATCCAAGCCACGTCGATCAAACACACGCTTGTTCCACTCTGTGAGTTGCAGAGTATATCGAGCCTTGTAAGACTCCAAGCCCATGTAGTAGAGTTTACGCATTGCGGTAGTTGCTCCGATAGTTGTTGCCACGATAGCCGCCCTGGCCACCTTCACGTGGTTTGAAATTTCTACGCTCGCGGTCACCATCGCGACGATCCCATTGATTGCGAATAAACTTGCCTTCGCGCTTTCTCATGAAGTCTACAAAAGCCGGAGCTTTCCAATTGTAGAGGTTGCCTTCATTAAACACATGGCCGTAGTCTGCACAAAACTCACGGAATTGTTCTAAGTCCTCAAAAATCTGAGCAACTTCGGGTTTCATGGTCAAATATTTCTCGAGCCATTTAGGTTGTGCCATCATTATCTCCTATTATACGGGATGGTAAAAAGTTTTAGTTGGGGTTGCAGGATCGCGATACATTATCTCGCAACCATTCTCATCGTCCTCGCTCACACTGATTATAACATGTCTGCCAGGATAACGGGAATTGATTTGGACATATAAGTCGTCTGCGATCATTTCGCATGACTTATAGTCAAGAGCTAGTACAGAATTTTGACCATTATACAGCGATAAGAGCCATCGCTTGAATTGAATGAACTCGATGTCCCGATCATTGTGGAACACACTGATGCACACCCTGAAATGGAAAATGTGACGATGAGGACTAGCAAGGAACGAAACATCGTATTCATCCCCTGTGGCCAGTTGTGGATCTGTTGCGGCTGCTGGATAGCAATGTATGCCTTCTTTCTCAAAAGTAACCCAGATGTATCTATCTGCTACATCCATATTTACTCGAGTTTGATTCATTGTTTCGTAAGTACCGCTCATGCTGTTAGGCCTTCGACCATGGCTTTGACATGAGTGTCTTCTAAGAAGAACTGATATGTGCTGGTGTCAGTTAAGTCACCATCATTGTTGTACTGTTCGCCTGTGAATTCAATACAGTTGAGATCTTTGATTCCATCGCACTTGTAAACTTTAGCACGTAGTTTAAAAGCATTCTCGTCTCTAATTAAAAATGTTTTCATTTGATTACCTCGTCTTGAGTATATTTAGACCAGTCAGTAAATCTGTCACGATTTAATAGGTCATGTAAGCTATGACACCATACACCAGGATTGGTTGCCTGGAAGTCTTTGTCATCAATTTTGATTGTAGCATTGTATCCGTATAGTCTAATGTAAGGTAATTTTACACTAATCATTGGAATAAATCTAGCATGATCCACAAGTGATCCTTCCAAAAGACCTTCGGCCGCAGTTGAATCAACATCCAAAGTACACCATGCTCCGTGCATTAGACAATTACCAATCATGGTTTCCCAGGCACGCCACATGTCAGCATCGTTGGTTGCAGGGTTAGGAAAACTCATGTTTGCACCAAAATAAATGTGCTCGCAGTTGTTCTTCTGTGCCATGCCCACAATTTTTGCTGGATCTTGCAATCCAATTACAAACAGTGTACGCATACCGTACGCAGGAGAGTGTTCTACTTCAGTGCCGATAAAAAAGTCAGCGCCTTCGTGCTCCGGACGATCCATTACTATACCTTTAGTGATTCAACTGTGATAATGTGCCCGATGCTTTGGCCTAGATCGGCACTGTCGGGGATGAGATGTAGATTGTGAGTATGACGATCTGTGCGTTTGTCATATTGGCGTACTTCCATGATGTAACCATTTTCTGCACGGAACATTCGAAAGTTCAAGTCTGGGCTAGACTCCATTCGGTCTTGGCTAACCAAACTGGCTGTCTTGGCACCTACTATACTATTAAGATGCAAAGCTTCTCCTTTGCTGATAGCAAAGCTGGGATTCCTTGCATCGTCCCAGGCCTTGAGGACTTTTTTGGCTATCCATTTATCAAACCAATTCATGCTTCACCTTTGTGTTGCTGTTGTAGACGTTGTATATCGTCCTTCAATTGTAACTTCTTCTTCTTGAGTTCCGCAACCTTTAATTCTTCCACATGAGGATGTTTTTCCATTTGGGTCAGTTGAAGTTCACATGCTCGATGTGCTTCTTCTAGATGTTTGATTCGATTATGCCAATCTCCCATTTCAATCTCCTTTTCGGCTTCAGTTAGCTGTTCTTTCGAGAAGTTGCTCCAATGCACTTTCATCCAAAGTTTCTTCCACTTCCTCATCTTGAGGCTCCTCTTCAAAAGTGAATAATGTATTGAAAACAGGCCTTGCGCTGACTGTTTTCTTTCCTTTGAACCCACGAGTACCAATGATTTCCATCCAATACTTGTTGTAGTGTTCGATTATGTCTAATGCTGTTTGCTTGTCTGGTGCGGCAAAAATACTATCCACAATGTCTTTGAAACGTTCATGTCCTGGGCCACTGTAGCGCATCATCTTGGGATGATTACCAGCATCGTATTCACGATTAGCACGTTGCACTGATTCAATGTGCGTCCAAACATTATGACCCATTAGTAATGCGTAACTAAAACTATCCCATGAAGTCTTGCCTTCCTTGCCAATCTTGTTAAGATCGCCTGGCTTGTACACGCAAACATCTTTCATGGTTATGCGAGAGCTGATTGGACTTTCATCAAAGTGATTGATCAAGCCATCTGCTACCACAGCAGGTCCAAACGCACGAGTATCTGCAGAATACTTCTTGTCATCTACAATTGGACTCATACGATAACACCACTTGTCATTGTGTGGCAAATCAATATGGTGATATACCTGTCCGTTAGCAGTGGCTAAGAAAGGACTAGCACAGTCAAAAGAAATAGTAAAAGCAGGGTTAACATATTTTCTCACAGCTCGTTGGATGTCAGTGAGCAATACTGCCCATTCTAGTTTGCTTGTGCCTAAAAAGTGCATCCAATCATGAACACCTTCCTGCAACAGATTATCATAGCGTAATTCTACCAATCGTCGAAGCACCAAGTGTACATCACACATGTTCTGACCACCCATGGCCCAACCATCAAAATGTGTATCTGGGTACACAGCAGGGTCGCAGAAAACTTTCATTTCCTGGTACCAAGCATCAGCTGATGGATGATTGTCACCTTGTAGCACGTTCAAGAATTTAGCACCGCCGTTATTCTTGCCCTTGCGGTTCTTCATGAAGTACTCGTTGTTGTACTTGGTAGCGGCCACTGCTTCTTCTAGTGTTTTGATTCCGCATTTGTCGCTGGCATTTTTATCATGTATAACCCAAGTTGGTATATCAAGAATCATACCATAGTCAGCAATACCGTCTAACCATTTTAAGATAGAACTGCGTTTCTTTTCAGCTTTGGCACAACCAGAGTTAGCCTTCCAGTCACCTTCCCACAGGCCCTTGGCAATCTGGAATCCACCAGAGTCGCCTAGCATGAATGTACCTGGCTCACGCTTACGTACCATGTCTTCGCTTGGGTCAACTTTGTTTAGATCCAGGTTAGCATGACCACCTGAGTAAAGGCTCCACTTGTATGGGAACAGACCTTTTTGACTATCCAACCAGTTCATCATGTCCATGTCTTGGATACCTGCTGGCATACGAGCAGGATCAACATAGTTGCCTGTTGCCTGTTGTTTGCCTATGAACGTAGCATAGAAGCCACTGATAGCTGGCAAGAACACAGCATAGTCATTCTGCTTGCTGGTTAAATCATCTTGTTCAGGCTTCTTGTCCATGCTTCTCTTCTTCTAATGTAAGTGCGTCCATTATCTTGAACTTTTCATAGGCATCTTTTAGGCCAGGGTGCTCCGCCATTCGCATCTTGAGATTAACTTCTTCTTGGCGCTTTTTTCTAGCCCAGTCAAGTAACTCATCTGCTTCCTGTGTTAGTCCCACACTGGCATAACTGGTACTCATGTTGAGCCAGCTCGAGCCATCAAACACCTGCATGTCATTGCCCCAGATACGTATCATGCCTTGTATGGGATTATTGGCATTTTGATTAACATAGGGCATACTGGTGTTGCCACCAGTTACCACTGTGTATTTGCCAGACTGAGTTAGGCCTTTGATCATTTGCTTTGTGCTGGCAATTTGTAAGTGTATTCAATTAGCCCGCTGTCCACAGTGATCTGCATCAAGCCGTCATCGCTAATCTTCATGCTCTTGTCGCCACTGAGGCCTAGGATACCAATCACAGCACCCACTGGCCAGTTCCAGCCTTTGCTCAATGTACCAGTAACACCATCTTGGAACACAAAGTTACCTGCATGGCTGGAGTGATCACCAAAGAAAAACTTCAGTTGATTGTTTTCAGTCTTGGCAACAAATGTAGTTTCTTCGCTATTGGCACTGGCCATAAACTTCATCTTTTGAATAGAACTAACGCTTGGGTTGAATTCCACATGATACTTGAGCTGGCGAACCATTACTGCTTTTTTGATTTTTTCGTTGATAACTTCGCTGGTCATAAAGCGATAGTCATTCTTGAAGTCACCTGCTTTGTTTTCAAAGTGCAAGCCCACTGGTACTTTGGTGCCATTGCGATCCTGTGTGTTGATGCTGAGTTTAGCATCTTCTTTGTATTCAGGAATGTTAATAATGGTGTTCAGCTTGCCCAGATTAGGCATACCAAATACGCCAACAAAGTCTGGCATGGGGCTTTTGAATTTTGCCTCTACAATAACACTACGGTCTTCTGCAATAGTGTCAATTGTGGTTTCTTGATCTGTGCCAGTGATTTTGATAGTGTCAATAATTCCCAGGCTATGTGTGTGTTGTACGATGTCTTGTAAGTAATCTTTCATTGAAATTCTCCTATAGTGTTGATTGTAGATGATTTTATTTAGACCTGTCAACGGTATTGAAAAAATTATTCAAAGGTAAACAGGTTACTAAAAGTGGTTGCGATGTCAGTGTTTTCTGGAATCTTCCAATCCAGCACACCCAACAGGTTTTCTACCTTTTGATCCACAATGGTTGTTTCCATTAGTGCATCGTCAAACGGCAAGTCTTTAAACCAAGCGGGAATGTGTGTTTCATCAGTTGGGTAACCCACAGACGTATAGCCCAGTGGATTGTCTTTGAGTTTGCACACAATGGTTTTCATACCATCCACAATGCTTTGGCTGTAGTTGTCGCCGTACATACGCTTGAGATTGTTCCAGTTCATGGCTGCACGTACATGTCCTGGCATGTTGGCACGACCTAGCCGTTCTTCTTCCTTGGTGAACTTGGTCAAATTGTTCACACGCTTGGGTGTGCCTTTTTCCCACGCAGGACGATCTTGGAACAGTAGTTTAAATTCACGAACTTTATCGTACACATGCTCTTTGGCACAGCCGGTTAGTACATCTGTTAGTAACGAGCTCAAGAAGTCTTGCACAACCTTAGGCGTGTCCGAACGCTTGAGGTCCAAGCCCATGGCTTTTACCTTGCCTGGCTTGCCATGTGTGTCCAGTCGTTTGCCTTCAAGATCATAGATTAACACAGCATAACGCTTCTTCTTAATGTATAGACCTTTTTCTGCTACGAGTTCTCGACCGCCTTTGATTAGCTCGCCCATGTTGCGTGGACAGTGACATGCTCGTTCCATAAACGCAGGGAAGCTGGCGTTAACTTGCTCGGCGATGGAGTCATAAAGCTGAACACAGGTGTCCTTGTTCCATTCCATACGTCCTGCGGCCACTTCATCTTTAATGGCAGGCCACGCTGTAAAATAACAGCTATCAGTGTCTCCATAGATAATTGCTTCGCCGACATGATCGTAAACTCCTGTGATGCACTCGTTAACATAAGCATCCATGTGCCGGGCAATGATTCGTCCAGTAAGAGTAGTTGATTGACCAATTCTTTTATCGAAGAAACGACAGCCAGGGTTGAGAATTGCTCCGTAGAGACTGTTAAGGTTAATTTTCTTGACCAGCTGTCGCTTGTCCCAGAATGCTTTGTCTTCATCAGTTACTGCCTCCTTCTTCTTGGCTTGCAGTTCTTTACGTTCAGCATACCATCGTTCCAACAGGCCCGGAATAACGCCTTTCTTTTCATAGGTCATTATGGTGCCATTGGCAGTGAGGATCCAGGGCTGACGACTATCAAATATCAGCTTCCAAACGTCGGCCGCTGAGTGTATGGTTGAATCACCACCTTCCCAGTCAATGGTAAGTTCTGTGCCAGGCTGGCATTCCATTACAGCAGTATACTCAAGAGTGCCAAACATATTTTCCCACGCATCAGCAAAACTACTACCAGAGTCCATTTTGTCCTTGATGTACCGATCAGTCATGATAGGACGCAGTTGTCCTACAATGGTTTCTGGTCCCATGTTACAGGCTCGAATTGCAGATGGATACAGTGAGTTGATGTCAATTGCACCTACCCAGTCGTGCATACCTCGTTTGGGAAATGCCACGTAAGCACCTGCTGCCTGAGTATCTCCTTGACTGTCTCTATTGGTACGATTAGGCACAATCAAGCCCAGCTGGTGTGCTTCGTTGATAATAGCCTGTTCTGTAACTGCCACAGCACCCATTGTGGTCTGTAGCAAAACTGTGTTTTCATGTGCTAGTTCGTTGGCTAGATCCAGGAACTTGAGTTTCTTATCCAACCGTGCCAACAGCATGGTATCTTGCCTGTTGTATTCAATAAAGGTTTCAAAGTCTTTGTTGTACAGTTGATCTAGTGTGCCTTCATACTGTGTCTTGCGTTCGTCTAGTTCATATTCAGCAATAGCATCTAGACTGTAGCTGTGACGTTCTTCGTATGTGTACTTGCGATACAGTTGCATGTAGTCAAGATGCACACGACCAATCAAGTCAAACGTTAGATTCTCTGCACCAAAACGTTCAAAGGTACGTTGCTTGGGCAGTTGTCCCCACAAACAGAAACGTCTTGTATCATCTTTGCTCAGCACACGATTGGTACGCATGACCATGTAGGGAATATCAAAACCTTCTGAGTTCCAACCACTCACAATGTCTGCATCTTGTATAAGGTCTAAGAATGTGCTGATTAAATCTGCTTCCCGATCAAACAAAAAACAGTTGTCAAATTTAGCCGCAATCTCTTCAGCAGTTTCCCAACTCATGCTCTTGGGCGGCGTGACTAGAGTAATGGTTTTATCCAGCCAGTCCATGTAGCAAGTGATAGCTGTAACAGCATTGAATGGATCATCTGGCTTGCTGAATCCACGCAGTGGATCAAAGTCTACCTCAATGTCAAAGAATGCTGTTTGTAGTTTAGGGGACTGAGCACCTAGGTAGTTGGCCTCTAGACAACGAAACACAGGATTGATATCACTCTCCCAGACACGCTTGCCTGAGTTCACACGCAGTTCCTTGTGATATTCTTTGCTGTTGCGAGTATTGAAACGGCTTACGGGTGTGCCGTATATGGTGCGGAACTTGCCGCGTGGATCATCATAGTAAAAAATATAGTCTGCCGGATATTCACGATATTCTCTTTGACCATTAACACGCTCTACAACGTGAATACGATCTTTATCACGGTCAAACAATGCGTCGACGTAACTCATTTTTCTCCTTTTGTGCGACTTCTAGCTCACACACACTCTACATGCCATTTATTGTCTGGCGTGACAAAAATATTTATTGCATTAACATTCTTACCAAACCTACTGTGTCGATTGTGGTAAGAAGAATGTAATTAGCCAGCATACCAAAGGAACCCCGACTATAAGCACACCCAGCGTATATAGCACAGCCTGCAATCCAAACAGGGTACATGTAAAGAAGGGGTGGATTAGGCACGGTGAGGGCCATAGTGAGAGAGCAGCCAATAGATATAGCCCAAGCAAGGACCTCAAAACAAAAGCGAACTCGATCGCTTTTGTAATCTTCCTTGATCCAGTTAAGGGTTCCACTCAGTACTTCGGTCAAAGAGTTTTACCCACTGTTTCGAGGATGGTATTCAATTCCTCGTGGTCTTGGTTGTGTTTGCCCAACTCTGCTTTGTGTGCAATGCGAATTGCTTTTTTAAGCACAGCGGGTTTGATTTCTAGTTCTTCTGCGATGGCCTTGACTGTGTCATTGAGTCCTTCGCTGAGATCTTCAACTTCACGCATGACCTGCATGCCTTCATTGATAAGTTGTGTTAGTTTCAGCTTTTGATCGCCGCTAAACATACGTGCTGTCATTTGAATTTCCTCCAGTTGATTGATTATACAGTTTGTTTTAGGAATTAGCAACACGCAGTTTTGCCAAACCTATGTGCTCGAGTGTTTTGATATAAAGCCAGCCAATATCAAATTCAAACCAGCGTCGACTTAGCCTTGGATCAGCAGGCGCAAGATGATGATTATTGTGAAGCTCTTCACCGCCAATGATAATGCCAAAAGGAACCAAATTTCTACTTTGGTCTCTAGTCTCTCCATTGCGATACCCCCACCAGTGTGCAACACCGTTGATAACTCCTGCGGCCCAGAACGGAATCCATATCATTTGTATGCCCCATACTATGGCGCCAATCCACCCAAAGATAGCGAGGTTGAGCAAAAGGAGAATGCCAATGCCAAGTCGGGAGTGAGGAGTGTATACGTGAAGCTCCATCCAATCATCAGGAGTACCAACACCATATGAATCAACCATAGCTTTATCTTTTGATGCTTCATGATATAATACTGCTCCCTTAAAAAAAACTCTTTTAATCCAATACACATGAGGACTGTGCGGATCGCCTGGCTAGTCTCTGTATCTGTGATGTTTGCGGTGTTTAGCTACACATTGTTTGGTTACCATGCCTGTTGTG